CCGCAGCGGGCAACGCTGTGCGCGCGTCGTAGGGAGAGCCAAAAGAAGCGAACGTGGCCATCGGCTTGCCCGATCAAACGTACACCGGCTTGCCCCGATGGCGCAAGGCGCGGTATCTTTGAGCGGATGAAGCACCCGCTCATCGTTGGTTCGGCCGTGGGCGCACTGGGCGTGCTCGCCTGGTGGAAGCGCTACACGATCCGGTCATGGTTCTCACACATCCGCTCGCCCTTCCACGGCGCCGCGCCCCCCACCGTCAACGATCCCAACGACGTCGTGCAACGCGTGTTGCAGTCGCGCAAGCCGACGATCGTGGTGATCGCCAGCGGCTACGACGGCCCCCGCATCCGCGAGCTGGTGGCGGCGCTCCGGCGCGGGGCCCCGCGCGAGACCACGATCATCGACGCTGAAGGCTGGCCTTCGGCCGCACGGAGCAACTGATGCCCGACATCAAGCTGTATCTGTGCCCCACACTGGCCAAGATCGTGGCAGAGGTGACGCCGCTGGTTGGAGGTCCGTCGAAGCCGAACGCCATCACCATCGGCGGCACGGTCATCTACGTCACGGCACCTGACGAGCGCATCGTTCGCCACGAGCAGGTGCACATCCAGCAGCAGGCCGCGATGGCACCCTGGTGGGCGAAGTGGCTGCCGCTGCGCATCCGGGCATGGGCGGGGCTGCCGCGATTCGCACCGCTCTACCTGGCCGAGCACCGCACGAACGGCTACGTGAAGAACAAGTACGAGATCGAAGCGCGCGCAGCGGAGTAGGTGTGCTGGTCGGAGTCGCAGCTACGTGGCCGCTGCGCAGGCTTTTCCGTCGAGCAAGATCCTCTGCCAGTCGCGCCAACAAAGCCGGCGCGCAGGCTCTAACCAGCGATCACGCTACCATGGCCGAGGCGGCGCGGACACCGTCGAGGAACTTCGCCATCGGGAAGTGGGGTCCGGGGTCGGTGTGCTTGCTCAGCCCGAACGCTTCGGTGACGGCCGCGTGCGTGGTGATGCCCCGCCCCTTTGCACGGAGCCCCGCTGCGTCCACGAACGAAATGGGCAGCATCCACCGACGGCAGATGCCGGCTGACAGCTGCGCAGCTCGCGACAGCACCGCCAGGCTGTAGGCGTCGTCCCACTCCTCGGGCGTCTGCCGTGCGCGGCCACACAACTCGATGCCGATGCCGTTGTGGTTGGCGCCCGGCGCGTGGAAGGCGATGTCCAGCTCGCGCACGGACTGAGTGATGGAATTGTTGTCGACGCAGTAGTGCCAGGATACTTTTCGCGGTTTCCCGTCGGCGCCAACCGGACCTGCGTGGCACCGGCGCATGAGCGACTCTGCTGCCACCGACGACTCGCCAACCTCGGCGGTGTGCAACACGATCAGGTCAACGACGGTGCGGGGGCCTAGGCGGTACCACTTCGCAGGTAAAAATGGAATGTCCAGCACGCCTAACGATCGTAACTGCGGGGCAGGGGCAAGGTCAAACGGGTCTCTCGTCGGATCAACCAAGCCGATCCGCGGGCACTATCTACCAATGTGCCAGCCGGGGGTGTCTCGAACACCGACGGGAGCATCGAGATGGCCAGCAGCGCCGCCCGCAGAGCGCCTTCAGAATCCGTCGAGCGGCATTGTCTACGTCGACAGGGCGCGGCCCGTTGCTGTCCTTGTCCACCTCACGTTGGATGTAGATGAACGGCTTGCCATCCCGCTGGATGTTGCGGCTGCCGTACGGCGCAGTGAATCGACATGCTCGTTTTGCCCTCAGCGCATCCTCCGGCGACGTGCGCCGCGCAGCGATTCAGACGACGTTTCGCCCGCCAGCTTGCACGCGATCTCAGCGCCGCTCTTCTTGCACACAGCACTGGCCGGCGACAGCACAAAGTCTAGACGTGCCTTCCCGGTGACGTGGACCCCACGGAAACGCACCGTGCGCGCCCTCACGTGCTGCGAACGGTACTGCTGTGGCTCGAAGCCTTTGCTACAGCCAAGCCGCACCTCCGCGCGACCGGCGCCATCCAGCACGATGAACCGGACGATGCAATCTTTGGGCGTGAGCGCCATCAGCGACGCCTCCAGCACTTCCGGCGGCGCGACCCCGCCAGCCCCGCGCCCGGACCGCGCCTCACGATCTCCACCCCTTCGATGGAGCAATTGGACCCAACGCTCCACGGATTGAAGTCGGCGCCCTTTCGGATCGCCGCAGAGGGCGTGGGTCCGACCACGGGGACCTTCTTCCGCCCGTGCGGGCACCTGACGGTGACCTCGGCGATCCAGATGGAGGGGAGCTGCGCCATTTCATTTCGTCAGTTTGTAGACGCCGATGCCCAGCCCCAACGTCGCCAGGGCCATGCCCAGGCCGAGCCAAATCTTCTCGGGAATGATACCCATCGCGGGCCCCTGCAGCGACGGCGTCATCAGCCCTTCGCCCACCGCGCACTTGCGGGAGATGGCCGTGTGCACGGCGGCGATCTTCTTGTGCACCGCGCGCGCCAGCGACGGCTTGTTGGCGGTGGCCTGCGAATAGGCGTCGAGTCCGGCCCACGCCTGCACGATGGTCTGCTGGGCCACTTGGCAATTCCCGGCGGCCAGTGCCGCCTTCGCGTAGTTCACCGCGGCCAGGATCTCTGCTCGCGTCACGCTTGGCTCCTGTAGTAGGCGATGCCCCCCACGACAGCTCCGGTGAGTACCAGCGCGCCGAGCCCGAACCACAGCACCCTGCGCATCATGCGTGCGCGATCAGCCAGCAGCGTGTTCTGGCGCTGCACCGCCTCCAGCTCCTGTGGCGACAGCGCGCCCATGTGCACAGCCATCGGCCCGTCACGGCCGGTGCCACGCGGAGCCCCGACACCGCACGCGAGCATCGTCAGATCGTGCGTGTGGCCGTCACTCGGATCCGGCTGGACCTTGAAGTTTCGCACCACATGGTAGTGGCCGCTCGCCAGGTCAGTGTTCCCTGTGCCCTCTTTGTTCAACCACGCGCCGTGGTTGTGCACAGGATACATCCGCCCCGGATTCTGCGTCGTGAGCTGACACGGGAATCCGGGGGGCTGGACGGACGCGTACTTGACGGCGTCCGGATTGGGGTACTGCGTGTGGCGCATCGGCCCCTTTTCAGTAGCCGGCGTAGGGGTTCTGCCGAACGTTGCCCTGCGCGTCCGAATACTGCGTGACGCGACCACCGCAGATGGTGACGAACAGGCCGTCGCGGCGGGGTCCGATGCGCTCGCACTGCTCGTTCACTGGGGCGGGGATGAACGTCTGGATGAAGCGATGCGACCGGCGACGAGGAACGCCGAACACCGCGCCGAGGAATCCCTTGATGCCCGTGGCGAGGGGCGCCGCGGGAGTTGGAACGGCCACCACCACCGGCGTGACGGCGGGGGGAGCCGCCTCGGGAGCCAGCGGCGCCGTCTGGAATGGCATCGATCGCTGAATGCGCTGGCCGGCGTTACGCACGCCGTTGCGAATGTTCGAGCCGCTCGGCGACACGCCCGGGATCACGCCGGCTCGCATCACCATGTACGGGTCGACGTGCGAATGCCCCATCGGCATCGTTCCCCCGGTGGAGCCGAAGCCACCGAAGCCACTTCCCGCCACGCCACCGGCCTTGGGCACCACGGGGGCGACCGGCACGACGGGCGGCGCCGGCAGGGGTACCGCTGGCAGCTCGGACGGCCCCATATAGTTGTTGTAGGCTGGCCGATACATCCCCGCCGCGGACGTCATCGCGTGCGTCACCTGCGTGAGCGGGTGGAAGTGGGTGAAGAACCCCGAGTTCGGCAGCTTGGGTTGAAAATTCGGCGACGCGCCGGCGGGGCGCTGAAACGGTGTGCGCGTGGCTCCAAGAATCATGTGATCACCTCGTTAGAGAAAGAATAGGGCTAGACGAGGCACCGGGTCAAATGAGGGGGGATGACCCGCGTGACGTCGCATCTTCTAAGCCGGTGCGCAGGCGCTGTGACTTTGTCCTTCGCGATAGCCCCGCCAAGCTCATGAATCACGTCGCGCCAACAAAGCCGGCGCGCAGGCTCTGTGACTCGACCACCGGAACCCTTCCGCGAGCGACGAGACGGTAGTCGCACCAACAAGGCCGATGCGCAGGCTTTTGAGACCGTAATCCCAGCCAGCAGCTCGTCGAGCGTCGGCGTGTCGCACCAACAAGGCCGATGCGCAGGCTTTTGAGACATGGTGCAACCATCATCCCGGCGTTGTGCTTGTGTCGCACCAACAAGGCCGATGCGCAGGCTTTTGAGACACAGACGCAGGAGTTCGACGCCTACTCGCAGGCGTCGCACCAACAAGGCCGATGCGCAGGCTTTTGAGACTCTACTTTCTTCGCGACACCACCAACGACAGATGGTCGCACCAACAAGGCCGATGCGCAGGCTTTTGAGACCTACCCCATAAAAAGCCGCGTCTTATTCAGCTATTGAGTTGTCAATCGCGCGAACCCCCCGAACGCCACCACCGTAGGCGGCGGCCAGCACCTACGTTCGCGCGCCGTTCTTTGCACTCAGCGCCAGCAGATTGTTGCACGCGTTCAAATCTTGATCGCGTACACGCCCGCATGCAGCGCACGTGTGCATGAGCTGCGACTGATCCCATGTATCCTCACAGCCACATTCGTCGCAGCGCCGCGTGGTCATCGCCGGGTCGAGCTTGACGAATGTGCGCCCGAGCTTCCTGGCTGTGTCGATCAGGGCTATCCGCAGTTCGTGCGGAGATCCCATCATCCGCCAGTATCGCTCGGCGTTCGGAACGGGTGCGTCTTCCGCCTTTGGCTTGGCCGCAAACTTGCGCAGGTCGAAGTCCTCCAGCACCAGCGTGTCGTACCGGGCAAGGAGCGTGCGCGCAAACATGCGGTAGAAATCCAGCCGGCGCGCGAGCGCCTTCTCACGCTGGTTGATCGACCAGTCGCGGTAGTGCCAGAAACGCCGAACGCGCCACTCGTTGAGCGGCGAGAAGATCGCTTCGTCACCAGCGAACCGGTTGTCCTTCCACCACCACACCGCTGATGACAGCCGTTTCGCGTTTCGCCACTGCGCCAGGTTCTCCAGACGCGCCGCGTGCTCGGGGGGCAGCGTGTTGGCCTTAGCCCAGGTGACCAGCTCGCCCCGCATCTTCTCGAACCAGTGGGTCTCCACACCTAACAACTGCGACGGGTAGTCCAGGGCGGACAGAAGCTCGTTGTCGAGTCGCACCTCCCCCTCGTTTCCCTTGTCGTCCTTCCAGTACGCCACGCGCAGGCCGCCGTTGCCCTTCTCGGCGACACGCCATCCGAGGTCGAGCGCCACACGGCCTTCGCCAGCAGCCACGGCTTGAGCAAACTCGCGGGACTCCACCGTGATGTGCAGTTCGTACGCCCAGGCGCGTCCGCGGCGCCAGCGGTACAGCCACGCCCACATGATTTTCGCATCGTCCGGCAGCGGTCGATGGACGACAGCCGTGAACGTCACCCACAGCGGATCGCGTCCGACCGAACCGGCGCGGAGACTGCATTCAGCCAAATACTTGCCGCGCGACCGTCGCGTGCCGGGCAGCTCCCGCATACGAAAACGCCGGTCGCCCGCAAGCCGCGCCACGGTCATGCCCTTCTGGATCTGCACAGCGATGCGCCCTTCGCCCGTGCGTGGCTTATGCCGAGGGTCCATCAGGGCCTTGCGCTGCTGCTCGGCTGCCTTCTCGCACACCAAATATGTGCCCCAGTACAGGTCCGACGCTGCGCGCTCTTCGATGATGCGCGCGTGGTGCCGCGCCTCAATTTCGTCCAGCCGTGCCTTGGTGGGGGGATCTGCTGCAGCTGCAGATCGTTCCGCCTTCCAGGCTTTTCGCGCAACAGCGAGCTGCGCCTTGGCCTCTTTGATCGTCTGGCGCGTCTCGGCCGTCATCGTGCGCTTGCGTGCGGCTGCGTTGGCCTCGCGTGCTTGCTTGTATAGCGTCTCCACCGTCGCCTCTTCCCGGGCCACCCGCTGCCCTATCTCGATAACAGTAGGGGCCTCGTCGAGCACGGCGCGAACGGCAGTGCGCCGCTCCAGCTCCAGCGTGACGAGCTTGGTGCGGTAGTCATCCGCCTTGCAATACTGATCGTCGGCGAGGGCTTGCCCTTCGGTGATGCCGCGGGGGTGGACACCGTAGACGTAGATGCGTGTAGGAACGGACGACGTTTTTCGCTTCATTTGAGTACCTCGGTTAGAAGGGTCCGGAGCGCGTCCAGGCGCGCGGTTGGAAACTCCGTGACGCACTCGTTGCGTGAGATTTCGTGGTCTGTGCTGCACAGCCGTCGCAGCGACCGGAAGATGCGGCACGCGGCGACCTTCACTTGGTCACGCGTGCCGTGGCGCAGATCGTCCATGTCACCAGCGATCAACTCCTCGCGCACGCCGAGCTGGTCGAGCAGCTGCGCGAGCGTCACTTGAGCACCTCAGCCAGAAGAGCCCGAGCGTCGTCGAGGCCCGGATGATCAACATCGCTGCGAAGCGTGGACAACTCCGCCGGCAACGGTTCAAGCAGGCGAGCAATCGTTTCGAACACCTTGCGCGTGCGCGGCCCCGCGCCGTGGGTGCACGAAATTCGCGCGGCTGCCAGCTCCTGGGGCGACACGTTGACGTGGAGAAGAAGCGCCGCGTTCATGAGGGCAGTACCTCCGCGATCAGTGCCGTGACGTCCGAAAACGCAGCGACTGCTGGTGCCGGATCCTCGCCGAAGTCAATCGCCCGCGCAAGCGCGTCGCGCCCCGCGGCCACGCGCTTGTCGATGACAGTGAGAACACGAAGTAAGCTGTCCCGCTGCTGGACGGGCGCGTCGGCGAGCAGGCGCCGCACGTGCTCAACGTCTCCTATGTGCACGTCGACTACCGTGTTGCCAGTGCTCATTTCTTCACTGTCTTCTGCGTGGCGGCGGCGACAGCCTGGCGCACGAACCGGCTCAAGCTCTGGCCGCGCGCGGCCGCGTGCTGCTTCCACACCCCCCATTCGTAGTCGCCCACGCGCAGTGACCGCGGGGGCATGGTTTCGGTGCCGGGGAGCAGCGCAACACGGAGAACGGGCAACGGCTTTTTTGGCATCAGTCGCGAACACTACCACAGCAATACACGAGCGCAATACGCAAACCGACATACGCGCGCCTTCATTTCCGCCCCTTCACCGCGTCGATGAGCCCCGCGAGCGTGTTGCGCACCTGCCCCATCGCCATCGTGCTGGCCATGGTGGCGTAGGTGTACGCCCAGCCGATCAGGCAGGAAACGGAGCAAACCACAATGGCAACCGTCTGCACCCCTTGCGCGTTGACCCGTTGAACGGCGAAGTGCGCCCGCACGTGTTTGCGGCACTTCGCGCACGTGAGCGGCACAGCGGTCATCCGGGCACGCTTTCGTTGGGCAGGGACATGCGGTAGGACCGCCACCCGGTGAGCTTGCCCACACGCTCGTCCGTCGCCAGCGCCTGCGCCACATGCTCCCCAGGTGCCGCGTGTGGCGGGTCCTGCACGATCAGTTTGTCGTGCAGCGCGATGTCTTCGCGAATGTCACGCTTCCCGGCGTGTGTCAAGTAGCTCACACGTGCAGCTCGCCCGACGGCAATTTTGACGAGCAGCGCGTTGTGGGCGGCACGCTCAGGCTCGCGGTGAATGCGCACACTCGGATCGATGAGCCCCCAGACGGCATTTCGATCCTCCGTCTCGATGAACGGCAGATGCCATTCGCCCGCCGCCAACTTCAGCGGCACCGATGCCTCCTTCGCGGCGCGCATCATCCGTGCGATCGTCTGGAAGTGTGGCTCTGCAGCCTTGTGACACCGGAGCGCCCACAGGTTGTTCCAGTCTGTTGCTGTGAAAATGACGGTGATCCACATCCACGGCTCAAGCAAACGATTCGTGACCTGCTTCGCAACTTCCAGCGCCATCATTCCTCGGGCGTGCTCCACGGCACTGTCACGGGCGCTCAGCCACATCTTGATGGCCTTTTCTCGCGCCTCCCCTGTCAGCTCCTCTTCGGCCTGCATGCCCTTCTGGGCCTTACCGATGTGGTCGGGGATGAACGGATCTTCCAGCACCCGCTGAATCATCTTCTCGATTGGGATCGCCCGCGAGCTGGCCGACGACCGCGATAACGCACAGTGCGTGAGCAGCTCGGAATGGATGATCCGCGGATACGTGGCCACGATGGTGGTGATCCTCCTGCCGCTCGGGCCGATCGAGTCGGCAATTACTTTCGCTGAAAATGCCATCAGGCGCTCCTCTCGGTGATCGGGCATACCTGTGTTGTCAGGCGCGTTTCTTTCACCCACATTTCGAAACCGGGGATGGTCGGGAGGGTCGTGTCTGCATAACGGCGGACAGCGTGGTCGCGATGCGCTCGTGTACCTCCTCGGGGGTACCGTGACCATCGACCGTCACCCATCGGCCAGGCGCGCCGGGTGCTGCCCAGATGCGCTTGTAGTTCTCCCGGACAGTGCGCTGCTTTGCGCGGTCCTTCTCGTATCGATCGCGCAGCGTCGGGCGCCGGCGCAGGGCCTCCTCTTCCGTCACGTCGATGAAGATGTTGATGGCGGGATCGGGTAGGCACGCCTGGACACGCCACAGCCACTCCTCCGAAAGACCGTCGGCGCTGCCGTACGCTACAGCAGAGGGTTTCCAGCGATCCAGCACCAAGTGACTGCCTTGGGCCGTGCTGAAGTGAATCACAGGCGCGGCAGCCGCCTTGTCCGCCAGCATCAAGCGCTGAAAAACCAGCGCATCGTCCGGCGCGCGCGTGTAGCCTTTTCCCTCGTTGCCGAATCCCCCCGGAGTGGACACGGCCGTGAGCTGCGTGCGCCCCTGCAGATGGTCGAGGATCGCTTTGCCCGTAGGTGTGTCGTAACGAGGAAAAGCCAGCGGTGGCTTAAGCGGAGAACACAGCTTCTGCGCCAACAGCTCCGCTTGGGTGTGCTTCCCCACGGCATCACCGCCTTCGATGCAAATCAACATGGTCACTCCTTCATTGTTGGGTCGAGCGGCCCCTCGACAACTCGTTGGGCCACGCAGTATCGGCAATGCGGGTCATGCACGTGGTGCTCCTGGCACACCCACGGCAACGGCGGCAGCTCCTCGACTTCAATTCCACCCACCGCGGCCGTCACTGCCTCTACCGCCGCCTCGGGGTTGAACCCAGTGAGCAGCGCGGCCGCTTCCTTGTCGTCGCCCCCCGCGTACACGCGCCTCGCGCGCTCGGTCACCGCCACCTTGGCCTGCTCGGCCGGTGTCAGCTTGCGCGAGATCGCCACCGCCTGCTCGGTGTAGTTCGCGTCTTGCCCCGGCTCCCGGCCGCCGATGGTGTTGTGGATGTAGCAGAAGCGCGACGGTGGCACGAAGCACGCCAGGCCCACCCCCCCGCCGGCCAGGCCGAGACGCAGAAACTGCCCCACCTGCACCGCGTTCATTCCGTCGAAGCCGCGCACGCCCAGGTGATGGAACACGCCGGTGCAGCCGAGCTTGGCAATGTCGCCGCCGGTGTGGCATTCGCAGGCGAGAAGAATGCGCCGCACGCGCATTGCTGAGGCGGCGCGTGCTTCGGCCGTAGTTTCGTTCAGGCCAAACGTCATGCGCTCAATCAGCCGCTGGTCACTGACCACAGCGCGTCCGTTTTCGAACGTGACGACCAGTTCCTTGTCCGGATCAGACGGGCGCACCGGCTGGTGGGCGATTCGGGGCTTGCGCTTGAACAGACGGGCGATGAACTTGAACACGGTGGTCTCCTTTTATCGATACATCTTGTGCATGCGGTGCTCGCGCTGCGCGTCGCCGGCACCGCCGGTGAAGCGTTGATGCGCCACACCCATCCGCGTGACTGGCCGGTTGACGAGCTGCTCGGCGGTGGCGCGTCTAGCCGCCTCGATAGTCCGATTGAGGTACCGCGCGCCGGTGGTGCGGTACTTCATCAGCCCCACCGGCTGCGTCTCGTAGACCCAGTGGATCATTTCGTCAGGCACACCGGCACTGACAAGTGCGCACACCACTACCCAGTCGGCCTCGCTGCGCGTGACCTGGCGCTCGGAGTAGGCGTTCTTCTCCCCACTGTCGATGATGTCGATCACTCCCGGCGGGAGGCGCTGGCGCAGCTCCAGCCAATCCACCGGCGGGTCCACCGGCACGGGGATCCCCTCCTGTGGCTGGCGCGCCGGCCCTGCCCCCAGTCGATCGAGCGCCAGATCGATCTGGTCGATGGTGTACGTACGCTCCGGGTTGACCGACGTGAGGTAGCACCAGCTTGGCGGCGTCTTCCAGTTCACCGTGCCGGCGAGGCGCAAGATCCGGTTCACATTGAAAATGCAGTCCGAACCGGTGTACTTGCACAGCCGTTCCCAAACGACTTTCGCCTTCGTCGGGTCGGCCGGCTCGGACAGACGCAGATACATGTGCGCGCCATTTCCCGATGAGCCAACGGCTGTCGGTGGAATGCCGCCTGCGGCCAGGCGCTTCTCCACCTCGCCGATGGACGTGCGCTCCGGCTGCAGGTCCAGCCCCACCGTCGACACGAATGGCACGTCGTGCTCGAAGCCGGTCATGGCTTTTCGTGGATTGACCGACACGAACGCGGAGAACCGCTCGGCGTTGATCTCCAAGGCGTATTCCGCCGCCACGTCCGCAGTGAAAAAGTAGCGCTTGATCGGCTTGCGCTTCGGTGCAAGCCCCGTGATCTCGATGAGCGTCGCGGCGGTAGGCACAGGGTGCAGCAGCTCGATGAGCGTGCGCGCGTGGTGCAGCTGCACTTCCGCTTGCGTCACGCCCACACCTCGATTGCTGTCGCGTAGCCAGGGCGACTCGGATGCTTCGGTGCGCCCGTGGCTGTCTTGCCGAGACACCACGCTACTTTTTTCGTCAGTACGACGAGTTGGCGGATGTGTTCAGCGCGGGCTGCAGTCAGTTTCGCCGGGCCTGAATCACCCCAGCCCACCATGACGACACTCGCTTCGTTGATGAGGCGCGCCAGGTGCGCGTCGTTTTCGGGCCCGATAGGATAATCCGTTGCTGCGAGCGCGGCAGGGTTCCTCGATCGAAGCGCAAACAGATTCGCCACTTCCAGCCAACCGTACTTCCACCGCTGCGTGAAGCCAATGCACTTGCGAATCGTCGCGTCGTCATCTACTGCGTCTGCCGTCGACGGGTTGAGCATGATCCACAGCACGAAGCCACGGGCAAACAGTGCTGGCTCCCACCGGCGGCGGAGCGTGTAGCGGTACGTGCCGCAGTTGCTAATAACAGCGCTGCGTTCCATCAGTAGAGCTTCCCGATGTAGACGGCGGCCATCTCTTGTGCACGCGTGATCGCCGTATACGTCCAACGACGGCCCTCTTCTTCGTCGAAGCGCACCGACGGCTCCACGACAATGAACACCCACGGCCACTGCGACCCCTGGCTTTTGTGTGCCGTCCACGCGTACCCGAAATTCGCGTGGATGTGTGGCGCCACGGTGTCGCCGGCAGTGAAGTGGTTGTTCACGCGCGCCCAGCGGTTCGCGGCATCTACGATCCCGCGCTGTCCTACCGTGAGGCGTCCATGCAGTTCTTCAAGCGACAGCGTCAGCGGAACGCCACCCAGGTGTGTCGCGCCAAAACGGGTGTCTTCGTGCACGCCCTTCCAGCGGTCGGTCACACGCTCGAATCCCTCGGGCGAATCGTCCCACCCCTCGAACGTGAACGTCTCGCCGTTCATCAGCCCTGCATCGTAGTTGTTCTTCATGACCAGCAGCGGCTCGCCCACCTGCGGCATCTCGTTGTAGATGCCCAGCGTGGCGCGGATGCCCGCGTTCAGGTGAAAGCGCGTCTGGTTGCGGTGGCAGATGGTCACGCCACCGTTCTGGTGCGTTGCCACGGTGATCCCCGGAATCTGCCCATACTCTGCACGCGGTAGCTCCCGCAGTGCATTTATCCCTGCGCCGTTGCGCAGCGCCATCGACGCGCGGATCACTGGCGATCCTTGCGCCTGGCGGAGCACCTCGGTCATCTCCACACGCTCGGCGCCCAGACCTTCGGCAAAGGCCGGCAGCAAGATCGAAAACGGTGGCGCGTTGGGCGGCTGCACGGGGGGCAGCTGGAAGCCGTCGCCGATGCACACCAGCTTAAGGTCGAGCTGCTTGCACGTCAGGTAGACGTCCTTCCACACGTCGGGGCCCACCATGGATGCCTCGTCAAGCAGCACCAGGCGCGACTTGGTCACCGGGATCTCTTCGAGCGGCCGCCGCGTGAACTTGGTGACGCCTGTCTTGTCGTCCTCCTTGGGCTTGTATAGCCACCGGTGGATGGTGCTGGCGTTGAGCCCGGTGGCCTCGCGGATGCGCAGCGCCGCCTTGCCAGTGGGTGCGATGGCCGTGGGCGTTCCGTATTCCTGCTCGAACACGCGCAGCATGCTGGTTTTGCCCACGCCGGCAAAGCCCGCCAGGATCGCCAGGGCATGACCTCGAACCGACATGCACCGCTGCACCATCGCGCGGCCACGTTCCTGATCGCTCGTGAGCGTGAACGGCAACACGACGGGCTTTGGTGGTTCCGGGGGCGCCATCGCCGCGTATCGATCTTGGATCGCCGTGGCCATCTCCTGCTGCACCATGCGCCGGCTGAACCGTTGATCGATGCGCTTGGCCAGCTCGGTGAACCCCAGCGTGTGCAGGCGGAACATCGACGAGCGTAGCGCCACGTAGGTGAGCGTGTTGGTGGCGATGTCGTGGAGGATGGTGTTCGCTTCCGTTCGCGCCTCGGCAGGAACGGCCTCGGGGTTGTAGCCGTACTGCTGGCGGCAGTCGGGCCCGATGGCCAACTCGATCGACAACGCATCGGTGAGGGGACGGCCACACGCGGCGCAGTTGGTGGTGGCGAATTGCGCGATGACGGTCATCGTAGGAGGGCCCTCGCGGCACGGGCAGCATTGTATTGCGTTTGCAGTGCTTGGTCAGCCCACTCCGCTGCCTGCAGCCAGGCGCCAACACATTGGACCACCACGGCTTGGCTTGCGCCGTATGCGCGCTGCGCTTCTCTAGCAAGATCAACAACCGACGTTACACAGCGTCCCTTCAGGCAAATATCTCCCTCTTCTGTGAGAATGCGCCACTCCACGCCGGCAGGCGTCTGCCGCCACTCCACAAACACGACCGGCTCGGCGCTCACGCTGTCCTCAGCAACGCCTGCGCGGCTATCGCGGCCTTGTACGCCAGCGCCAGGGGCGCCGCGAGAATTTCCTCGATCTCCGCGTCGGCGCATGGCGGCACCTCCACAAGCTGAAAGCCCTGCGGATAGTGGCGCACGTATTCGTTCCTCATCGGCAGTGTCAGACCCGTATCGCTACGCATCCACGCCTCTGTGCTGCTCACGCCGTGTGCCAGCCGCGTTCCGTCTTCTGCCAGCGCCGCCCAATCCCAGTCCACGACGGATGCGCCGGGGAAATCGTTGACACGGCGAACCGCCCACAGAATGAAGATGATCGGCAGATCGGCGCTCACGGCTGTCCGCCTTCCGCGACGCGCGCCCACACATCGCCGTGGCACGGCTTTGGTTTGCACCAGCATCCGAGGCGCTTGCCTTGAAGCGACGTGGCTTGTGCCAGCAGGTCGGGGCGGCTGCGCAGATGCGCGCGGAACAAACGAATGGCCGCCGGGCCGCGAAACGGATTTCCGAACACAGACGGGCGCCCGATGTATACGTCGTACGGCTCGACGCGAATGTTGACCACACGGGTGCTCACGACGCCTCCTTCCAATTCCCGGCCACCTTCGGATCTGCAGGAAACAGCATCGGCCCGATTCGCTTCGCCATCGCCTGCTGGATGATCCGCTTCATGTCTTCGGCCTCGTGCTGTGCACACTCGACGACGATCTGGTCGTGGCCGTTCACCACCAGACCGCGGTGGTTGGCATAGTCGAAGGGGTAGGCGGCCACCACGGCAGCGATGGCCGTGTTCTGCAGATCGGCGCTCGCGCCCTGGATAGGCAGGTTTCCCATTTCTGTGGCGCTCTCGCCGCCGATGAAAAAGCGCTTCCGCTTGTGAAACTGCGTGGCGATGTAGCCGACGCTGCGCCACCCACGGATGAGCATCTTCTTCCATTCGAGGATCGCCGGGTGCAGCTTCCACCACGCGCTGAACGTGCGCTCCACCTCGGGCAGCGTGATGTGCGGGAACAGCGGCCGCAGGTTGTCGTCACGCAACAGGGACAGCGTCTGGAAGATGGTGGGCGGCTGGGCGTCGTAGTTGAGCGCGTACACGAACCGCTTGACGAAGTTTCGCACCTCGTCGTTCACGTCCTTCGGCTGGCAGCGAAACAGGCCACACGCATTGAAGATGTGGACGTCGGGGCCCCGCCCCTCGTCGAACGCCTGGAATGCCTGGATGAGCGGCTCGTCGCCCGCCAGCAGCGCGATCATCCTAAGTTCCACGGCACTCATGTCTGCTGCCACGAACACGTTGCCGAGCGCAGGAGTGAACATGGCGCGCAGACGCTTGGGGATGTTCTGCATGTTCGGCTCGTTCGATCCCCAGCGCCCCGACGTCTTCCCCGGGCGCCACACCGCACGCAGCCGTCCGTCCGCGTGAACCGGCGGGCCCCCTACCAGCTTGCCGTTCTCCACGTGCCCGGTGTTCGTGCCGAGGATCTTCTCCGCTTCGCGGTAGCCGATGAGCCCGTGGATGATTCGCGTGGCGCGCTCGTCCAGGCCCAATCCCAGCAGGTCGAGCAGCGTGTTCTCGTCCGTCGATGCCTCACCGCTGTCCGTGTAGTGGTCATCCAGCATCGGTAGACCAAGATCCTCGTACAGCAGCTTGCGCACCTGCGGATAGGACCCCGGATTGATGTCCCGCCCCGCCACCGCCTTGAATTCGGCCAGCAGGCGGTCGGACTTCTCCTGATACTCGACGGCAAACTCCAAGCGCTTGGCCTGGTCGACGCCGATGCCGATCGCGGACATCGACCGACCGATGCGAAACAGCTCCGCGTCGATCCCGTAGATGTGCGTCTGCTGCGCCCACGTGAGGTTCTGCTCGACGTACGGCGCCGAGGTGTAGGTCACCGCAATGTCGTAGGACAGGTAGCGATCGAGGAGGGCATCATCGCGCACGTTGCTGTGCTTGAATGAATCCTTCCAGAATGGCGCATCCGTGTAGACGCTCCCGAGGAAGTCCAAGCGGTGCGGCAATTCCGACGTCACGCCAATCTGGTGCGCCACCAGCGTGTCGAACACCTTTTCGTCTACCAGCGGCATTCCATGCCGCCACAGCACCACCGAGTCGAACGCGATGCCGTTGTGTAGGTCGACGCGCGGTGCCCGCTGCAACCACCCCGCGATGGCGCGGCTCTGCGCCTGGATCTCATGCTCGGGCAGCATAAGGTGGCCCTTCACTGACAGGGGCGAATAGATCATGACCTCGGTGGCGTTGCCGATTCCAACGCGGCGCAGGCCACACGTCCAGGCGTCTTTGCCGTCGGTCTCCACGTCGACCGCCAGGCGATCCGGGTGGGCCACCAGGAAGTTCTCCACCTCAGCGGCACTCCTCGGTACAAAGTAGGCCGGGTCGCGCCACGTGTTGCCCCCACGGGAGATGCGCACGGCCTTGGTCACGTCGGCGTGGAAGATGGGGCGCATCGTCCGCCCCTCTTCGCGCATCACGAAGGCGGCGTGTGGAATCGGCACCGCCATCGGCCCGTTCGGGATCTGCAGGGGCGCCCCCCGCATCTTCATGATCGATGCGTTCACGCCCACCGCGGTCAAGCTCGCGCCGCCCATCAGTACGGCGAAGCGTGCTCGCTTCAGCTCGTTGAGCAGGCGAGGGCGGCAGCAGTCAATCACGCTGGGCAGTTTGCGGCGCTTCATCTCCTGCAGGTGCTTCTTCATCTCCGCCAGCGGAGCGCAGAGCGCAGCATTCGTGAATCCCACGCGACTCATGTCGGCGCCGGCGTTGCGTAGGGCTGTGCGGATCTCTCGGCCGCTGGCGCCGATGAGCGTTTCGCCCTTGTCGATCTCGTTGTGGCCAGGGGCCTCGGCCACCACCAGGACGTCGACGTTGTCCGGGATGGACGGCGGCACGGGGCCGCGCTGCGCGTTCCTCATAGAACACTGATCGCAGCGCGCCCCCTGCGCCATCGCCCAGGCGTGGTGCTCACCCGGGGGGCGACTGTCGATGTCGACGGTGTAGGCTTCAATCGTCACGGGTTAGGTCACAGGAAGCAGCGTCCTCCGTCACACCCATCAACAGAACTGGTGTCCGCGCTATCTGGTTCGGCGCGCAGGCGCGAAATCGGCACTAGCGCAGCGGCGTAGCCCTCTTTCCACGCTATGCTGAGCGAACGATAGTCTATGTAAGGACACACCGTGCGCACGCGAACTTGCTTCGCCACGGTCCTACAGCCCCCTGGTCACGCCCGGTTGCTTCATCGTGTCGGGGTTCTCCACGGCGAACGCCTTGAACCCCGCCAACAGTGCATCGATCTGGCCGAGCTGGAAGTCGTTGCACCCATCGTCGGCGCACAGCTGCCGGTAGTACAGCAGCATCGGCACGGCCAGACGGTCGCGAGCGCGGAACAGGATCAGCGGCTCATTGTCGGGCACTGGCACGCCGTTGCCTGTCTTGACGATCTGGCCCTTCTCATCGATGTGGTGTTTCAGGTCAATTTTTCGGTGGATCATCGGAGGTCTCCTTTGGTGGTGGCATCAGCTTTTCAATCGTCGCCTTGAAACTGGCCCACAGCGCTGGCGTGAAATCGCACGTCAGCTCGCCCTCATCCGAGGTGAAGACCACCTGAACGCCATTGCTGCCGGGCGCAAACGCAATTCTCGCTTTAGCCATCGAGCGCCTACTACTCCGTGTGCTCTGCGTCGTCTGCGAGACTGGCGAATTTCTCGCGTTCGACGATTCGCTCGGCGAGCTGCGTTGCCACCTCTGGTGGTTGCACTGGTGGCGGCATTGGTGGCCCCTTCGCACGCGCCAACCGTTCCTGCGCAGCAGTGCCCACGCCGATCAGGTCATCGGCGTGGTGTTTGATCGTCTGCCAGTCGGCTTCGTCGACCGGACTCTCCGCGGCGAGCAGAAACTCAGAGAGTACCCGGTCGAGCCGGCCGATCATCGCGTCGAAAGCGTCGCGGGTCACGGCTCAGTCCTGCAGCAGCAACCGCTTCGGATCGCACCCGAACGCCACGCCGTGCATGTTCGCGGCCACGCACGTGTCCAGCAGCGCCTTCGCCGCACGCTGGTAGTCCGCCAGCCCGATACGCCCTCGCATCAGCAGGTAGCGCATGTAGATGAACGCCGTCTTCACCGCATCAGTGAGGCAGTAGGATTCCAGCTGCTGGATCTGCCCGTTCTTGAACATGTCCAGCACCTTGCCGCCGTTGGCCTCGCACTTCGTGGGCAGCCCGATGACCGTCGCCATCGCATCTAGCGAGAAGCCTTTCTTTTGCACGGCGCCAAACTCCGTGAGCGTGTCGCACAGATCCACGTGGCTGTCCTCGCCGTACCGGTAGCGCACGTCTTTTGTGTACCAGTGCTGCGGCAGCCCCCAGCGGAATGCGCGCAGGGCCAACACAGGCACGTCGAACGCGCGTCCGTTGTACGTGACCAGCGTGGCGCCGTTGGTGTTGCCGATAAGGTCCGCCCAGTCGGTCAGCATGCGGCGCTCTTCGAGCCCGTACGACGACGTGCCGAGACAGCCCCCTGCGGTCATGGCCAGGTTATCGTCGAGCAGCACGTAGCCGATTGCCACGGGCTTGCACGCGTAGAGCGGCGGGAACGGCTCTTTATCCTCAGCAGGTGTTGCGGGTGCCTTCTTGCGGCTGCGTGATTTCTTGGCCGGCTGGATATCCGGTTGGGCCACGCCATTCGCTTCGGCCGTTGCCGGCGGCTCAGGCGCAGGTGCCGGCGGCGGCTCTGGCGGTGTCCACAGCGTGTAGTCGGGCACTGTCTCGATGTCAAAGATAAGTGTGGGCATCAGATGGTCCCCAGTTGCGCGCTGTGTTGCGCGATGTCCATGCGCCGCTTCGCGATGATTCTAGCGACCTGGTCGGCATTCAGCGGACCAAACGTCGGCGATTTCGCGTCGCCAAACGATCCGAAATCAATCCCGCCACCTGACGACAGCACAAGGACGATGCGCCCGCTATCGTCTTGCAGGGCTGCTGTAATGGTCTCGCCCACCAGATGCCTCAGCACGCTCGTGCTGTTGGCCGACCCTTTGTACTCAGTAATCATTTGATGTGCTCCCCCCGAAATAAAACCCGAAGCCGGCGCAGTTAGCCGTCTCTCGACAGCGCGTGTACGCTCTTCCCCGCGCCGGCTTCGGGCAGTTGGTCTTTTTAGCCTTGCCCCTACACGGGGGGCGTGAACCCGGGACCGCCCGGAAAACCCGGGAAGGCGGAGCCAGCAGCGGGCGCCGGAGCACCGTTGGTGGGCTGCGTGACCGCTTGCTGCGGTTGTGCCATCTGCTGCTGCTGCGGTTGTGCCGGTGGCGTGAACGTGAACCCGCCAGCTTGTGCCTGCACCGGCGGGGTTCCCGCAGGTGCAGGCGGCTGTTGGAATGTCTGCTGCTGGGGAGGCGGCGACGCAAAGCCTTGCTGCGGCTGCATCGGTGCGGCAGCTTGCGGCGCCGGTGCGAATGCTTGTGTTTGCGGGAACCCCGTCGGCGCAGCCGGCGCCCCCGGCAATCCCCCTGCCATTCCCGGAAATGCCGGCGGCAACCCACCAGGCAGCGCCCCAGCAGATCCCGGAGCACCCGCGTTGTTTCCGCGTGGCTTCGGTGTCCAGCGGTGGCGCTTGCTGGCCACAGCCTGCTCGTATTCCTCCTTGGAAACCCACGCGTCTACGCCCGTGCGCATGCCGCCGCTGTCGTCGCTGTACGCCGCAGTCCGAAGCCAGCACAGCTGCTGTGCGAACATCCCCGGCGTGTACCGCATTGCCCCCTGCGCTGCCTGCATGCCTCCGATCGAGCGCATCAGGGTGCGCCACGTGAACCACGTGTCCTTCTTCGTCCCCCGCGGGTCGGGCAGCAGCTTGGAGACGCTCTTCCCAGCAACATCCTGGTCGAGCAACTCGACAGCAATCCACACGCCCTTTTGCTCGACGAATTTCTCCGAGCGGATCCGCGCGGCGTAGTAGCCGTCCATGTCGAGGACATCGGGAATGTCCATCGGCTGCCAATTCGGATCGGCGGGAATGTCGAGCACGAATCCTGCGCTAGGACCGCCCATCATCGGCGCCCACGCCTGCTGTCCTGGTACCATCTGACCGCCCGGCATACCGGGGGTCATTCCTGGGAATCCACCTGAAAAACTCATCACTGGCTCCTTTGTTTGTTTGGTTTCGATCACAGTCCGTCGTACGGAGGCGTTCTGCTACGCAGGAAAGCCCCCAGGTCAGCCGGCACCAATGCGCTACCGCACCCCTCACGATTCTTCGTGCGCCACATGCGCCAGTCCGGCGGCGGCACCACGTTGCTCAATTCTGTCGGCCACGTCTCACCGCCGGTCCAGTAGACGCGCATCGGCGGCCGGCCAATCGCGTGCAGGTGATCCACGCGCAGGACGGTGTCGACGAGACCGTAGTACTGCTCGATCATCGTCTTCGGTGCGAGGAGGGGTCCGCCTTTGTTGAAGATGCCCTCTTTCACCTCAGGACCGATGCCGTGGCAGATGAACACGCTGTGCAACCCCAGCATGCGGATCCACTCGCGGATGTTGTACAGCGCCGCACGCATCGCGTTCCAAATCTCGTAGCCGTTCTTCGAGCCCTTCGCCACCTCCACCTCTTTGTTGAGGTACATCATGAACGTGGACAGCGTGTCGACGACAACCGCGCTGTAGTTGCCACGGTGCTGGGCGAGCCAGCCGATGGTCTCCGTCATCGCCGGCCACGATTTCACCGGCAGCTCAGGGTGGTCTGGGATCGGGAGCCCGCGCGCCAAGATGGGTTTCAGCGCACCGTCCTCGCACGGAATGTAGAAGGCCGTGCAGCGCCCGTTCTTGATGAACGCTTTCACAGCATCGGTAGTCTTCTCCGTGCCGGGGGCGCCGTACAGCATGACGTTGCACGGCTGCACAGCGACGTTGGCGTGCGCCTGCGCGCCCGTGACGATGTTGATGGCCATCAGGCTTTTCCCTCGTTGTCGTCGGGTAGATCGGGATCGGCCAGCAGGTACTCGCTCCTGTCCTGCAAATCGACCAGCAGCTCCGTCAACCACGCAACGGTTGACTTGCGCCGCCGCGACTGTGTGTAATACACGAAGCTCGTGATCGTTCGGAGCGTTTCGGTGAACGACCAGCCCTGTTCGCGGAAGAAGTCGAGGAGTGCCTCACGGCGCGCCGTGCATTCGCGGCGCTCGCGATCGGACGTCATGTGTGGAATGGCGCCCATCACGTTCTCCTCTTGTACTCGACCAGGCGGTGTGGACCCTCGGAGCAGATTTCGTAGAAATCGCATTTTCCGTACTTACGGACGCAATTCTCGTTGTGTCGGGGGCGATTCGCCGGATCGGGAAACCGTCTACGCACGTCCTGCATACGCATCAGCACCTCCTGCGTGTCTGCGCCAAGGCGCCCGTACGCCTCGTGCGATATCGGCACATCGAACCGCTGGAAGTGCGGCTCGGGGTACTCCCGCGACATCGCGTTGATGATGACCCGGTTGATGGGGTATCCGTGGGCGCGGGCCAGCGCCAGACAGGTCAGCATCTGCCGGTCGGTGGCGTAGCTGCTGCCCTTGTGGTTGGACACTTTGCTACCTGTTTTATGGTCGCACAGTATCACCTCGTGCCCGTCCCACACGACCAGGTCCAGCCGTGCGGTGTACGGCTCGGTGTTGCCGTCGGGCATGCGGAAGGGCACCTCGAACTGGTGCTCCACCAGCAGCGGCTTCCAGGGGCGCACGGAGCCGTTGGCGATCAATCGATCGTAGTAGGCACAGTAGCTGTCGTAGACGCGCAGCGCCTCAGCCGCCAGGTCGGGCCGGTCCTGTCCGCAGATCCAGATGGCGTGACGCCCGTCGGGGTACACTAGCCAGTCGGGCCGCACGTCGAGCAGCAGCCCGTAGCGGTAGGCAAGCCCCACGTGCACCAGCGTGCCGAGCGCGGGAGCTTCCTTCTCCAAGTTCGGCCGCAGCATCAGCTCGTAGCCGAATCCCTCCAGCTGGGGGCACACGGCGAAGGCACCAACTCTATGAGGGCCTTGCTTCGAACTACCACCAGGCCAGACGACGTTGCTGCTGGATTGAGTGTGCCCCGGTGAATGGACGTCAGGCATTTCGAAAGTGCTCCTTCACCCACACAGAGCACTGCCGGGCGTGGTCGATGGCCTGCTCGACGTCGGCCTGCGCACGATGCACCCCGTTGTTGCCTTTCGGGAACGCCGGCATGCCGTGCGAACGGCAGAACAGCTTGATCGCGCTCACGTCGTAGTGCCGATGAGAGAACACCTGGCGCAACACGCGGAAGTGGTGGTCCATAAAATTGTGGTCGAACTGCACGCTCGCGCCCGCGAGAATCGGCCGCTCCTCAGGATCGTCGATGAACGGAATCAGGTGGAGCAGCTCGTGCTCAACAGTGGGCAACTGAATCGTCGACGCAGCACACTGGGCCAGGAGCCCGTTTTTGGTGTGCATCCGCTTCACTTCGGCATCCATCAGACGCGGATGCGCGTTGTGGATGACCGCGTGGTAAATCGGCGTAGCGTTGAATGGATCCTCCAGGGTCGCCTCGGAAATGGCGATCTCCAGTATCTCGTGAATGCCCGGGTTCGGCCCCGACGTTTCTAGGTCTGTCCATAGAAGTCTCATTCGCGCCCTTTCGCCCACGTGGTGTACGTGCCCTTTACGATCATTCGGCAGCACCGCTTGCACTGCTCGGCGGGAAACTCCTGCGTCAGCGCTCCCATCCGATTCCTGTCTAACCGAATGCGCGGCGTGCACAGCGCGCGTGGTCACCCCCGGCCATTCACCACGTGCAACTTCTTTTCGTTCTTCACGCCTTTACCCCCGCCGTTAGCCGCGCGAACAGACCATCGATGATCGACTCGTCACTCTTCACGTTGCCGCCGAGCATCGTTTGCATTTCCTGCTGATCTGATTCCGCGCCGAGCGCCGACTCGATGGTGGCCAGCTTCTCGATCACCGTCTCCACCACGCCTTCGTCGATGGTGCCGGTGCCGATCACGTAGCGCACCAGCACACGCTTCTCACTCCCCCGGCGGTGGGCGCGCTTCTCTGCCTGCAACAGCTTCCACGGCTCGGGCACCAGATCGGCGAAGATCACCAAGTCGGCGCCAACCAGCGAAATGGCGATGCCCACCGAATCGATGGTGGCGACGAATGCCGCGGGCGATGAGCTGTCGCGGAACACCGTGGCCTGCTGGTCGCGGCCGTCGGGGGACAGCTCACCGTGCACCAGGAAGATCGGGCAGTCGATCTTGGTGCGCACGGCCTTGGCGATCTCGTCGGCTTGCTCGCGCATGTACGTGTAGACGATCACCTTCTGCTTTGCGTTCAGCGCTTCCAGTGTCTGCTCGACGATGGCCCCCCGCTTCGCCCGTGCCGTTGCACGCAGAGCTTTGGCGACGAAGCCGGACTTGGTCAGCGCCAGATGGCCTTCGTGCACCGTCGGCGCCGTCATCGTCACGTCAATCTTGAAAATCTCGCGGCGCTTCTCCGGCAGCTGCAGGCCCACGGAGGCGGTGCTGCGGCCGAGGCAGAAGAACCCGAGCCGCGCCGCCAGCTCTTGCGTGTTGTCAGCGCCCGTGTCCTTCCAGCCGTATTGACCGAGGGCTGCTCCGCAATATTTTTTCGCCCAACTCCAGTACGACATGCCCGCTATGCCATCGCTGATGAAATCGATCAGCGCCCAGAGATCCCGCACGTAGTTGGGCATCGGCGTACCGGTGAGTGCCCAGACCACCGGCACGCGCCGGCACATCTTCTTCGCTGTCTGCGTGCGCTTCGATGAGCGCCCGCGGAGCATGTGCGCCTCATCGGCGATGACAAGCAAAAAACCTGTGGCAGCGATGAGCCCTGCCCAGCCAGGCAGATGGTTGATGTCGTGGACCACCCCCGAGGCATCGCGCTTCGTCTTGCCGTATAGAATGTCGTAGTTCGCAATCACGTAGCGCGTCCGGGGGATCTCCGTGGGGGTGAGCGTGTCGAGCACTTCCGCCTCGGCGCCCACCCATTTCTTCACCTCGCGCTGCCAGTGGCGCTTAGCCAGTGCCGGGCACAAGATCAGCACCACCGGCGTAGTGGGTACGGGAACGATGCCAAGCGCCAGCCGCGCCTCGGCCGCGATCAGCGCCTGCGCCGTCTTGCCCAGGCCCATCTGATCGAACAGCCCCGCGTAGTCCCTCTCAGCCAAGAACGCGGCGCCCTCGGTCTGGTACTCCGACAGCGGCGGATCGGTCAGCCGGCTGAATTCGATCGCCTTCTCTCGGGCCCCGGCCACGCCAGGCCACCGCACCGGTCGCGAGCTGGCACCACCCAGCACCTTCTCCACCAGCCACGCAGCGTCGACGGCGGCGTGCGTTGCGCCTATCTTCGACACCAGCACCCCCGGGGCGTGCCATTCGTCGATCTGCCCCGGGTAGACGTACGGGCGCCCGCCCCGAGGGTGCGTGCTCGCCTGCAGGATCGCACGATGCTGGATCACTGGTGGCAGCGGAATCTGTTGGATAGTCGACGACATGCGCGCGGCGGCTCACTGGCGTGCTGGCCAGGGAAGAGCGTACGGGTCGAACTTGTAACGCCGTCGCGCAATGGCGTCAACTAAAAAATTTCTCACTGTGTGAGTATTGAAGATCGCAAAGTTTGTTGACGCCCACCTGATAGGTCTGTTACACGACACAGACCCGTGCTTCTGGATCGGATCAGCAATGCGCTACCGCAGGGTTACGGTTTCCTGCGGAGCTACGTCGAATACGCTGCCCAGTGCAGTGACGCGCCCGAGATTTATCACGTGGGCGTCGGGCTCACGATCTTGAGCGGCGCCATCGCCAAAAAGCTACCGTGCCCGTGGATTGCCGGGCGTGCGCTGATCCCCAACCTGTACACGCTGCTCGTCGGCCCAAGCCGGGCCTCGCGCAAGACAGGCTCGATGGATGCCGGCATTGACATTCTACAGACGGCACAGAACGAGCTGGTGATCCCGATCCCAGGATCGTACGAAGAGCTGGTCACGCAGATCCGTTCGACGCCCAGCGGGCTCCTCACCTACCGTGAGTTCGGGCACTTCCTCAAAACCACGCAGCGCGGGTACGGCGAGCCACTGCGTACGGTGCTGATGGATCTCTACGATTGGCCACCCGATCGTCCCTATGTTCGCAACCTGAGAAAAGCAAAAACGATCGTCGAGCCCCCCATCTGCCTCTCGATGTTGAGCAGCATCGCCACGGATCTGCTGTTTCAGTTCTCCGACACAGAGGATTGGACCGGCGGGTTCCTCGGTCGGATGCTGCTGCTCTACGGCGAGCGCGACACGTTCAAGATGCCCGTCACGTGGTCGTCGGCACGGCAGCAGCTCATCGGCCTGCTGCACGGTCTGGCGCACTATCCAGTCCCAGCCTGCGGTGGTTTCTCACCCCAGGCGTGGCAACAGTTCTCGCAGTGGTCGCAGTGGCGCGACGGGCAGACGGTGAACGCGCCCGCCCGCATGCAGACGCACATCTCGGGCGCCACCACGCTGGCCGCCAAGGTGGCGTTGCTCTATTCGGCTGACGCGGGCGAGGTAGCGGCGGGCAACGGCTGGCTGGTGTCGTACGAGAGCCTTCGCCGCGCGGTGCTGTTCGTCGAGGAGCTTTACATCCCGTCGATCATGCACCTCGGAGATCGCCTGGCGCTCGGCATCTGGGAGCGCGACAGGCAAAAGGTCGTCGACGCCGTCACCGAGCGTGGGCAGGTGGGCATCACGCGCCGCGATCTGCTGAAGCGCGTGCGTATGGAATCCACGTTCCTCGAAACCATTATCAACACGCTTCGGGAAGAGGGAACGATCGTCAGCGGCAGCGAAGCGAAGGGCCAGCCGGTCTATCGCGCGGCCACCAATGGCTTCGTGCCACCACCACGTGTGGGCACGGTGACGCCAATCGACCAGGCGACGGCGCCGTGACACAGGTGTCGCGGCTTTTGGCCTCCCCCAACCGACAGCGCCTCGTCGCGGACATTCCTCTCCTCGGCACAGACCGCACGGCACGCGTCGACTACCGCGACCTGCACCACGTGTGCGATCACGACTGGCGTCTCTACCAGACGTCGTCGCGGCACCCTCGGCGCACCGACTACGCCATCACGCGCATCAACGGTCGCAACGTGTACCTGCACTTGCACCTGTGGCACTGCTGGGAGTTGCCGACGGTTCCTGTTGTCGACCACGAAGACGGTAACGGCCTGCACTGCACGTGGCTGAACCTGCGCGACGCCACCGTGGGGCAGAACAACTGCAACCGGGGCCCGCTGCGCACCAACACCTCGGGATTCAAGGGTGTGACCTGGCACAAGCGTGACGAGCGGTGGCAGGCAGCGATCGGCACCGGCAATGAGCAGCGCTTCCTCGGCTACTTCGCTGATGCCGCCGAGGCAGCACGTGCCTACGACGAGGCGGCCAAGAAATTCCACGGTTCGTTCGCGGTCCTCAACTTCCGCTAGGAGAACGCCCATGCCTAAATGCTTTTGCCCGACGTGCGCCCGTGCTACGTGGTTTCGCAGTCAGCTCACAGACACGCAGGTGCGTCTGGCGGACTCCGCCGTGGACAAAGAATACGCGTTGCGCCGCGAGCTTGGATGGGAGACGGATCGGCCGCTGATCCTTGCCGCCGAGCAGGCCGTGCGAGCACGTACAGCGCAAGGCGTGTTGGCGGTTTAGCTGATTGGGCTCAATTCAGCAGCTGCGCCTCTTTCAGTAACTTGGCGATGGCTTCCGCATCAGTGGACATGAACCACACGCACGACGGGAAGGGATCGTGGATCACCGTCAGGTCCGACAGCATAATTACCCCCTTGCAGCCCTCCCCCGGACACGGGCGCTTGACACGAATACGTGCGCAGTACTCTTTTCGGCGCCGTGCATGCTTCGCGCGACTCATCGCGATCGCGCGCTAGGCATCGGGCGCCGGGTGATCTCGGCAACGCGCAACCGAAACAGGGCCTCGCCAACGTCACAGGTCGGGTCCGACGCTTCGATCACGCAGCGGCCCTCGCACTGCACGCTGCCGACGTGCTCGGTGTACCAGCCCTTAGCTCCTAAGGCCGACAGCACGTCCATGCGCGAGCGCTCGGCCATTTCAGCTCTCCCAGCCCGTCATCGCCTCGACTTCCGTCGAGCTGTCGACCAGTTGCAGTTTCTCCGCGATGTCCGGCCGCAGCGTCCGCAGTGAGCCGGGCGAGCCCATGTACGACACCACGCGTGTCCTGGGATCGCGCGATATGATGAGCAACTCGGCGATCCCAAGCTTCTGGGCCAGCCCACCTACGGTTTGGACAAACTGTTCGTACGGCGTCGGCATGGTCGCGATTCTAGCTCCGTTTGGTTGTGGGGTCTTCCCCTTCGATTTGCGCCGCTGCTGTTTGCACCTGCGTGGCGATGAGCCCCAGCATTGCCTTCGAGCCCTCGGGCCCGTTGTTGCCGGTCATCTTCATGACGGCGCGACCACCGGCCTGGTACCGGTAGATCACCGTAGCGTCGATGCCGCGTTGTTTGAGGCTCTTGAGGAAGGAGTGCACGAGGTCTTCGAGGGTGATGGTTTCGTTGGGCATCGTCAATCCTTCCGTTCTTTCCACCAGCGCGCGATCTTCATTCCCAGCACACCACTGCACGCGCCAACGCCAGCGCACACCAGCCACTCTGCGAGCGTGTGGGGCGGCTCCAGCAGCCGAGCACCGAAGCGAACAATCGCGTCGCCCATCAGCGCGCCTTTCTGATCACAGCGAGCACGCGCGCCTCAAGCTGCTCCAGCGCCAACTCGGTCACGCTGCCCATGGTCGGGCGATCTGTTCTCTCGGCTCCCGTCACGCGCCAGCCGTGCAGCGAGACCAGCGACACCAGGCGCTGCAGACGGTCAAGTGCCTCCTGGTTGCGGACGCGAACGGAATTGAGTTGTGCACGTGCCATCAGCTCTCGTTGCTCCACATCGCACCAACGAAGCCGGTGCGCAGGCGCGATTCACTGTTCAAGAAACACCTCGGATAGGTTGAGCGTCTCGCCGTCATCGCCGATCAGCTCCAGGTCACGCAACGATTTGATCGTGCGTCCAAACGACGAGCTGGTCTGGCTATAGCCCGTCATTGCCGACAATTTCTCGCGTGACAGTGCATTCGCACCATGGATAGCGTTGTCGTAGATCGCCGATAGCATCCCAGCTTCCTGCGGCTGCAGTGTGCACATCCAATGGTCCAGCAGCGCACGCCCCGTGGGCAACGGCGCGGTCGTGCCGGCCAGCTCTCGGCCAGCGGTGGTGATCGTGTAGCGCGCCGGCGTCCCTTCGATGAGCCCGTCTTGCGCGAGCCGCGCGATGTTGCGGGGGAAGGCGCTCGACGAGCGGCGATAGCCGGACAACGTCGAGATTTGTGAAGCGCTGGCGGACCCCCGCTGCGCCACCACCGCCAGCAGCTCCCGCGCATATTGGGGGAGGGTGCCTTCGACTTCGGGCCGTCGCGCAGGCGCCGAATTCGCCTTTGCCAACATGCCGTTCATGTTGGGGGTGTTGCGTATCTTGCCAGGATCAAAGACGCCGTTGTGCTGGTTCAGCGGTACGGGCTGCGGCGCCGTTCGTCGGACCGCGGTCAGCAGCTCGTTCAGCTGCACGGACAGCTTCTGCTGCGTCGGCGCCAGGCGATCCGCCCAGCTCTCGATCACTTTGACCATCGCGGCGCTGAACGCGTTTTCGCTCTTGGCCAGCGACTCCACGATCTTCTCAATGCGCGCCAGCTCGGCCGGCTTCACCGCCGCCACTTCCTTCGCCGGCGCCGCAACGGCCGCGGGCTTCTTCGTCAACTCGCGCTCCAGCTCGGCGACGCGCGCACGTAGTGTTTTGGGGTCGCTGGCCTTGGCCTCCTCGATGGTGGCTGCCATCGCCGTGCGCACCTCGTCGAGATCAATTGGCGCCAGCTTGTGGCTTTGCGTGTCGGATCCATCGGGCGTCGCCGACGCGTCGAACGTTCGCTTCTTGCGGAACACCGTCCGCACGGCGCCCGACTCTTCCCATGCGATCATCGTTCCCTTGGGCAAATCGGGCAACAGCTTAATCATGTCGTCCGATGCACCGTTGGCATTCGCCCATCCGTCGATGCGCTTGATGTCCTCTGGCGCCTTGAGCTTGCCTGTGAAGATTTTGTCCGAAAGGTTGAGCGCCCCCTTGTTCACCTCCGCCGCACGCTGTGAAACGATGGTCCCACCGATGCCGTAGTTGCGGCCGATCTTCCACAGGCGCTTCGTCGCCCCTGCCATCGGCGCCTGGGCCGCGTCGACGAACTGCGGAAAGAATTCGTGGCCTTCCTCGAAGACCATGTGCAATGGCGATTTGTTGCGCTTCTTGAGATTGAAAACCTCGCGGCACAGATCGGTGGCGAAACGGCGCTGCTCACCCTCGGTGAAGTCGCTGATATCGAGCACGCACGACATTCGATGGTTCACGATGAGCGACGCGACCAGCGCACCGCCTGTTGGCTCAAGCGGCACGTCGCCATGCAGGCCTCCAAACACAGGAACGTCGTAGCCCTTCGACTTGCCGTTGGTCGACAGGCGCAGTCCGTACCAGGACCCGACGGGATCCACGACCACCACCTGCACGCCTGCATCGAGAAACTCTTCGACCAGCACGCCGGCGGCGTAGCTTTTCCCTGTGCCGCGCGTGCCCAGGAAGGCGTACGTGGACGTCGCGGCGTTCTTCGGCAGCGTGACGTCGTGCGACAAGCGGTACATCGAGGTGACACACGCGTATCACGGCACGTGTCTGCCTGTCAACTGGTGGGCTTCATGCCAGGAAACTGGCGATGGAATTCCGCGTGCGTTTGTTCGAGCCACGTGCCAGTCATCTGCGCGGCCACCTCGGGGGGAACCGGCGGGCCCCCCTCGTCGGGCTTTCGCCACGACCAATCGTCTGGTGGCGGGGGCGCGGCGATCGGAATCGGCACGGCGCCCGAGTCCTCCACAGGCGGCACCAACGTCAGCGCCAGCCCGGACAACTCGCGATCACGCTGCGCACGCGCCTCCTCCGGGGATGGCCAGTGCGCCGGCGGCGCGGCGATCGGTGGTGAGGCTTGCACCACGTTGCTCGGCGCCACCCCTTCCGGTACATCCACCACGCCGTAGTGGGCCAGCACGGCGGCGAAGCCTGCCGGATCTGCCGCACGTGAGATCACCACGTGGTCCACGCGCCGCTCGGCCAGGCGCTGCCGAAACGCGTTCACGTCCGCGGTGACCGAGCCCTGCAGTGGCACGAGGGCGTCGGAAAGTGGGCTTGGTACCGTCAGCGCCACCACCGACATGGCCTTGCTGGTGGTGCGCGCCGGTACGTTGTGGTCGGGGGGCAACGCCCCGAAGAGTAGCGCCTCAGGGGGCATGCGCCCAATGTCGCGGTGGCCCCACGCGTCCTCGAACGCGGCCGCCAGCACCTCAAGCTGCTCGGTGGTCAGCTCCAGGCACGTGCACTCGATGCACGGATCTTGGTGTGACGGAACGTCCTTCGCGGGAACGTGCAGCGTCCAGCGATCGGTGGGCACCCAGTCGAACCGCGCGGGGATGGGCGTTGCCGTCTTGGTCGCTGCATCCAGGCGCACGCTCGCGTACGCCAGCAGGCGCGGCACGAACTTGTTGGGCGATGGCGGCACGATGGCGTGGCAGCGGAGCCGGCCGACCTGCTTTGCGTCCAGCAGTAGCACCCGCCGCACAGGCCGGACACGGGCCTCGTAGGATTCGGAGATCCAGCGCCAGTAGGCCCGCACGGAGGTCAGCTCGGCGACGTTGGCGATGGTGGTGGGCTGGGCGGCGCGCCCTTTGCTGATCGAGCGGGCTGCGGTGCGGGCGTAGAGCGCAGCAGTCGCCGGGGACACGCCACGGGCCATCAACGACGCGATGAACCCCTTGGCGTTCAGGTACTGCGTGGTGCTGGTGGCGACCGTGACCACGGCATCGCCGATTCGGTACTGCACGGCTGCGTCTGATTTTGGCCTGCGTCCCATGAGGGAAACGCTATGTCAGTTATGTGTATAGATCAATATATAATATATAAGCTGATCCCATACCGTGCGCGCGCGCGATTCAACTATCACATTTTTTAGGTCGGTTTTTACCCTAAACATTGACCTAAAAAATGTGATAGTTGAATCGCGCGCGCGCACGGGAGAGTCAGCCCGCAAAATTCAAGTGCGCACCGTAGCCGACGGGTTGAGGTAGTCCCCCACCAGCGCCCCTTGACACGCGCCGCGCGTTGCCGCATCATTTCGCCATGTCGCCCGCCGAAAACGCGCCCAATCCAATCGGGGCGGAGATCCGCCGGCTGCGTGACTCGCTCGGGATGACCCTGCAGGATTTCGGGCGCCACGTGGAGATCCCGTGGCAGACGATCCAGGCGTATGAAGGCGGTCGCGCGGTGCCGCCGGCGACGCGGCTGCTGCTGATCATGCACGCCACCCGGCGCGCGAAGGAACCGTTCCGCGTGGCGCCGGTAGCTCGCGCTGTGGCGTTGGCGGCTTAGAGCCTGCGCACCGGCTTTGTTGGTGCGACGACATCCAGATCTCGTGATTGACCGCCACCCACGCAATCGTGTACGGTGCGCGCCCCTGCCGTAGGTCGCGGGTGGCGGCGGCGGGGCTCGACAGAACACCGTAGGGCCGGCAGGGTTTTACTTCGACCGGCAGCACGTGCTAGTGATCTAGCAAATGGGCCAAGCATCGAGACGGAAGCGCATGCTACCGGCGGCATACCGGCCACTCGGGCGGGTGGCGCCGCAATCCACAAATAGTCCACAGGCGTTGCAGAGTGTACCGGCGTGCCCTCGCTGCCCATTCGCCGAGGCTCACGTGCACTACCTGACGCTGCAGCGGCCCGACGGTAGCGCTTTTTATCCACAGCCATCGTAAACGACATGGCCTCGCACACGCGTCTTCATTGTGTTCTGTGTGGAGTGGACCGTGCGCCGCGGTTCTTCGGCATTTCGGCTGAGGGCGCGTACGACCCCGCGCACGTCAATGAGCTGGGCTCGCGCACCTACCACTTCGGCGGCGCGTCGAACATCAAAGTCGACAAGGGCCCCGCGCCGATGAACATGGCCTACGGGATGCGAGCGGCGCTCAAGGCAGCACTGGCGCGCGTGGAGGCGGACATCGTGGAGGCCGGAGGCGAGCTGGATTGAAGCGGCGCGCCGGCGGCATGCGGTTTTCCGCGCGGCTCCAGGAGGGCGAACGGATCTGGGTGCTGACCCCTGCCGACGCTCACGGCGTCGTCGTGTCGGCGCGGACGATGCGACGTGGCGACCGCCACATTCGCTGGAAAGAAGTTCCGCCACGCGCGCAGATCGTTAAAACGGGCAGATATAGTCCACGCGTGGGCACTGTAAACCGGCGCGATGAAGGGGAAACATGGGTTCGTACCAATGGTCCAACAGCGGTGGCCGCGTTCCGCGCCATGCACGCGTTGCTGCGGTGATGCTGTCCGTGGGCACACCGATCACGGTGGTGGTCGGGCGGGGCGTGCTGATTCAGGCGTTCGTGGACAAGGTCGATTCCGTGCAGTTTCGCTGGAATGAGGTTGGCGCGTTGAGCAGAAGCGCGCTGCTTACCGCCGACGACGAGGGCACACTGTGGGTGCGCGGCTGGTGGAACTACGACTCCGACGCGGTGGCCGCACTGCGTGCCGCTGCGGCGCTCATGGCCTAGTCTGTGTCTTTGAACAGCCCCGGGTGGTACCCGTGCTGGGATGGTGGCGTCGTGGGAGGTGGCGGTGCGGGGGGCTCCTCGACGATCGCCGAGCGCTCCAATCCCCACAGCAAAACCCCTTCAAATACGGGTGTTAGGAAAGTTGCCAACAAACTAGCAACACACAGCTCTGTGACGACCACCCACCAGGGCGATGCTGCCTCCGCAGACCAGATGCTCACCGGGCGCAGGCCCACGGCGGCGAGCCCGAGGCCAATCCACGTGCCTGAGCACCCGGCGCAGGCCAGCAACGACGCCAGCCAGCCGTGGGCCCGGCTCCACAGCGGCCGCCCGATGCCTGAGCGCGCCACCACCCAGTGAATCGCCGCGCTGAGCATGCCCAGCACCACCAGTTGCTGCACGTCGAGGATCACGCGCTGCCCTTTTTGCACAGGTTGCGCACGATGTGCTGCCCTATTCGCGCAAAAACCTCGACGGCGCCGAACGCGAAGAGGAAAAACAGCAGCCGCTGCCACCACGTGAAGTCACGAAACGGCGCGGCGACGCGCTCCAACCAGCTCATCCGCTGCGCATCCGCTGTCGGAAGTCGGCCTGCGTCCTGGTGGCCTTCCAGTTCTCACACGTGGCCTGCATGTCGGTGGGGATGTTGTCGCGCTTGCAATACCCGTAGCTGGATGGGTCGATCACCAGCGACTTGCGCCCAGGAAAATCCTTTGCGATCGGCGTCTTGAAGGTGCCGTCCGGTTGCACTTCCAGCCCCCTGGCGATGAAATAATCCGCCATGCGCTTGCGCCCCACGTTGTCCCACCGCCGGCACATCATGCACGGTCGCGTCTCGACGCCTGTGGCCAGCTCGATGCGCCCTTGCGCCAGCTGGTCGCCGTCGCCGCCGACGATGCGGATCTCCTGCCAGCACGTGGTGTTGGCCACTGCACAGGCCGGACACGGTTTCGGCGCGTGGGATGCGTGGCCACAGGCTTCGCAGTTCACCGCGCCGATGGTGCCGCGCCAGATAATTGGCGTCAAGGGGATTGTTGGGACTTGACGCGGACATGGGCGTGGGATGATGCTCGGGGACCATGGCAGCCACCAAGCACGCGCAGCACGAGGTGATCAAGAGCCATCCCGATATGGCAAAGCTCGGTGCCTTCACGGGCCACACCGTGACGGTAACGAAACACCGGGTGCCCCGCGGCGGGGTGGGGTCGCCGGTGGTGCCCACGCAGCAGATGGCGCTCCAGCAAATCATCGCGCTGCAGTCGTCGTTGCCGCTCGAACACGGGCCGGGGTTCTACCGATTCGAGATCGTAGATACCGGCGGCAACGGCGTCGACGTGTTCATGCAGCAGCTTGGGCCAGATAACCAGCAGGAGGGCGCACCGATGTCGTTTCCCACTCCCACCGCCGGCAGCGTGGTGCCATCAGGTGCCGACGTGATCAATCTCGGAGCCGGGTACTTCTACAACGAGTCGTTGAAGACCCTCACCACGCCGTGGCGTGAGATCGTCAACTGGGAGCCGGGGATGCAATTCCCCAAGCCGCCGTCGATGATGGGCGCCCAACAGCAATCGCCCTTGCAGATCGTGCCGCCGGGCGCCACGCCGTGGAATTGGCCGCAACAGCAGCAGGGCTGGGGCGGGTTCCCTGTCAACGACACGGCGTCCGAACAGGTCAAGGTGCTGCAGGCCAAGATCGCGGAGGACGATCGCCGGCGCGAGATGGACCGCTTGCGTGACGAGATGAACCGCAAGCAAGACGAAACGCTGAAGCTCGTCACCGGCGCCATCGAGAAGATGACGCTGGCGCTGGCGGCGAAGCCTGCGGGGCCGTCCGAAGAGACGATGCAGTTGAAGCGCGAGCTGGATGACCAGCGCCGGCGCAATGAGGATCGCGAGCGCGAGGATCGCATGCGTGCGGAGATTCAGCGCCACCAGGACAAGACCGCGGAGACGCTGCGTGTGCTGTCCGAAAACAAGCAGGACCCGATGCTGCCGATGTTGATGCAGCTGATCTCGTCGCAGCAGACGTCGGCCATGGAAGCCGTCAAGGCGATCCAGTCGTCGACGACCGTGGCGGCAGCCGCGTCGGAGCGCTCCACACAGCAGATGGTGGAGCGCATGTCGGCGTCAATCCTCACGCCGTTGCAGCTCACGCAGATCATGCAGCAGGCAAAGGGCGACGCGGGGCAAGCGGCAGCACACGTGATCGAAGCAGCCAAAGACGCCATGACCATGCAGCGGGACGTGTTCACGCAGTTGCTCGATCTGTCGAACCAGGGCGGTCAGCCTGCGTGGGTGAGCGTGGCGACGGCGGCCATGGATAAAATCGGCACTGTCGGCGCGGCGCTCGCAGAGCGCAACCGCCTGCAGACCCAAGCGCAACAGCCCCAGATGGTTCGCCGCGCGATGCCCCCGCAGCAGATGCGCCAGCCGCCCGCGGCCGCGCCGATGCAAGCGATGCCTCAAGTTGCCGCTGCTGCCGGCGCCCAGCAGCAGCGCCTGTCCGCACACGAGCAGCGTGTGCACCGCGAGCTGTCGCCTTCGGAGCAAATGCGCGCGAACGCGGCCGCCAGCGTGAGCCATTTCGTCACAGCGCCGGCGGCGCCGGCTACCGCGCCGCTGGGCGCGGCTCCTGTTTTGGCGACCGCTGCAGCTCCTCCCACCGCCCCTCCGGCTGCAGCGGTCGCCTCTGTCCACCCTATTGCGCCAGCAAAGCGCAGCCGGGCCAAGAAACGCGCACCCGCGCCACCCCCACCGATCCCTGCTGCTGGGTATACGATTGCCCAACTGCGCGAGATGGATGTCGACGAGGTGCGCGCCGTCGTCAACCAGCTCGACGACCTGGCGCTGTTCGGCGACGCGCTGCTGGCGTACGTGGGGCAGCTGCGGCAGAGCAGCGATCCGCCAGAGAAGATCGCCGAGCAGGTGCTGGCAAGCCGGGCGTACCTGTCGAGCTTCGGCGACGTGCCACCGCCGGCAATGGAGCTGCTGTTGAGCGAGCAGATCGAAGTGCTGGTGGAGCGGCTGCTGCCCGAGCAAACCGAAGAGGTCCGCGCCGAGGTGGCGGGCGAGATCGAGGCGGCGCTCGAAGCGGAGGCGGGTGAAGGGGAAGAGGGTGAAGAGGGCGAAGAGGGCGAGAGCGCCGAGTAAGCGAAACTGGTGTTGCACGCTGCTACACCAGTAAGCTATTCTTGGCAGATGGCACTCAGCCGAAAAGACGTAACCTTCCCTGCGTGGGTAGAGCGTATTCGCGACGCCTGCCTTTCTGAAGCAGTCAAGGAGGTCCTGCAGGCGCGCGGTACAGCAATCCGGAGCGGCGCGCTGCAGGACAAGAATTGCCTTTCGGCTTTCCGCAGCGCCGACATGACCATCGAGCAAATCGAGTACGGCCGTGTGCAGGGCAAACCGGCGTGCGCAAAGGCAGCCACGGCGTTGCGCAAGTTCACGACTGCTGCCGAGTGCGCTGCGCCCAGCGCGACGCGGAGACGACGATGACCACGAAGACACAGCCCGTTCGTATTCGGCAAGATGTCCACGCCGCGATCGTAACCTGCCAACAGGAGGTACTTCGCCGCGGGTGGAAAGCGTTCGGTATTGCTAGAGCCGACCAGCCTACGCTGTCTGCGGTCATCGAAGAGGCCGTGAAGCGGCTCCGCCCCAGGAGTTGACACGCCAGACCGCCCGGCCGTACGCTAGTTGAATGGCGAAACGACGGCGCAAGAAGATCTTCGGGTTGTTCGGTCGGGCGAAGAGCCGCCGTGGCGGCAAGATGGCGGCGCGGATGCGCAACAAGCCCGCGGCGTGCAAGCGCGAGCTGGGCGACTGCATGCGCGCCAAGCGCGGTCCCGGGCGCTGCATGAAGGCGTACCACGCCTGCGGGTAAGCGCTGGTGGATCATCGTCCACAGCAGGGTTGGGTCGCCCCCGCACGGGGTGGCGCTGCATTGGCGGTGTCCCACGGGCCGCGGGTGGGGGCCGTGCGGCCGGTGCCGGTGGTGCGCGCTGGAGGAATCGGGATGCTGCGGAGGAAGCGCTGATGGCCGCGCGCTGCACACCGTGGAAGGAACAGCATTTCGCCTCGGGCGCGACGGCGATCGTCAGCACGTGCGGGGCGGGTGTTGAACTGCAGGTGCGCCCCGATGACTGGGCGAAACAGTCGGGCCCGTCGGGCTACATCGTGAAGCGCAATGGCCGCATCGTTCGGCACGGATACGTGCGGACGCTGACCGGCGTGAAGAAGGCCGCGCGGCGCCAGGCTGGAGCGAAGGGCGGCGTGCCGTGAGCAGCAAGGGCGAATACTGCGCGGTGCGACTCGTGCACAAGATATCGCCGTCCGCGAAGGACACGATGGACGTCAGGATTTCACCCACCGCGTTTTCGAACAAGAACACGCTGGCGAAGGCACTCCGCAAGGCTGGTGTCCTCACGTCGGGCGTTCGCCTCCGGTCCTTTCGCGTCGAGGGGGACAAGGTTGTCGCCTTCCCGACCGGCCGGTTCAACGTGTGGCACTCGGTCATCATGACCTGCGAAAGGGACGAGTAGGCCGTGAGCGTCAACGCCGCCGTCTGCAAGCTCTACCAGGCGCTCTCCAAAGAGCACGGGGGCAACTACACCGTCACCGTGACGGGCGGGGGGCGCATGCTGGCGAAGAGCGCGGGCGTCAACGCCCCGTATGTCGGCCCGGTGTGCACCGGGATGATGGCGGGGGCCCGGCGGCGAAAGCGGAGGCGCCGACGATGAAACCAGTGCTCGCCCTTCTGCTCTCAGTGGGCGCCATCGGCGCAGGCGCGTTCGTGCTCCACCGGTCCAGCGGTGGGTTGTCGTTGAGTGGCGCTCAGCGCCGTCGATCCACCTTCCGTGGCCCGGCCGAGACCCGCGAGCTGGAGCGGTTCTGCGAAAACGACGGCGATCTCTACCGTCAGCAGGTGCAGCCGATTGAGAAGAACCTGAAGAAGAAGCTGGCCAAAGGCGTCTTCGACCCCGCCAAGGCCGAGAAGCTGTGGGGCTACCTGGCGGAGAATTGCGCCAAGAAGTATGCGCGCGAGTTTGGAGACGGCATGCCCTGGCACAAGATGTTCTCCACGGCCGACCGGCGCGAGGTGGCGCGATCGTTCAACAGGAGCTTCATGCGCGAGGAGGGGGGTATCTCCACGTGAAGACCAAGAAAGAAGCGCACAAGAATGACCTGCGGCGGCTGATCGCCCCCGAGCGGGTCAAGGTCATCCTGAGGCGCATCAGGCAGGGGGCGTTCGGCGCTACCGCGGCCGAGATCGGCAGCAGCGTGATCCTGCATGGCGAGATCCAAAGCGCACTGCAGAACCACACCGAGGCGACCACCGCCCGCAAACGTGGTAGAGCCAAAGCATGATTGTCCTTTGGTCCATTCTGTGTCTGATCGTGGGGCTGCTGCTCTACGCGTACCCCAGCAACGCCAAGATTCAGCGCATCGGCGAGATCATGATCTTCTGGGGAATCGGGGTGACGCTGCTGGCACTCACCCGCGCCGGCCCGGTCAAGTTGTTGTAAGGGAGGGACAGCGGTGACACACAGCCAAATCAATCGGGCGTGGCATAGATGCATAGTTCGTGCATCGCGCGCACCGACCAAGAAGGCACTGAAGATCATCGCCAGGTGCGCTGTCCGTATAGGGGACCCGATCGGCGACGACCGTGAGCTGCGGCAGCTCGTCCGCGAGGCGCACAAGATAGACTGGCGCAAACTCCGCAGCTGAATTCACGCCTCGGCGAGTAGCGCTTGCGCTGCGCGCATGGCGCGCACCTCACCAGAGTCCCACGCGTGGTGTCCGTACACCCAGCATATTCCTTCGTCGCCGACTACGGGATATGCGGGTACCCACGAATGCATGAACACACCGTGCACGAGCGTGGTTACCGGCGTCGGCTTCATGTGCGCCAGCGAGCGCGCTCCACCAGCTGCACAGCGCGCGGGACACGAACAGCTGTCTGCCACACTTCGGCACACGCCGTGTAGCGCACGCGGCGCGACCAGCGACCGGGCCCGGAGCCTGTGCGGCGGTAGAGCGTCATAACCACTCGTTCACACTGGCGGGAACGGCGGCGCCTGCGGACACGGCACCAGCCAAGAATCGCCCGGCACGTCGATCGCGTGGGCGTGTAGCTGGACCCGCTTCACGTGAAGGGCGCGGAAGCACCGAGGGCCCTGCGCGGGCGGTTCGTCGACGTCGTGGAAGCGTACCGTGCCGGTGCTGCAGGTCCGGTAGTGCTTGGCGGCCTTGGCGTGCGCGGCCATCCACTCCTGGTGCGCCAGCGCGATTCTACCGGCGTGCAAGGCGGCGGCGTTGACGAGCAGGCGGTCGATTTCTGCCGCCGCCGCTGCTTTCGGGCTGCACTCGGCGACGCACCAGGCGCAGAGACCCTCGGCGACGCCGGAGCCAGTGCCGCTGCAGCCGGTGAGACGGCCGTGGTTGGGGCTAGAGCACTGGCAGGTGAAGTAGCGGTCCGCTGTACCGGCGGCCATCACTGCACCAGCCTCACCAGCACCTGCCGACCGTGCGTGATGACGTCGGCCGACCACGCCGGCGCAATCCACACCCCTGCGGCGCAGGCGACGCCCAGCACGAACAGCACGCAGGCCACCGCGCCGAACAGACGGAGCACCAGGGCGAGCGTCAGCACGGCCACCAGCCCGACCAGCACGCCGATCACGCGGCACCTCGCGTGGTCCAGCGCCCAAACAGCGGTGCGTGGAACAGGACCGAATTGTGCGCCTGCAAGCGGGCGTGCGACCAGATCAGTAGCTCGCCCACCGTGACGGTGGACGGGCGCTTCTCCGGGTGCAGATCCAAGTAGTCGGCGAGTAGCTCGTCGAGCGCGTGGTGGAGGCTGTGGTTGCGATCGGCGCGGTTCACGTTACGCCGCCTTCCTGAGCAGCTTCAACGACGCCCGGATGATCTCGTCGGCCGTGCCGTTCGAGCCCACGCGTGCCAGCACCGGCTCGATTTCGCCGTTCGTGTAACCGAGGTACTTCAATCCGCCGCGTGCATCCTTCACCGTGACCGGCTCCATGGTGCGAATGGGGATCACCTTGGCGTGTGGCGCGTGAACAATAGGGTGCTCTTCGCGGGCGGCCTTTCCTTGCTCGGAGGTGAACGTCCACCTGAAGAAGCGGATCCACAGCTGCAGCGGCACGATGCACAGCAGCCCGAAGGTGAACGCCGAGAGCGCCACCGCGGTGCAGCCGGTCTGGCCGAACAGCCACGTGGTGAACTTGGCGAGCAGCTCACCCACGATGCCGGTGGTGGTGCCGAAGGCCAGAAAGAACGAGAAGGACAGGAGCGTGATACCGAGGAAGGGACGGAATTTGGTTTTCATGGCGTTTTTCCTTTCGACTGCCAGTTATACAGCAATCGGCGCGCCGTGCGCAATACTTGAGCGCAATACGTTATGTATTGCGTCAGTGTGGTGGTTTTGCGTCAGTCTGGTGTCGCTGTAGTTGCACACACGATGTCGATGAGTGCCTGGCGCATTCTTATTCGCACAGCCGCGTAGGCGGCGTCGGCGGCGGCGTAGGCGGCGTAGGCGGCGGCGGCGTCGGCGGCGGCGTCGGCGGCGTAGGCGGCGGCGGCGGCGGCGTAGGCGGCGGCGGCGGCGTAGGCGTAGGCGGCGTCGGCGGCGTAGGCGGCGGCGGCGGCGGCGTAGGCGGCGGCGGCGTAGGCGGCGGCGTCGGCGGCGGCGGCGGCGGCGGCGTCGGCGTCGGCGGCGGCGGCGTAGGCGGCGGCGTCGGCGGCGTCGGCGGCGTCGGCGGCGGCGGCGGCGTAGGCGGCGGCGGCGGCGGCGTCGGCGGCCTTCCATTCGATCAGCGGAGGTTCACGTCCTGCAATACGTCTACGGTACAGATCGGCAACGGGTGCACTCGTCGAGTACTTTCCAAGCTCCTCGGTGAGCAGCCACAGGAACCAGCGATCGCAAGCGCGCTTCAGGTCTGCGCCAGGCGTGATGGCCTCGTACAGCCCGACGATGCAATGGAGCACGCGTGCTAACTCGTGCAGTTGCTGAGGCACGCCAGGAACCCGAGGGTATACGGGTTTCTCGTCGAGCAGTGCACCTGCAGCAACAGCAGCGTGTATCTCCTTGACGACGGCCGTCTTATCGACCTCCGCGAACGCTTTCATCTATCGCCGCCACCACTTCGGGCGCCACCGTGAGGGAGCTTTTGCAGCTCCTACAGGTGCGCAGGCAGTAGAGCACCCGGCCGTCACTGTCGGGCCACTCTTTGCCGGGGTCGGTGGTGGCGGCGACCTGGGCAGGGTCGGTGCGGTCGATGTCGGGATGTCCCGTGACACACATGGCGTGTCTTGCACCTCGGCAAATTGCTCTTGCAGCTTTAGCCACATTTGTCAGCTCGCCATCAGCGCCAGGGCGGCCCATCGCCAGTGGAACAGCTCTTTGCCGAGCATCGTGAGTTGGCAGAGGTACATGGGCGATGTCTGTGGCGGGTGCCCAACGAGGCGCTTGTCTACCGTCACGTTGCCACCGTACAACGCGTGAATGTGCCCGCACGCGCCGCTGTTAAGCGTGAAGTCGACTTCGTCTGGTCGATCAATCTCGTGTCCACCGCACGAGCACGTCAGCAGGCGAGCTGTGCGGGTAGCGGAGCGCCTACTGTGGATTGCCACCCAGTGCCCGGTGGTGTTGCCCAGTTGTGCCACCAGCGCGACCTTCACGGCCCACTCCACGGAAACTTCGGCAGCGCACGCACCTCGCCAGCTGTGCTTGCTCCGATGGTAGCCACGTCGCATGCTCCGATGAACGCCGCAGGAGCCCACGGCGCCTGCGTCACCACGCGGCGAGTCTCCTTCGCACGCGGCCAGTACAGCGTGGCCACGCCCTGGTCGACGCGCACCACGAACGTGCACGGATCGTCGAGGCCCTTCCACGGCGTGGGGGTGGCGTCGCCTACAATCATCGTGTACGCCGCGTGGCAAGCCCTTGGCTTGGTGCTACGGTCACACGCAGGTGGGTCGGCCATGACCAGTGCGATCGTCAGCACCGTGTCGTCGTGCCGCATGATGCACAGGTCGTCGTCTTCAGCGCATTCGACGGCGACTGTGTGCGGGCGCGGGGGACCGTAGTTCCACGCTGGCGCGCGGGGGTCGACGGGAATCTGTACCGGGCCCGCAAACGGGTCGACAAACTCGCTAGCCGGCTTGAAGTTGCGGAAGATGTTGAAGTCGATCGTCTGGCTTGGCGGAGCCAGGAGCGACAAGACCAAAAGCAGCGCGTGCATTAGAAGATCCCTTCGAGTAAGGCAACGATGATATCTGAAACAGGCTCCACCGCGCCGAGCGTGATGATGCCGAGGAGGGCAATAGCAAAGGCTTTCATTGGCGTGCCCCCAGCTGCACAGAGACGATCGGCAGGGGCGATTGTGGTGGCGCCTCCAGCAGGATCAGCTCGTGCATGGCGCAGCAGGTCCACCAGGTCGCGAGGATGCTGCACGTGTAGGTGGCGTTCTCTGACACCTGCGCGGCGATCTCCCAGATGTGCTGGTTCACCTCAAGCTGCTCGAACACAATGCAGCGGATGGTGGCGGAGCGGCGGGGGGTGCGTCCAGGGGCGCCCAGCGCGGTCACGCGGCACCTCGCACGGTCGCGACAATCGCGTCAATGGCTTCGCGTGCCCTGCGATAGCTCGGGGTGTTGCTGGTTGGAGTGCCGTCAGGCTCCTCGAAGCGCACGCGGTAGCGCAACGCCGGGTTGGGGGCCAACCCGGGCAAGTACAGCGCGAGCTGTGCGACGTGCACGCCGTCCACCAGGATTCGCCAGCCGATCATGCAGTCGGCCATTCGGCTCGTCTCGGGTGCAGGCAGGCGCTGGACACCCCGGTGACGGACGAGCTTGCCCTTGCCGGTCACGACTGCACCTCAGCCGCGCGCTGGTATTCCTCTTCGGCGAGGGGCTCCGATACCGACACTAGCTCGTACAGCGCCTTGGGGTGCTCGGCCTCGATCACACGGCGGGCGCCGTCCTCGGTCAGCGCAACCGCTCGGTAGACGCCGTCGTCCATGGAAGATCTGAACGTCCAGATGCGGCCCCAGGGACTCTCCGGCAGTTGTGCGCCGAAGTACGCGACACCCATGTATTGCCGATAGCGCTCGGTGTTGTCGAACTGGACCACCCCGTGCGCACTTCCAATGTAGTGTGACATTTGGCGTTTCTCCCTTGTTGCCAGTTATACAGCAACTGGTATGCCGCGCCAAGTTCCTCGATCGTGGCCACTTCGCAGCACCGGTGTGCCGTTTTGGTGTCGCCGGATCGCCACACCCGATGCACACGCGCCACACACGTCGCGGTGCGCCATGAAGAAAAAGCTTGTCAGCCCACCTGTTAGTCGTGGTATGAGTTTGGCATCGAGGGCTTGATGCCGATTGCCAGTTAACTGACAAGGAAGGAAAAACGCCAATGACCAACCTGACCGCCATCCTCCGCGCCGCTCTCTTCTGCCCCGGGCCCGAGGGCTTCTGGGGTCTGCCACTGCTCCTGTGGGGGGAGCCGGGCGAAGGGAAGACCGCCGTCATCAAGGCTCTGGCATTGCAGCTGGGGCTCCCCTTCCACCGCCTGTCGCCGGCCGAGCAGGGCGAGGGCCGCTTTGGGGTGGTGCCAGTCCCGGGCATCGATGGCCTGCTGCATTACCCACCGCCGGCCGATCTGGTCACGCTGTTCGGTGACGGGGGACTCCTGTTCGTGGATGAGATCTCCACCGCGCCGCCGGCGCTGCAGGCCCCCCTGTTGGGGCTGGTGCAGCTGCGCACTTTGGGCAACCACACCTTCCCTGCCCGCACACGCATGATCGGTGCCGGCAACGAGACCCGCGACGCCGCGGGCGGCTGGGACCTGGCGCCCGCGCTCTGCAACCGGTTCGGCCACATCGACTACAGCGGCCTCGAAGCGAACGCGTGGGCCGGTGGGCTGTTGGGGCACTTCTCGAACATGGATGGAGCGAGCCCAGGCGATCCTCTGCCGGCGGCCGCGCTGGAGGCGATGGTCATGGAGGCGTGGCCCGCGGCGGACGCCCACGCGCGCGGCTTCGTCAGCGCCTTCATTCGCGTGCGGCCCGAGCTGCTGCGCAAGCGCCCCGCCAAGGGCTCCCCCAACCGCGCCTGGCCGAGCCCCCGCTCGGTCGAATACGCCACCGTGGCGCTCGCCTCAGCAAAGGTACACAACCTGTCCGAAGCAGACACCGACGAGCTGATGAGCGCCTTCGTGGGGCAGGGCTGGGTGAGCGAATACCGCGCGTGGTCGGCCATGGCCGATCTGCCCAACCCTAGCGAGCTGTTGGACGGCAAGGTCAAGTTCGAGCACGACAATCGTCGGCTCGATCGCACGATGGCCGTGCTGTCCGCGTGCGCTGCGCTGGTGATTCCTGTCGATGCGAAGAACCGCCTTGATCGCGTCCGAACGCTGTGGGGTTTGATCGCCGCGGTGTCTAAGGATGCGCCCGACACCGTCATCCCGATCGCCCGCGAGATCCTCAAGGTGCGCCTGCTGCTGAAAGGCGCGGGCATCCAGCAAGACACCTTGGCGGCGCTCCTGCCTCTGATGGTGCAGGCTGGCATCGCATCGGACGTGGTGTAGCCGTGGCGAAAGCGGCCATGTCGCCACGTCAGAGAGTCGGCGTAGCCGTTGCGCGCATCACCGATCCGGGCACCGGCTACGCCCCATACTTCGGCGCCATGCTACGGGGCTTCGTGCGCCGCGAGATGTCCGCCGAGATGGAAGCGGCCATGAACGCCGTGGGGCTGATGCCGTCAATGGCGGTGTCAGCGGACGGGATCCTGTTCTGGTCGCCGACATTCGTCATGGAGCGGTCGATCGGCGAGCTGGCCTTCGTGCTCATGCACGAGACGATGCACGTGGTGCTCAAGCACTTCAGCCGCGCGAAGGCGCTGGGCGTGACGCCGGAGCGCCAGGCGCTGGCGAACATGGCGCAGGACGCGTGCATCAACGAGGAACTGCGGAAGGGCTGGCCGCACTTGGGCAAGGAAGGCATCTACCCCGAGTCGTTGGGGCAACCGCTGGGGCTGGTGTTCGAGGAGCGTTACCGCCGGCTGCTGCAGGAAAGGGCGAAACAAGACGGCGGCGCGGCTGACGGTGGTGGTGAAGGTGGTGCCGACAAAAAGCAGGGCGATGGCCCGGGGCGCGGATGGTGTGGCAGCTGCGCCAACCATCCTGTGCCCGGGGAGGCACCCCCGGGCAGCAGCCGCGACGCGCGGTCAGAGGCGGAGATGGAACGCTTTCGGCGTGAGACGGCCCACGCGGTGAAGGCGCAGTCCAACAAGGGACGGGGCATCGTGCCGGACAGCCTCAATCGATGGGCGGACCAGATGCTGGCGCCCCCCGTGGTCGACTGGCGCACGAAGCTGGCCCGGTCGGTGCGCGCCGCGGTGTCCTACCGACCGGGTGCGGTGGACTTTGCCTGGACGAAGGTGTCACGGCGCCAGGCAGGAATCGGCTACGGGCCGGGGCGCCCGATCGTACCCGGGTTCCGCGCACCGGTGCCCCGGGTCGCCTGCATCGTCGACACATCAGGGTCAATGGGCGAGGTCGAGCTGACGGCGGCCGCGAGCGAGCTGCAGGGAGTGCTGGGGGCGGTGGGCGCCGACGTCACGGTGTGCACGGTCGATGCGGCGGTGCACGACCTGCAGCAGGTGTCGTCGATTCAGGCGGCGTGCGCGCTGATGAAGGGCGGCGGGGGAACGTCGATGACCCCTGGGTTCGAGGCGCTCGCCAAGCACCAGCCGCGCTCCGAGGTGGTTATCGTGCTGACTGACGGTGAGATCGGCGATGGCTACCCTGCAGTCGAACCGGCGTGGTGCAAGACGATCTGGTGCGTGGTGGGGAGCTACGCCGGCGATCCCTGCCCGTGGGGTGAGACGATCCACATTGAAGAGCAGCACGCGCAGGAGGCAGCGTGAAGCCTCTCGTCAAAAAGCTCGAACGCGCGCTGGCCAAGCTGCCGGGCACGGAGGGCCGCAAGATCGCCCGCCGCAATGCCCGGCAGCGCGTTCTGGCTGCACTCCGTGCCGTGCGGGCACACGTGGACCGTGAATTCCCTGCGATCGTGGCGCGTAAGGGGGGGCACACATCGTACGGTTGACCAGCGCCTAGCACACCTCAGGCGCAAGGGGTGGGTCCAAAAAGACGCCCTCTTTGCGGCGCGCTACGCTGCGGTAGGTGTGCCCATTCGTAATATCGGGGGCGACCTGTTCGTGCCTGGTTGGGCCCACGCGATCGGCTACAACAAACAGACCGAGCTGCGCGCCGCCAAGCGCTCTGTGAAGGCGCGCAAGGCAGCGCTCGCGACGGCAGCCCTTTTGCAGACGTAAGAGCCTGCGCGCCGGCTTCGAAGGCGCGACCGTGAATGGACTAGTTACCGAACCTGAATCCCAAACAAAGGAAAAACGCCAATGACCACCACCGCCACTCCCGCCACTGTTCAACGCGATTACCTCGTCACGCCAGAATCCGTCGCCACTGCCGGCGCCATAAGTTATTGGCGTCTCAGCGGTGCAATCAATTTGGCTCGGCTCAGCGCCGCCTGGGGTACCCAGTCCCTCGACCCCAAGCTCCTCCCCACCCCTCCCGGAGACGAGGTGGCGCTGGGCCGAGCCGTTCGTGACCAGGCAGAGCGCCGCCGGCTCGTGCGACCACTGGAAAAGCGCGGCGCGTGGGCCATCGTGGCGGAGACTGCCAAAGATGATCGCATCGACTTCAAGACGCTGGCGCGCGTGTACTACGACAAGCCCGAGGGATCGGAGATCGGCACGCCGCGCTTCGTTCGCGAAGAGGCCACGTCGGACATGTACGAGGCGCTGGTCACGAACATCCGCGGCGCCTACGAGCGCCACCGCGGCGAACTGGAGTCGAACGACATCTCCGGGTGGCTGGTCAAGCTCGGCTATCGCCTGGACGTCGTGGCGCTGCGGGACACTGGGGGCATCTACTTCGTGCCACGGCAAAACGTCGACATCTGGCGGCGCGTCGTTGCGGCCATCGAGAGCGTCAGCAGCCATCGGGTGTTCAAGATTCCAGCGCTGCGCAACAGCGAGGCGATCGAGGCCATCACGGAGGCGGTCACGGCCGAGGCGGTGGCGATCGTCGACCGACTGGAGGCCGAGCTGGCGCTGACCGGCGACGACGCGCTGGGTGACAGGGCGCTCAAGACGCGCGCCGCCGAATGCTCTGCATTGTTGAGCAAGGTGAACGGGTACGAAGCGCTGCTCGAATCGCGCCTGGTGGTGGCCGAGCGTGTGCTGGCGCTGCAGGGCACGCTGGCCGCTGCGACGCTGATGCAAGGCGACGACATCGAGTAGACCATGCTTATCCGGTTGACACACCAAGAGGGGGATTGAGTCGCTGATGGAAGAATTCATCTTGCGGGTGGCATGGAGTAGCACGCCGAACCACCTGATCCGTCGCGGAGAAGTTATGGCCGACGTCGGTCTTCCGCCTCCCGATCCGCCGTTGACCGACGCGGAAATGCAGCAGATTACTTTTGCCGCCAAGATGGAGGCCCTGAAGTGTCTTCGACGACGGAAAAAGAGCCGTGGTGTATCAACCGGATAAGCGTGGAGTAGACTTTGGTTTGGATAACCCCCGACCGGTGTCTGGCGAGATTGGCGTTTTTCCTTCACCGGTCGGGGGCGACTCCTTTTAGGGGGGTGCGCATGCGCTATCTGCTGTTCGTGTTGGTGCTCGGGTGTGGTGAGACTGTCTTGCCGTTCGGTGGCGAGGAACCATGGAGTATAGGCGGCGCGGGCACCGGCGGCGCGACGGCGCCGACTGGTGGCGTGGGCAGTGGCGGCGGCGGCGTCGCTACCGGTGGTAGCGGTACAGGCGGCGCAACTGGTACCGGCGGCGCTGTTATTTCAACGGGTGGCGCTGCAAGCGGGGGCGCACAAGCTGCGACGGGTGGCGTGCCTGGTACAGGCGGCGCAGCGAATGGTGGCGCTGCAAGTGGCGGAGCACCTTCGACGGGCGGCGCGCCTGCAACGTCAACAGGTGGCGCTTCGACAGGCGGTGCCTCTGGGACCGGCGGCGCCCCCAGCATGGCCCGTCCGTGCGAAGGGTTTTGCTCTCCGCCAGTGACCGTCCCTCCCGGGATGAACTCCGGAGCGCTAGGCACGGGTCGTGGCTGCTACGAGGTGATCGGCACTATTACTGCGGTGGTGTGCGGAAACTTCATTGCTCCGCGGACGCTGTACAATTCAGGCATCCCATTGAACTGCAACAGTTCGGCCACACCAGCAGCAGGTACACAGCGGAACGGCGGATACTGCTTTACGGCTCCGGAGGGCGCGGGCCCGGACGCGTATTTCACGACGTATTAGGGCCCCGGTCGGACCGGCGCGTTGCGCAGCTCATGCACCAGCGTGACTGCTGGGCGCGCATCAGCGATCGTGAACCCGCGCCCAGCCAGCGTCGCCTCGTACACGCCCGTGTGCAGCTCCGCAAAGCCGTCGTTGAAATCCATCGGCTCGCCATCGATCGCCATGACACGCGTCGGCTCCCCGTGCAGTGACAACCGCCAATTCACGTTGGCGTGTTTGAGCGCCAGGAAGCCGCGCGCCTGGTTGTCCCCCCGCTCGTACATGCGGTGCTCCTCACATGGCCCGAAGAGCCACAGCAGCAGGTCGAACATGTGAACGCCAATGTTCGTGATGAGCCCACCGGAGCGTTCGACGTTGCCCTTCCAGCTGTGGGCGTACCAGCGGCCGCGGGGGGTAACGTAGTCGAGCGTGACCCGGTGGGGGCCAGGCTGGGCGCCGAGGTACTTCTTGAGCGCGCCGATGCGGGACAGGAGGCGACACTGCAGGACGGTGTAGACGCGCTTACCATACAGTTGCTCGTCCTCTTCTAGCGCGTCGAGGTTCCACGGCGCGAGCGTGAGCGGCTTTTCGCAGATGACGTTGGCGCCGGCCCGCAGCCCCATCTGGGCGTGCACGTCGTGCAGATGGTTGGGGGAGCATACAGTCAGCCAGTCAATGCCCTGGCCGGCGCGGCGCAGGCGGTGGAGATACCGGTCGAAGCGCTCGGGCTCCGTGAAGAAGTCAGTCTCGCGGTTGTAGCGGTCCAAGATCCCTGCGGCATCGTGCGGATCGAGTGCTGCCACAAGCGTGCCACCAACGGCGCGGATCGCTTCGAGGTGGCGAGGGGCGACGAAGCCAGCACAGCCAGTCATGGCGAAGCGAGGAGGCGCAGTCACATCATCCACGATACTTGACGGCGTGCCAGTTATCCAGCAGCATGCGGAGCGTGTCGGATCCACTGTTTGTCGAGCTGAGGGAGAAGATCACGCTGCGCACCGCGCGCGTCGTAGTAGTGGGCGGAGGATACGTGGGACGGCCGCTGGCTGATGCGTGCGTGGGCGCCGGTTTCCACACGACCGTCTACGATACAAACGAATCTAAGTGCGCGGAGCTGCGCGCGGTGAACCATCGCGCCGTGACCGTCTCCGCCGTTCTCCGCAGCGCTGATGTGGTGGTGATCTGCGTCCCCACGCCGCTCAACAAGACGAAGGACCCCGACAATACGCACGTGCTGGCGGTGGCCGAAGAGCTGCTGGATAACGCGCACGCACCTCGCCTGGTGATTCTTGAAAGCACAACGTTTCCTGGCTTCACACGCCAGGTGTTTGCCCCGAAGCTGCATCTGTCTATTGCCAACCGTGACTTCGTCGCCTTCTCGCCAGAGCGCACCGACCCCGGCAACGCCGAATACAATATCAGCAACACGCCGAAGATTGTGGCAGGTGCGGACGAGGAAAGCGCTGGGCTGGCGACGGCGTTCTACGAAGCATTCGTGGAACGCAAAAACGTCGTCCAGGTCAGCTCCACTGACACAGCCGAGATGGTCAAGCTGCTGGAGAACACTTTCCGCGCCGTGAACATTGGCCTCGTCAACGAGGTGGCGATCATGTGTCGGCACCTCAATCTCGACGTGTGGGAGGTGATCGAGGCGGCCGCCACCAAGCCGTACGGATTCATGCCATTCTACCCGGGGCCCGGCATCGGGGGGCACTGCATTCCCGTGGACCCCCTCTACCTGTCATGGCAACTGAAGACGCTGCAGTACGATGCGCGCTTCATCCAGCTTGCCGACCAGATCAACTCGGCAATGCCGGCGCTGGTGGTGGACCGCGTGACCGAGGCTCTCAATGGTTTGGGCTTGGCGGTGCGCGATGCGAATATTCTTCTGCTCGGCGTGGCCTACAAACCGGGTGTGGGTGACGTGCGAGAGTCACCCGCGTTGGAGATTTTGGCCTGTTTTGAGAAACGCGGCGCTGCGGTAGTGTATTTTGATCGGTATGTTGAAAGTGTCACCACGAAGCGGTATGCGGTACTACCGTCGTGTCGGCGTCTGGACAGCGCCCTGTACGCAGCATGTGCCTGCGCGGTCATCGTCACGGACCACCCCGACGTGGATTATGAGGAGATCGTGCGCAGCGTGCCGGTGACGGTGGACTGCCGGAACGCGACGAAGGCATTTCGCGCGAAGTACCCCGGGAAGGTGGTGATGCTTTGATGTGCCCGCGAGCGCCGCGGTGGTGAGCCGATCTCGGGAGGCGCTCGATCACAGCAGTTTCGCGTGCTTGCACTTCGGTTGCCGTACATTCTTGGCTGGCATGAGCGCGTGAAACAGCCACCGCTCGAAACTGACAATCAAATAGCCGAACAAGACACGGCTTTTTCTAGTGAGCCGTCGCAGAGCCTGCGCACCGGCTTCGTTGGTGCGACCTCCAGAAGGAGGTCCTGTGTGCGGCGGTACCACCGGTCGCAGAGCCTGCGCACCGGCTTCGTTGGTGCGACCCAGGAACGACGACCAAACGCGACTTCACGATCCGAAGGTCTCCAGAGCCTGCACACCTTGACCTCGTGCCAGTTATCCAGCAACATCCCCGGACTGCGAATGAACCTCGTCGTTCTGGATTCCACGGCCATCGCCGGCGTCACCAAGGGGCCGGGCAGCCCCGCCTACTTCTCGCGATACCTCATCGAGCATCTGCGGCGGCAGGGCCACACGATCACGATCTATGGCACGTTCAACGAACAGGCGTGCGCGGCAGCCGATGCGGTGTGGGCCGAGTGGTGCAACGAGCTGGCCTACGCTGCGGCAGCGAGCAATGTGTGCAAGAGGCTCATCATCCGCATGCGCGGCTACGACGTGTGGGGGCCACTGGAGCGGCTGAACTGGGCGGCGGTGGACCACCTTGTGTTCGAGAGCAATTTCATCAAAGAGCTTGTTGAGGAGCAGAGCAGCGACATCGGCGTGCAGACGCATGTGATCCCGAGCGGTGTGGACCTGGCGAACATTCCGTTTCGTGTGCGTCACCAGTCGAATGGCGCAAGTGCGACTGGAAGAGGCGGCTACCGCGACCATCCACCCGTCGTCGCTTTGGTTGCACGCGCCGTGGCAGACAAGGGATTCCAACTCGCGTTAGAATGGGCGCGCCAGACAGACATTAAGCTGCATGTGGCGGCGGCGCTTGGCGAAGCGAATCCGCGACTGATGCGCTACCTGCAGCGCGCGGCGCCCCGCAACGTGACCATCCATGACACGGTCGACACCATTCCGTGGTTGGAGTCGATCCACGCGAACTTTCTGTTGTCTGCGTCGACGTGGGAGACGCTCGGCTACACGATCGCCGAGGCGATGGCGATGGGGATCAAACCGCTGATCCACGACGTCCCTGGTGCAGCGATGAATTGGCCGTTGTGGCTGCTGTGGCGAGACTTTGATCAGCTGAACAGCCTCATCAATGGTACGTACGATTCGCGGAGCTATCGAACCTTTGTCGCCGAGCACCTCGACGCCGCCAAGGGCTCTGCGGCATTCCAGGCGCTGCTCGAAGCGCCGAGCACCGACATGGTGAACGTCGTCGAAGTGTCCGAGCTGGCCAAGCTGGTGGTGCCGACCGAACCAGCACGGCTGGTGTTCCTGGCACCGTTGCGCGGGGGACCGGCCATTCGCGCCATTCGTCAGTACCTTGGCCACATGGGCGCGCTACGATTCTCCGCCACGGAGGGCAGGACGTTCGTCGACTTCACGCCCGGTCCAGAGCGGCGGCTACTCGCGCTCGACACGATCGTGCGGGACGACGTGGCCGGACTGCGGCGCATGCTGTTCAGTGTGCTGCCCCACGTCGACGAGATCGTGATTGGAATCGACATGCGCTCAGAGGCGGGAGATGCGCTATGGGATCTCGCAAAAGCCTACGCTGATAGGGTGCACACGTTCAACGGCGCAGACATCGACATGACCGAGGAGGCGTGGGCGGCAAACAAGATCGATTTCTCCGCTGCACGCAACCGCGGCCGCGCGCTGGTCCAGTCGCCGTGGACGCTGGTACTTGACAGTGACGAGTATCTTCGCGAGACCGTGGATCTACGCGAGCTTGTCAGCAAGGCTGGTCCGGAAGAAGGCGCCTTCAGCGTGCTGGTGGCGATCACAGACAATGGCACACCGGTGTTTGAGCAGCGCGACTTCCAACGACTCGCGCGGAGCCAATACCGCTGGACGCAGGCGGCGCACAACCAGCTGCAGTGCGCGCTGAATACGCCGCCCGCGCACATCGCCACTGTGATCGTATCCGACACCAGCTTGCGCGGCGAGGACATGGTAGAGCGACGAAACGCACAGCGGGATCAGGGCATTGTGGATCTGGTTGCCGCCGCCGGCAAAGGGCACCTGGACGCGTTGTTTCACGTGGCGAAGCACACGGCGGCTGCCGGAGACCTGGCGAAAGCTGTGACCCTGTGCGAGGAATTCCGCGCGCGCGTTGTCCCCAACACGCGCAGAGTCGCGCAGCGACAATGGGTGGCGCTGGCATTGGGGTTCCGTTTCGGACGAGAGGGCAACTTTGCCGAGGCAGGCCGCTGGGCATGTCGCGCGCTGCTGGATGGCGCCAGCGTGCCCGCATTTTGTCTGCTGGGCGACGCCGCGGAAGCGGAGGGCGACTTAGCTCGGGCTGTGCACTGGTATCAAGCGGCATGCGCCGTCGATTTGGATGATCGCCTGGGGTGGCCGCACATCACGGACGCACGACACGCGCGCCTGGCTGGCCTACAAGCGGCACTCCGTGCGCAGGCGTGACCGCGTTTGACCCTCTACCAGCCCCCCCGGTACACTCGACGCTGACATAGGGGCTTCACGGCCTCATCCTGGTGACCAGAGCAACTGGCGCCCCCTGCGGAGATTGTTCCGTGGCGGGCGCCTTTTTGCGTTTCAGTCGCCAACCTTTGCTGCGGTCGGGCCGTAGCCGAGCTTTGGGAATCCCGTCCCGAGAAGGTTGAACACACATGGCATCGAATCTAGGAAACAAGGCCAAGAAGCTCTATTTCGACGTGGCGCTGACAGCGACGAACCAGTCGTTCTTGTGCACCCAGTTTGCGCCAACCACGCCGGGAGACCGGTACGGATCGCTGCTGGCGGCGCTGGAAAACTGCACAGGCGGCACCGTGTCGAAGATCAAGCAGTCGCGCGCTGTCCGCGCGTACTTCGTGCCGGGAAACGCTTTCACAGGTAAAAACATGCCGGCTGTCAACTTCGTGCAGCCGACGGTCAACGGGACGGGGAAGGGGGCACTGACATTCCTGCCGTACATGACATCACCGGGCGCGACGATCGCGGGCTTTGCCGGCCACGAAGCGATCTATGGCACCGCTGGATCTGTGCGGCACTTCTCCGTGCTTCTGCAGGCATCCACAGTGTTGGGCGAGGGTGAATCAGTCAACGGCGTGCTCTGCGTCGAGCGCCAGCACTCGATCGAGGTCTGACCGAACCAAGGCGTGGAGTACTTCCAGGTACCGATCGCTGACCTGCCGCTCCTGCAGCGGGTGGCCGACTTCCTTGTGGGGTTGCCGGTCGCCGCTGCAGAGGCGCGAGTCGAGACGGTGGGCGATTGGGTGCACGAGCTGGCCGCGGGGCCCCCGCAAGGCGATCTAGACCTGCCCACCGCGTGCCGATCCGCACACGTGGTCGAAGCGCACATTGACCTGAACCGCGTGCTCGACCACAAGTACGAGGTCCGCGCCGTGCACTACTACCCGCGCGGTGGCGGCATGGGCTGGCACACCAATTCACTGCGGCCAGGCTGGCGACTCTACGTGCCCCGGCTGCTCGATCCGAATCCTGCGTCGGGCATTGTGTTGGAAGATCGGCGCATCCCCGACCGTCCTGGCTACGCCAATCTGTTCCGCGTTGGGCACGGCGCCTGGCATGCAGTAGTCGCCCACACAGCGCGGTTTTCTGCCGGGATCCGACTGCCCGACGACGCACCGGAGATCGACCAGCTGCTCAACCGCACGCCGTCGCTGGTGGAGTGCTGACGGGGCTACGCAGCCTTCGCCTTGGCGCCGCCACGGGTCAGCATCATCACGACAATCAGCGCGACGCCGATGCCACCGCCGATGAGCAGATGTGACGACTTGATCCCACCGGGTCCTTTGCCCCCGCCGCCAGCCGCTGCAGTAGCCTCAGCCGCAGTGGCCGCCGTCTCCACCTCGTCCTGCAGCTGCGTCATGTCCACTTCGCCCTGAGGAACGGCGGCAGCTGCAGCAGCGCCGGCCTCGGCGGCAGCTTGCGCCTGCTCGGCAGGGGTGACGGGCTGGCCGGTGGCAGGATTGATGGGCGCTTCGCCACTCCGCGACGTCTGCTGCAGCACGATTGCGATGATCGAGAGCAGCACGGGAATGGCAGCGATGACGGCGGCCGCCGAGATTGGCTCGCCAAAGGCGCCAAAGCTGCCGTACATCATCGTGGTCTCTTCGGCAAAGGGGCCCGCCAGCTGTGCGAGCATGAAACCGAATGGGGGCGTCTGGCGCGTGAGGTAACTCTTCGTCCATGACCGTGCCTCAGCGTGCTCTGCTGCGGTGGGCGTGGTCGACTTGCGCCGGTCCCACGCGATCTTCCGTGCACGGCGCGTCTTCAGTGTGTTGATCTTGCTGACGACAGGGCGGAGTGCCGTTTTCGACAGTCCGGTTTTGATCAGGCCGGCGGTCACTTTCGTTTGCTTGATCGCCAGGCGCGTGGGGATCTCGTGGGCCTTCATGGCGAGACGTCCTGCTTGGTCGACCCCGGGCAAGACGCCTTTGTTCACCGCTTTGGTGGTCAGGCTGCTGGTGACCCGCAGCGGTGCCGTCACGACGCGTGACACGCTCTTCGGCAGCACCTTCTGCGCGGCTTTGACCGTGAGGTTCGTGGGAATAGTGACCGTCTTGGCTGCCGCCTTCACGACGAACTTTGTCGGTACGGTGACCGTCTTGGTGACGGCGCTGGCCGCTTTCTTGACCGCGGAGAATGGGCTGAACCCCAGATCCGCGGCGTCTTCCAGACTTGTTTGACCGAAAATCATGGGCGTTTCTTCGCGCGCATCTTCTTCACTACCACCACCGCGCCGATGGCGGCCGCGAGCACCCCCACGCCGATGAAGATCGTCCGCTTGCTGATGCCCTCGCTGGAGGGCGGCGCCTCGGGCACCGGTGGATCGGCTGCGTCCTGCGCAGGGGTGAGATCCGCCTCGGGCTGTCCAGGCTGGACGGATGGGGTGGGCGCAGGCATTTGGGGTGGCGCCACAACCATCGAGGACGGCTGCATTGCTGGTGTGGTCACAGCCGACGGATAGACGACCGAGCTGGTGGCCTGCGCGCGGAACGCGGCCTGCTGGCGTGCGAAGTCGGCCTGCTGCTGCAGGAACGCGTTGCGGTGTTGCTGCCGCTGTTGCCGAAACGCGACCGACGGCGGCACCCATGATGCCGGCGCTGCCGGCGCGGAACCCCGGGGGAACACCCCTGGTGCCACGGTCTGCACCGGTCGGATCACGGCTTGCTGCGCAACCGCAGGCATCATCGGCCGCGACGGCATCATGCCACGATTGGCGGGCATTCCGCGCACCAACGGCGTCATGACATTCGGACGAACCGGGGGAATACCGAAGTACATGGGTCATTTCCTCATCATGAGAAAGAGCACGAGGGCGCCGGCTCCGATGGCGGCAATGGTGAGAATCTGGCTGTTGCGATTGATGGGTCCGGGGTCCTCTTCCATCATCATCGGCACGGGCGTCGGGGGTGGCGCCACTGGCGTGGGGCGGCGGAGCAACGCCTGCGCCTGGGCAACGTACCCCTGCGCTTGCTGGTACTGCTTGGGTGCGTACTGCTGGGCGGCCACGTTGGCCACCTGCTGCGTGCGGGGGTCCTTCAGGATTTTGAGCGTTGCCTTGGTGGGTATCGTGTGCGCCTTGACGACGACGTTGCCGACCTTTTTGAAGGCGTCTGTGACGGAGAACCCCAGCGATGCCTGTCCAAGTACCACCTCTTCATAGTAGGTGGGGGACCGTGGGCGCGTCAACCGCTTGACCGGAGTGGCACCGGCCGTGCATCCTGAGTGGACAGTGCTGTACGACGGCGGACCAACTCTGCGCGCACACACGGTGCATTCGTTGGATGATCGCGTGCGGATTCTGCGGCGTCTCGTGTGGCTCGGTGACCGTGCGTTCGGCCGGGGGCGCAATCCCATCGGCGGCCTGCAGGACCCGCGCATGCGCCAGATCGGGCTGGCCGTGACTCAGGGGTGCCGTGCACGCAACGACATGTGCGAGCTGGCAGCAATCTTCCAGTTCGTACAGGAGAACGTCCGTTACACCGGCGACATCGTGAACAAGGACACATTCGCGACGGCGTACCGGACGCTGCAGCTGGGAGGCGAGGACTGCGATGGACATGCGGTTTTGAATTCCGTGCTCGCCGGTGAAAACGGTTTTCAGACCAAGTTCCGTATCACGTCCAACACTGGCGCCACGTGGGACCACATCTTCTGCATGGCAGGCGTGCCCAAGCATTCGCCCACGCGGTGGATCGCCCTCGACACCACGCTGCCGGGTGCCAACAAGTTCGGTGTGCAGCCTCCGATGGCGAAGTACAAAGACTTTGAGGTGAGTGAACCATGAGGGGCAAGACGTGCATCGTGTTCAATTCTCAGACGCGGGGCACTCCGAGCCGCGTCATCGAGTGTGTCAAGGGCGGCAGGCGATCAGCCGACGTCACACAGCGCTTGCGGTCGTTGAACAGGTCTGTCGGCATGGGCGGGTTTTATTCAGCTCACCCCGAGCGTGTGATTCGTGGCTGGATCGAGCGGGGCGAGACGGAGTGGAAGTTGCCGTGAACGACTTTCGGGTAAAAGTGCGGGGCACGCCGGAGATCGTCGCGGACGGCTTTCGCACGAAAACAGCAGCGTGCAAGGCCGCGCGCCACGCTGCGGCGATGGCGATCCCGCCGGGGTCTTTCCGCGCCGTGGTTCAGGGATACAACGCAGGATCGGCTGACGCACCCGGCGACTGGTTTGCCGTGACGTGTCCTGATCCGGACGCGCCCGTGCGGAGACGCCGGCGATGAGCGCTGCATCGTATCAGCAGTGCTACAAGCGCGAGATGGCTGCGTACAAGCTGCTGGTGCGCGCCAAGACGCCCGCGGCGATACGAAAGGCGCGTGTACGGTGGCAACGGCTCGTAGCTGCGTGTGAAGCGGAAGGTCGTAGATGAGCAACACGCGCACGCTCACCCTTCCCGATGGAGGCAGCATCACGGTACCGCTGCCGGGCGCCAACGCGCAGTTTGTGATGCGCCCGGCGTCGATGCTCGCGTCGGCAGACGCCGCCTCGATGGCGCCGCTGATCTTGATCGGCGTGGTGATCGGCGTGGGGATCGGCGTCGCCGCGACAGCCTACTACCTGCGACGGAAGCGCTGATGGCGCTAGCACCTCCCCCGGCAGGCGCGCAGCCGACAACATTTCACCTGTTTTGGGCCGGGGTCAGTCGCATGCTGGCCGCGCTGCTGGGCGATAAGGCCCACGCCGACCTGATCATCACCGTGCGCGGCGGCAAGGTGGAGATGGTGCGCGTGAACCGCAGCTTCTTGCCTACTGACCTGCCACGGTGACTTGATGGGCAAGGTGATCGCGGGCCTGACGTTCGTCACTGGTGCTGTCATCGCCGGGTTGTTGCTGACTCGTCGATCACAGCTCGGCGCGCCGTGGGTGCTGCCCGAGCCCGACTCACGGGAGATGGATCGCTGCCTGCGCTCAGCATCGCGTGAGGCGCGCCCGCGCACGTACGGCGTGAAATCGGTCGCTGTGCGCGCGCTGCTCGACGCCAACCCCAAGCTGCTAGATCTGGTCGAACGCGACTGCGGCGCCGACTGCAAGGCGTACACGGCGTGGGTAAACCACGGGCGCCGTGGACCAAAGCCCCGAGCCCGACCTGGCGATGGGCGCTTCGACGCGCTGAATGAGCAGTTCGAGAAGCGCACCCCCGGGCGCAAGATCGCCAGTTGGCGTGAAGCGCTGGCCGTTACGGCACCACGGACGCGCCACTGGGAAGATTTCGCCGAGCGCATGCCAGCGCTGGAGGAAGCGGTGGGGTTCCGCTTGAACCTACCTGACCGTGCCGAAGCGGTGAAACGTGCACGCGGATACGTCGACCGGTGCCGCAACGTGCGCGAAGAGCCCGTGCCGTTCTAGGCAGGTAGACTTGCTCCCGGGGCACGCGCTGGCGTAGCCTTAGAGGCGATGTACTTTGGCGGCCCCAACGATGATCTGCTGACGCCGTCGTTTCTGCCGACGAACGACGCGCTGCTGAAGCCAAAGATCGCCACGCCGCGGTTCGATCTGCACGTCAAGCGGATGCAGGAGGCGCTCAACGATCTGGCGCAGCGCGTGCGCGATCCCGCGGTGGGCACGTCGGCGGACGGCATCGTCGGGCCCAACACGCTCAAGGCTGTGAACCGAGCTGTGCCGAGGTACGCCACCTTCGCGCCACCCGAGTTCCGTACTGGCAAGCTGGTGGCGTCGAAGGTCAAGGCGTACGCGGCGCAGATCACCACGTATTTGAACAAGGCTGGCTCGGCGACGTCGAGCCCCGTGGCCATGGCGTCGGTCAACCGTACGGCGGCGTCGTACCGATCGCCATCGCCCGCCCTTGCGACGCTCACACCCACACCATCAGCGCCGTATGCACCCACGTCGTCACCCGGAGGACTCCCGATGAACCCGCCGTATTACCCGCCGTCCCCCTATCCCTCGTCAGGATATCCGGCCTACGCGCCACCGCGCGCCGGCGGTCTGCCCACCGACCGGGCCACGCTGGACGTCAAGGCGTTCATCCCCGCGCAGTACCAGCACGTGCGCTTGTCGCCCGTGGGTGGGCTGCTCATCGTTGGCGGCGCGCTGGCGGTGATCATGCTCATCATGCAGAACCGCAAGCTCGCCAGGAAGCCGTAAAGGCCGTGGCGCGCCGGCTGACAAAAGACGATGTCGATGCCGCGCGAATCGGCGCGCGTGTGTGCGGGTCGATTTCTGCGAACAACGATGCTGCTGCGTGCTTTCGGCATCTTGCGCGTGGAAACGAGCGGCGGGCGCTGAACGCGTCGGGGCCCAAGCGGCTTGTGCACGCGCTGTTGGATCTGGCGACAGCAGCAAAGGCCGCTGCAGACAAGCGGGCACGATGAGCGACGGCAACGATTTCCACGTTGCGTGCTACTTCACGCGGGTCTTCTCGTCCGGCCTCGATGAAGCGAAGAGCCTCCCGGACGAAAAAGCAGCGATGACCTTCGCAAAGAAGTGCGTGAAAGAGGGCCGGGGCACCAACCCGCACGCACTGGTGGACAACCACTACGAAGGCATACACCGCACGGTGGGGCTGACGAAGTCGGGGCGGCTGCAGGTGAAGGCGAGGAAGTTCTGATGTCCTGGGAAGCGAAGGTGCACCGTGTGATTGCGCGCCTGGCCGCGACGGCACACAGGCAAAGCAACACCGATCGGGCAGGCAAACGGTACAAGCGCCACCGACCGTACCGCCTGCCCGAAGCGGCAGAACAGCTGGTCAGGTGCCTTGGCGACCGTGATCGATCCCGCGGTGAGCGCGCGTGCAAGGCGACGATGGAACAGCTGCGCCGGGAAGGCGTAAAGATCGACTGATGCACGTCCTTGGACAAGAGCCCGGCCAATTCTGTCAGCTCGGGCAGCAGCCGGGGCTGTTCCACCAGTTCGGTGACTTCCAAGCCGATGCGCGGCAGGCAATCCAGGTGGCGCCCGACTACTTCGTGTGGTGGTACACCGTGAAATCGGTGGGCCTGGGCGTGGCGGTGGCCGCGCTGGCGTTCGTGATTGGCCGTGCGACGGTGAAGCGATGAAGGTTCAGGTCGATCTGCATGCCGTGAAGCTGCTGGTGATCGCACAGAAGATACGGTCCTTCTCACGGGAGAGCCCGGACGGGCAGCGCCAGCGCAACATCCTGGGTCGCGAGTTCAGCCGGGAGATGCGCGCAGCCGGTTTGCCACGGCTGCACAAGCGCGGCGCGCGGGTGAACTGGTAAATGGCAAAGACACGACGCTGCAAAGCCGGCAGCAACGGCCCCGTTATCAGCGAGACCACCGCCCTTCAGATCGAGCGCCGTGCACGCGAGCTGCGGACGAAGTACAAGACGCGTGCCCCCCACATGGCACTGACGTACGCGGCGACCGAGGTGCTCGGATGCCAGCCTCGCCGTGCGGTTGCCGGTGAGGGATCGCTGAACTACTTCCGCGCCATTGGCCGGTTCCACTGGGACGGCAGTGGCGAGCGCGCGGCGCGTGAAGCGTACAAGGAAGGGCACAGAAAGGGGTACCTACGCTGATGGCATCTCCAACGACACTGCTGCTTTGTGCGACGCGATTCTGGGCGCTTCGAGATGCGCCCACAACTCGCACACTGAAAAGGTCTGTTCGCCGTGTCGTGCTCAAGCAAGGCGTCAGGCCACGGGCGATCGATGCAGCGGAGCGCTCGCTGGTGAAGCGTGGCCTGATTCGTGTCGACGAACACGGTATCCAGCTCACCCCCAAGGGGTTGAAGGTCACGGGGCGCGCGTGCCCGCGCATCGACTTGCCCCCGTGGGACAACCGCGCGATCTACCGGTAAATCGAATGGCTCGCGTAGAAGACGTCACCGGCTACCTGATTCGCAATGCCGTGGGGCCGGGCGAACACGTGAAGCGTGTACAGCAGGCGCGTCCGGCGTTCAACTTGACCCCGGCGCTGCAGGCGTTTCTCGAAAAGTGGCGTACGCCTGGAGATAAGACCATCGGACGGATCTCAAATGCCCTCGCGTACGGCCGCGCGGTCACAGGTGGCAAGAAATCCCACCACACGAACATGATCCGCCTCATCAAAGGCGGGCACATCGTGGCGTGCGAGGTCGCGGCGCCGCCACCGGCAGGTAGCAACGCGCACAGAGATTCACCGTACGGTGACCGCTTCTACTTTCTGAAAGCCGGGCGCGCCTGCCCCTCAGAGATCGAGCCGAGCGCAGCCACGTTCCAGGGCGCACGCCGCCGCAAGCCACAGCGCTGAAAGATGAGCGCCCACAAAGATGTGCGATCGGCGCTCAAGCGGGCACTGCACCACGCAAAGTTGGGCATGTGCGCGTCAGCAATCTCCACCGTGGGCTCCGCGACGAACATCTACAGCCACTTGGGCTTCCGTGATGCGCGCCTGGAGAAGGCAGTCCGCCGCGTTGGCAGGATTGTCGGTTTGAGGTGCACGCCGAAGAAGGTGTGAACCATGGCCGGCCGTTCTCCCGTCCGTCTGCAGAATCGCGCGCCGGCGTGGCCCGGTGGTCCACGCATCGATCGATGGGTGTGCGACGTCCGCTTGCAGTCGGCGCGGTTTCAGGATCGCCTGGACCACCAGCGCACGGCTATCGTGCATCGCTCGACGAAGTACCCGCAGGCGTGGCAGGTGTCTTTCTTCGACGACCAGGGCGCCGCGAGCGACATCCGTAGAACCACGTGTAACGAGGCACTACGTGAGCTGTCGCCGAGCCGGTGGCGCCTGCGCGACGTGCGGCCGAAGCGCTAGTAGCGGGCTTTTCGCGCCCATGCGATGAGCTTGGCTGGCGTTGGCGAATATGCCCACATCACGAGCGCGAGATGCCGGCGTGTGGGGGCGCCGTTCTGCCACAGTGGCTCGCGCCGCTTCCGCACCTGCGCCATGTGGCGCTCGATGAATCCTTCGCGTTTACGGCACCAGTCCGTGTCGAGGTCGTTCGTCTTCCATGCAGACAGGAACCCGCGGGGACTGCGTGCCACCTTCGAGACGCCGCGGGCGGCTGCCACAGCTTCAGCGCGCTCGACAACACCGCGAGGAAGTGCACGACGACAAGTCATTTGGCGGGACTAACCGCGGGTCATCACGGGTGTCTTCTCGCGCCGTTTCGCCTCTTGCACGGCGTTTGCACACGCTGCCGCCATTCCCGACTGAACCGCCGTGAGCTGTTCGACCGTTGGCTCATGGTCACCAATGCTTCGAATCGCGTCGATGGCGCCCTGCAATAGCTTCCGCGACAGGTCGGGGTGGTCCGCCAGGATGTCGAGCGCAGTCACCAGCAAGGGCAGGAGCGCGAGCAGCATCAATCGTCCATCCTCGTCATCACCAGCCACGTGGCGCCAGCGAAGATCCAAAAGACCACCGTGGACGCGAGCACAGAAGCCACGTCCTGGCGGCGTCGCGAGTCGTTCAACATGAATCGGCGCGCCAGGTACCCCGCCGCGCCGCTCGCGACACCACCGACCGTTGCTGGCACGACGAAGTGCGCGAAGCTGGGTTCGGCGCGTGAGGCGGCAAGCTGGCGCATTAGCGACAGATGCCCTTGGTAAAGCCCCTCTTCGCCGGGCGTTTCGCGATGCGGCCGCGCCGAACGGTGACGTTCCAGTCTCCTCCGTAGCGGTCGGCCTCACCCTGCGCGTCGCGCGCCGCACGTCGGACGGCAACACTGCGGTCGAGCCCGCGCCCGGACCACGTGTCGCCGTGCTGGTGGCCGTTGACGCTGACGAGCGGCAGCCACCCACCGACGTGCTCATTTGCGTTGGGCACGGCGCAGTAGCGGATCTTCACCTTGTCGTGCTCGGGGTAGATGGTGTGCCCGCGGTCGTCCGAACGGTGTGCGCGTGCCATCCCATTCAGGATAACACGCACCCAGTTGACTCCGCCAAACGTCTGCCTGCACACTTACAGCCGATGCACCATCGCGCGCTGATGCTCCGTGCGGCCGATCCGGACAAGTGCCCCGTGAACATGTGGGACTACTTGATCCCGGCGGCGATCGGTGGCACGACGGGGCTGCTGTCTGGCTTCGGCGTGCGGTACCTGCTGCGCAGAGACCACCCGCAGACGGTCGATTCAGCTGCGCACATTGTCGAAGGCGCCGTCACGCTGCTGGTGGGGGGCATGACGTTCATCTTGCGACTGCGCCACCGCGTCCCCTAGCGAATTCGACACGTGCTCGCGACGAGCCGGCGTGTGGACGATACGAGATCGTGCGCCGCCGCGACGATGCTGACCGTGCCGGCCGTTATGTGGGGCTCGGCGCGGCCGACCGCGAGAGCGGAGCGGACCAGTGCACGAATGGACGCCCCGCAGTCACCGCGGCTCAGGTGGTCTTGCGCGCTGATCGCCTCGGTGTGCACGAGGTCTACGATGCGCGCGAGCTTGTCGCGTGTGTCGGGCGATCCAAGACCCCTGCTGCGGCGACGCTTGGCCATCTCAAGATCCTCTACTATTTGACTTTTCCTCGCAACTACCCACACACTGGTCTCTCGACATAGCGGCACCCGCCGCACCTCTGGCGACCAGAGCAACTGGCGCTCCTCGGAAGGTTCACCCCTTCCGGCGAGCGCCTTTTCCTATTTCTGGCGCCGAAAACCACCACGAAAAAGGCGTCAATGCTCCAACACAATGTACCCGGCGGACACGGTTCGATCCCGGCGCTTGTGATGTCGACGGGGCTCATTCAGCCGGTGAATCCGGCCAACGCGCGCCGTGACGTGTCCGCTGCTCACGTGCTCGACGTGACGTCCACGCCGGTGAACCAGTCCATCCCGTCGCAGTTTCTTCGCATGCCGACGGGCATGCCTGTTCCGCAGCCCGTGCCGCAGGCGCCCCCGGGGGCCCTCACCGCGTCTGTGGCGCAAACGGTGACCGCGGTACCGCCGGCGCCGATGATGACTGCGCCCACCAGCCCCATGCCGCGCGGGCCGAGCGACCGCATGGCTTGGCAGCGCAGCCACGCGCAGCATCCGATGGTCAACGAGATCCGGCGGCTGCATCCCAACGCGTCCTTGATGGGCGCTGCTGCTCCCGCGCTCGGTGAGTGGCAGGGGCGGCCGCTGGCCAAGTTCGAGATCGCCGCCAACCCCCCCGAACAAGGCGCGCGGCAGGTGACCGGTGCGCTTCGGCGAGCCGCGCAGCTGTTGCGCCAGACGGGGCTGCACAACCTGCCCCCCGAGATGATCGGCGGCCCCCTGGCGGCGCTCGCGCGCGGCGGCGCCGTCGAATTGCATTTCCAGAATGGGGTCGTCCTGAAGACGGCCCTTTGAAACGACCCCACCACAAGGAGCGAAGACACCATGGCGAAACACTGCAAGTTCGGAACGAAGGTCAAGCGCGGTCGCCGCGTCTGCCGGAAGAGCCCCCGCAAGCGGCGGCGCACCAGCCTGATGGGCGCTCGTCGGCGTCGGCGCCGACGGTAGTCCCACCGTCGTTCACCTAAACCGCAACAGCAAACGACGGAAGGAATCAAACCAATGGCACGACGACGTCACTTCCGCGGGTTCGGCAACATGGGCGCCGAGCACGCGCACATCGCAGGCCCGCTGATCGGCGGCGGTGCGACCCAGCTCGGCATCATGCTGGCGCACCTGCACGCAAAGAAAAACCCAAAGGCTCTTCGGCACGCCGGCCTCCACGGCGCCGTGCTGGGAGGAATCGTCGGGACAGCGCTGGCCATCTCGTCGAAGTACCGGGAAACCGGCATCTCGGCGCTGGCCACTGTCGGCATCATGACGCTGCCGCGCTTGCTGGAGGGCTTCATGGGCCTCGGGCATCGCGAAGAGCAGCTGAAGGAAGCCGAGATCAACGGGTTCGGCGTCATCACCCCTGAGGAGTACCATGCCCTGTCGGGCGCGGACGATCCGGCGGTGCAGCTGCTGGACTCGGGATCGGGCGGGACCGGGTTCGGAACCCACGTGGCCGAGGAGTACCGGCCGCTGGGCGCCGCTCCTGACATCGGCGTCGAGCTGCTCGGCAACGGGTTCGGCTCGAACTTCCTGTCCTCCATGTAACACGGTCGCCTGTCAGCCGGTGATGCGGCGGATTGACGGGCGGCTTTTTTCCCACCAACCGCATCAGGGCGCTGGGACCAAACCGGCAAAGCCGACCCCCAGCAGAGAGAAAACGAAAATGGCGAATACCGGCACACTGACCGTGCGAGTTCGAGGGGTTCCGTTCCCCATCGAGTTCGCGGACTGGACCCACGATCGGCTCTACCACACGGTGGAGTTCGAAGGTGGGGACGCGCAGACCATCCAGACCTTCATCGGAGCGGCGGGCTCGCCGATCCCCGGTGGAAGTCGCGTGTTGACCCCTGTCGACACCAACATCCCGCGCTCGGGTGACACCGGGTTGCAAGAAGGCTGGGAGATGCTGATCTACAGCATCCAGCTCAGCGTGGTGCGCGAGATGGGGCGCAACGCCGCTCAGCAGGCGTTTGCACTGCAGGACACCACCACCGTTGGTGGCGCCACGCAGTTCAGCCGCAACACTCACGTCGGCGGGTATGACCCGGCGAACGTGGCGGGAGGCGTGCTGTTCGACTTCCTGCGGAAGACCTACCACAAGTTCCAGGTCAACCAGAAGGTGCAGTCGGAAGGTCCCGCGGAGAAGTACCCGCAGGGCTCGGGCATCAGCGTGTTCGGCACCACGACCGCGCTGGAGCTGGCGAACAACGGCATGCCGTCGCCGCGAGATCAGAGCGCGTTCGTGCTCCCGATCTGGCTGCGCCCGAACATCGCCTACGTGGGGCTCCTGTCTCCGCAGGCGGCGCTGGGCATCGGCGGAGCTTCGGCGGCCGCTGGTCCCCCGTTCCCAACGATCAACGGGTACTTCGACTGGACCGGCATCCCGTCGACGAACCTGGGGTTCGACGTGCGGGAGACTCTCGAAGGGCTACTTCGTCGCCCGGTCGTGTGATTTCGCATACTTACGTCGCTTTCTTCAAGTAGCGCATGACGGCGATGTAAGTGTGAAAAATCATCTTGGGTAGGGCACACCCTTAATGCCCGATGGAACACGCTCCGGCGGCATCAGCCTCCGGAGCGTTTCTATTTCTGCTGCGAGATCCTCCGCGAGGATTCGGCGGGCTTGCACAAGTTCTTCTTCTGTCACGTGGCGCGCTGGTAGAGAGCAGCGCCGAGAAATCTCGTAGAGAAGCCGCACGCGGCTCAACGAGTGCACGAAGCCTCCAGCGACGGCGAGTTGCGCTGCTTCTAGCACGTCCAGACTGCGCGCGCGGTGGTGCCGTACGCCGCTGAATGGGCTTCCCTTTGCCTTCCAGTTGAATCCGGTGTGCAGCGCGCGCAGTACCACGTCTTGCTCGTCTTCATACCCGGCCGTCGCCGGCCTCCTCAGGAAAGTAGTGCTCGGTCACGAACGGCAGCCAGTCGAAGCCAACACGTGCTGTGGTCGGCGACGTGCGCCACGGCGATGCATCTTCGAGCTGCACACGCACCGTACTGCCTGCCATCGACAGCGGAAACAGCCGCTGCGTGATTCCAACTTCAACGGTGTTGCGCGATGGCGGCCGGCGAGCGTAGGCGAAGAAGGCATCGCCATCGTTCACCTGCAGGCGCACCCAGCCAGGCGGAACAAATCCGAGCTGCGGCACCATCGCTGCAGGAATCGCGATGCGCATGCTGCTGGATTTCGACCCCTCTTTGACGACGCGAGCGCTGAAATTAAGCATAGTTGAATAGGCCCTCCAGCTTACGACGAGGCGCCTCGCGTTGCTATTCACACGTGGCTTCTGCCACACTGGAAACAGCGTGAACGACGGCAGTTACACGACTTGCACATGTGGTGAGCCTTCTGGTCCCCCGATCCTCCGCGGTGAGGTCTGTCGGATCTCAGGCACCAACACCTGTCGGCGTGCAGCGATTGACGACGTCGGCACAATCGGCGTGAGCATCTCAGGCTCAGCCGCACACGGTGGTCCGGTGAACGTCGCGCTGGTAGGCACTGCGCGCGTGCTACTGACGGTCGGACTCACTCCCGCCGCAGGCAACGCGATCTACCTGTCGGTAACGCCCGGACGAGCCTCGACGACACCAAGCGCCGTGCTGCTTGGTGTCGTCAAGGACGCGTCCACCTACGTGCTGGACCAGTCTGTCATCGCTGTGGTTGAGATCGTCGATGGTGGCGCAGCGGGAGTGGCTGGATTCGGTGTTGTGCCTACCGTGGCGGCGCTTCGTGCCCTGGCAGGCTCCCAGTTGCGGCCGAGCACAGCCTACACGCTGCTGGGGTATTACGCGGCAGGTGACAGCTCGGCAGGCGCGTTGATCTTCGACCCTACGGAGACTGACCCCGACGACGGCATCTTTGTGTTTCGCCCTACCAGTATCGACGCGGGCGATCCGGGCAGATTCGTGCGGTTGGAATCAGGCGTGTTCGATGCGCGCAAAGGGGGTCTGCGCTGTGATGGCGCGGCGTTGCAGTATCCAACCCTTGTTGCTGTCTACGCAGCTGTGACAGCTCGGGGAGGCTTCACAACGATGACGATTGGTCCGGGCGTTGTCGATATTGGTCCAGGCGGGAATCCCCTCGCGCCGCCAGTAGGCAACGCACGCGCGGTTGGAATTGCAGGACTCGGCGCTGTCACTCTGAAGGGGCGCGCGCACGATGAGTTCACTACGTCGTTTGGTATTGCGTCGGTGCTCACCGATCCCCTCGTTTCTGGCTACGGCCCGCACGACTTCACGCAGGACTTGTCTGCTGCTATTCCGGGAGCGGGCGTCCGCACGTTTGTCGGTGTTGCTGCTGTTGGTGACTTCACTGTCGGGGATTGGGTGTACGTCCGCCTGGGGGCAGACCCAACGGACGAAACGCTGTGGTGGGGTCAGATGATCACCCAGATCACTGCCATCGACGGTGACGACATAACCGTGTCCGATCAGGTGCCTGAGAATATCCCGCTCAACACGAACGACACGCGCGAGGGCAACCACCACGATCTGATTCGGATCACGCACCTGTGTCGCGGATTCGAGATCAGCGACCTGACGCTAGACAACGTCGGCATTGGCGCCAGCGTGGCGCTTGGCACCTACTGTCACGATCTGCACTACGCGTGGTCGGCGTTCGCTTTCAATCACGTGTACGACATAGGGACGACATCCGAGCGAATCACTGCAGACACGATCACAGGGGTAGACATACCCGACCGGCCGCACTACGGGTGGTTCTCCAACGGGTGGCTCCACTACGGAATGCGCTTGCGGCAAATAGCGATAGCGAACCTTGATGGTGTGAACTTCATTGGCACTGAAGGACAGAGTCGTGGCGTCAGCGTAGCCGACGCGCGCGTTGTTGCGGACGGAACGACCGCACCGGCTGGGCAGTTCATCTCTTCATCCACAGCGTGCCCTGTGCATTTTTCGGACCTTGTGATACAGGGCCGCGGAACTGTCTACAGCGATGGTTTAGCTACGTACGACAATCTGGCTGTTCAAGGCGCCGTCGATGACACGCACTCGGTTTCGTTCCAGGTTGGCACACGGCAGTTGACAGGCACGGTCCTGCTGAACGACAAGCTCTACCGCTGGATCCGTTCTGGGCCGCACATGATCATTCCGCTGGCGCCGTCGGAAACGTACACGCTGCCGATGCCGATCGAGGGGCTGGTTCGAAACATCAGAATCCGCGTGTCTACGCTGACGGGGATCACTGTGTTTTCACAATCATCCGGCCCCCGCTCCTACGACCTGCTGCCTGATTTGATCGCGGACCAGTACGTCGCGCCCAATCCTTCCGTACAGGCAAGCTTCCTGTTCCCGGGTGGTGGCTGGGATGACACCAACGTGCAGTTAAACATCACCACGAATGGATCCGTTCCGGCCGACGCGTACGTCGAGGTCGAGACGGAGTTCTTCGTGTCCGATGCATCGCTGCCGACGACGCCACCGCTTCAGATAGCCGGTAGCGGGGCGCCTTCGGCCAATGCTGCTTTTGCCGGCCAGCGCTACCTTGACCGCACGGCAATGGTCTTCTATACGGCTGTGAACGTAGGGAATGGCCCTGCAGACTGGGCGACCGGGTAGGCCGCTTGCTACTGCCACACCCCTTCTGCCATCATGGATGATGTAGGCGGATTTCACTAGTCTACACCTGCGACCAGAGCAACTGGCGCTCCTCACGACGGGGGTCAACCCCCGCCCGTGGCGAGCGCCTTTTTCTATTTTCATGGCAGACAACGAAACAGGCTTCCTTGGCCCAACCCTCAACCCGTCTGGCGCGACGGGGGCTACCGGTGCGGGCGCGACAGGGGCTACCGGTCCAGTTGGGGCGACTGGCGCGACAGGCCCGGGGGGTGTTGGATCGGAGGGCGCCACCGGCGCGACAGGCGCGACAGGTGCCACCGGTGTTGGTGCGACGGGCGCAACGGGAGTTGTCGGTGCTACAGGTGTCGGGGCGACTGGCGCGACTGGTGCCGCCGGCGCGACGGGGCCTGAGGGTGCGACGGGCGCCGATGGCGCCACGGGTGCGACCGGCGCTGGGGCCACCGGCGCGACTGGCGCGACGGGTGCGGAGGGCGCAACAGGTGTCGGAGGAGCCACGGGGGCGACCGGTGCCGAGGGCGCGACGGGCGCCGATGGCGCCACGGGGGCAACGGGGCCTGCCGGTGCTACGGGTGCCACCGGTCCTGCGGGATCCGTCGTTATCGATTCGCAATCGCTAGCAGCCGTCACGACATACACGACGCCCACGTGGGTGGCAGGCACGTACCGAAAAATCATCATCGAGTTTGTCGGTACCATATCGGCTGGGACGCCTGCGGTCGGATACCTCACGATGCTCATGAACGGCGATACTGCCGTGAACTACCAGTTCCTCGGCATCGACAACAACGGTGCACTGAGTTCTAACTCGGCAGTCCTCACCAGCGTTGGGTTCGCTGCTGTTGGATTGTTCAACAACACCAACGCGTCCGAGTTCTCAACGGCTGTTGAGATTTATCCGGTCACAGCAGGTGCAGCCATCACAGGCAATGCGACTTCCACTTCGATGTGGTCTACGGGTGTCATTTCCGGGTCGCACCAGTTCATTGTCGGATTCAGTTGGGTGGGCTCAAATCTCACGTCGCTGACGTTCACCCTCCAGACGGATTCAACATTCACGGGCGCTGTGCGGGTGCGCGGCGAACTTTAAAAACAGGGGGGAGCACACCAATGTTCGACGGTACATTCACGACCTGCTACAACGGCGCAGCGACTCCTCTCCTTCAGGGCGAGGTCGTACGAGTAAGCGCGCCGAAGACGATCCTGCGGGCGCAAGCAAACTCGGCAGACAACATCGCTGGTCTGTTGGGCGTCGTGCTGTCAGAGGTGGTCAACCCCACCGGACCTGTGAATGTTGCTGTCAAGGGGGCCACGCGTGTACTGCTGCAAGCTGGTCTTGCGCCCTCGGCGGGAGACACGCTGTACGTGTCCACCGCCGAGGCAGGGCGTGCGACGAATATTCTGGCCATAGGGCGGCCTGCCATCGGTGTGATTGTCGATGCGACAAAATACGCGAGCAACGGCTACGTGATCGCATCGCTGGCTGACTCGGGCACGGGCGGAATCATCGGCCCGACGGGAGCGACCGGCGTCGCGGGGGCCACGGGTGCAACCGGGCCAGCAGGTGCGACGGGCACTGGCGCTACGGGAGCAACCGGCGTTGGGGCAACGGGTGCGACGGGCACGCAGGGCGCGACGGGCCCGAGTGGTGGCGCAACAGGCGTGCAAGGTGCGACAGGCGCGACGGGGCCTGCCGGCGACCCGGGTGGGGCGACGGGGCCTGAGGGTGCGACGGGCGCCGATGGCGCCACGGGTGCGACCGGCGCTGGGGCCACCGGCGCGACCGGTGCAACTGGGGCGACGGGCGCAGTGGGTGCGACAGGCGCTGTCGGTACAGCGGGCGGCGCGACAGGCGCAACCGGCGCTACAGGTGTCGGGACGACAGGGGCGACGGGCGCTACGGGCCCCGAAGGCGCGACTGGTGTTGGGACGACGGGCGCCACTGGCGTGCAGGGCGATCCCGGAGCCGAGGGCGCCACCGGTGCAACGGGCGTTGGCGCCACTGGTGCGACCGGGCCGCAGGGCGATCCCGGAGCCGAGGGCGCCACCGGTGCAACGGGCGTTGGCGCCACTGGTGCGACCGGGCCGCAGGGCGATCCCGGAGGGGCGACCGGCGTTGCAGGCGCGACGGGGGCCACCGGGCCGCAGGGCGATCCCGGAGGGGCGACCGGCGTTGCAGGCGCGACGGGGGCCACCGGCGTGGCCGGTGCTACGGGTGTCGGCGCGACGGGAGCTACTGGCGTCGGTGCGACAGGAGCCACCGGCGCGACTGGCCCAGCCGGTGCAACGGGCGTTGGCGCCACTGGTGCGACCGGCGCAACGGGTGTTGGTGCGACGGGAGCCACCGGGGTGCAAGGCGCGACCGGCGCGACCGGTCCTGCGGGCGCGACAGGTGCGACACCGAGTTTTGACATTCCGGTATTCGATTGGGTGGAGCCGCTGGAGGGTACATCCCTCTCTACAGTGCGTGCAGATCACCGCCACAGTGTATTTCCACAACCGGACTCCTTCGTGGTTTATGCCGCGGACTACGATGGCCTCGTTGTACCGGGTAACGATTTCACAGCGCAACCCGGGTACAGCAACAACGCAACGCCTGCAACAGCGATGAGTCAAGCGCTCGCATCAGCACTGAACCAGCCGTACAGGACGCTAGAACGCGTTGGACAAATGCTGCCTCGATGGGGCAACAATGCAACGCTGGTGGTGCTGATCCGTCCGCGCCTGAACGGTGCCACCTACCGCAACATGGCCGACACGACTGATCAGGACATGAATTGGCTGAGTAACACCGCGGGCTGGAAGCGCGTGCTGGTGCGCGGGACGCTGGATTTTGTCAACGACACCAATGACAAGATCGTGTGTGGGTTTCAAACCGTGTCGTCAACGAATGCCGGCGGCTACAACGCCATCGGTGGCAGTACCACTAGCGTTCTGTCGTGCCAACTCAACGGTGGTGGTGCCGCGGGGTTCCCTGCTGAATCGGCCGGATCGTCCGCAATCAGTGGCAAGCGCGTACGCTTCCTGAACAACACAACGACCGTGGCGCTGCGTAACGCCACGGCGATGATCTGGAAGAACACCACAACATCCCTGACGATGTCCGATAATCTACCTGCAGTGCCTGCCGCAGGTGACGTGTTTGTCATCGAAGAGCCTGGCGTTGGCGTTGGCGATTTCACGCATTCGTTGGGCATGGGTCAGAGCGTGAATGCAGGCTTGTCCGTTGCCGGTATACGATCGGTGACCGCCGCGCTAGCCATGTCCATTCAAGGACCCGTGGCAATCCAGTACGCCGGGATAGAGGTGACGAGTGCGCTGCTGATAGCGCGCATGAACAGCACGTGGTTCCGCACTTACAACGATGAAGTCGGGACTTCACAGGCCGTCGGTGTGTCGATTCGTGCAATTGGTGGCGTAAGCGTTGCTCTGGGCGCCCAGTTTCTGGCTCGGTCGGGGTTCACGTTCGATACGCTGAGTTTGTCGAACATGCAATCCGCGCGTGTAGACCAAGGAATGTTCTGCCGCAAAGGCGTGACGTTCATTGGTTCTGGCACTGCTGTGACAACAACAACAGCTGTCGCTAGCGCATTCATTGGTAACAGTGGGTCATCCACTGCACGCGCAGTGCGTATCACCACGCCGCAGGCAGTAACACCGTGTGGTATTCTGTATGCGGCAAATAGCGGCGCTTCAATACGAGGCGTAGATATAGCCAACATGGCGGGGGCACCACTCGTTGCCGTCCAGAATGCAGGCGGCACGATTTATCTAGACGCGCTGGCCTCGCCAGACGGTGGCAATACAGACGTCGTGCTTGACGTTAGCGACGCGCGCAACGTGCACGTTGTTGCTGGTTCGCTGGCAGCAAATACTGCAACGGCAACGCTCGGCGCCGTACGCATGGCAGACGGTGCTATTGTTGCATCATTCAGTGTACTAAATATAGGCAACCAGCGTGACGCATCAAACAACAATGTGAGCGGCGTAGGACTAAGCGTTGTAGGCGCGCTCGACGCCGCAGATGTTTTCACCTACAACGCAACGTCTGTTATATTCGAGACTGGACAAGTTTCTGGTGTTGCTGCATTCAGCATTGTGCGCAGCACTGGCACAACTGGTTCGGTTACGGCTGCGCAGCAAGGTGGATCTCCCGGAAACGACGTGTGCGGTGTGGTCACAAACGATGTCGGCAATGGGGAGGTGGGCCTGCTGGTCTCGGCCGGCGCTGTCCCGGTTTTGTTCACGGGCGCCCCCGTCGTGGGCAACCTGGCGTACACGTCGCCAACTCCGGGCCTCGCCACGACCACGGCGGGGCTCAACGTGCCGTTTGGTCGAGTCATCCGTGACTTGGGCAGCAACTACGGCCTGGTGGTGTTGGAGCTGGGTGGCAATGGCGTTGGTCCGATGGGCGCTACGGGCGCCACTGGTCCTGTCGGGGCGACCGGCGCTGGCGGTGCTGGAAGCGTCGGCGCAACCGGCGCCACAGGCATCACGGGCGCGACTGGACCAACGGGCGGAGGGGGCAACTACCTGGCGCTGGCATACGGCTACAACGGCTTTGACGGCACGCTCCCGGTCGTTGCCGAGGCGCGCCCTACGTTCTGGCTGCTGCCAACGACGGATATCGAAAACGTCACTGCGACGGGCGAGCCCCCCGCGTCTGGATTCGTTGGTGTGGCCGAATGGCTCTCGCGTGCAACTACAACCTCCGTGGCCGTCTCCGTGTTCGTCAAATCGATGAGCATCACCGGCACCAGTCTGGCGTTCATTTTGACGAAAAACGAAGTAGATACTGGTGTGGTCGTCACGGTTACGTCTGCTGATGTGGGGAGTATTGTGTCAGCGATCGGCGCCGTTACGCTTGCTAACGGAAGCGACACATTCGGCGTGCGCGTGCTACCGAGTGCCGATTTCGCGAGCGGCGTGTTCATCGGGACAGTCACCGTTCGCGCCAGTTGACCCGGCTGCCAGTTATCTGGCATTCTCCTTCGGCATGGCTGACATCGCCCTGCCGACGATCCACATTCTCGTTCCGTTCCATCAGATCCCTGACGAGAAATCGAGCCACTGCGCGTTCACCGGCAAGGCGATTCGCCTGTCGAAGATGCTGCAGCCGCTCGGCTACCGCTGCATCGAGTACGGCAACAAGGGCTCGACGACGGCGGCCGAGACGAAGATCGTCATGCTCAACGAGGAGGAGTACAAGCGCTTCTACCAGCCTGAGGTGAAGTCACCGGGCAATCAGGCGCAGATAGGGACGCCGGGCTGGCACACCTTCAACCAGCGACTGTGTACAGCTCTGACGGAGCACGCAAAACCCGGCGACATCGTGGCCCACGTGTTCGGTCACGCGCACCAGGGGCTTGTACAGGCATTTCCTGCCCTGATCCACGTCGAGACAGGCATCGGGTACCCGGACGGCCCCTTTGGCGCCTACCGCATCTTCGAGAGCGAAGCGTGGCGCCATTTCCACTGGGGACGGATGTGCTCGCCCGGCGGGGTGATTCCGGCGCGCGCCGACATGCACCCAGCCAACACGTGGGTGGTGCCGAACTACTTCGACCCCGCGGACTGGCCGCTCGTTGAGGCGCCTGGCCGCGACGTGGTGTTCATGGCCCGATTCGTCGTCGACAAGGGCATCGACATGTTGCGCACGACGATCAAGGCGTGGCAGAAGAAGCACCCCGACGACCCCACACGCTTCGTTTTGGCGGGCATGGGCGACTTCGCCGGCTGGTACACCAACAGCGTCTTCACCCCCGAGGAGGCTGCGCGGGTAGACTACCGCGGCGTGGTGCTGGGCAAGGATCGCGCCGCGCTCGTCGGCAACGCACGCGCATTCTGGGGCATGTCCACGTTCGTGGAGCCGTTTGGCGGCGCCGGCGTGGAGGCGATGCTGACGGGCACACCAGTGATCGCCGCGTCCTTCGGTGCGTGGACGGAGACCGTGCAACACGGCGTGACGGGGTTCCACTGCCGGACGGTGGATGATGTCATCGCGGCCGTCGAGCAGGCGCCGACGTTGAAGCGCGCGAAGATCGCACAGACCGCCGCGGAGCGCTTCTCGTTGCAGGCGTGCGGGGCGCTGTACGACAAGATTTTCCGGCGCCTGTCGACGCGGACGTCGCTGGAGTAGTAGGGGTCAGACAGGCCCGCCACAGACAGGGCACACGTCCAGCCCACGCACGGCTGTGCATCCACACCGCGTGCACGGCACGTCCGCCTCTCGACCGTGCTCCAGCGCATGGGCAATCCGGGGCAGCGCCCATAGCACCTTCGTGATGTCGACGGTCGGAAGGGCCTCGGGCAACGGATCCTCGGCACGGCAGGCCGCGGTGCACGTGCTGCAGCAGTTGCACACCTTCGTGCCGTCACGCGTGCACAGATGCGGCGGCGGCGGCGTGTGGCCCCCGGGGTCGCGGCCGGCGCGCCGGTGCAGTTCGACCGACGCAGAGGCTTGCACCCATTCGTCCTCGTCAGCACTACCCGAGGGGAATGGGCACGCTGTCGTGTCGCCCTGCGCGGCCGCGCGATGACCGAGGCTCTTTGGTGTTTTCATAGAATGACTTTCTGCACTTGCCGAGAGTGGTAGGCGGCCCACACCCGCTTGATGTATGCGGCGTTTGAAGACGTCGCGACCTCTCTGTCCAGCGTCACCCCGGCAGACCTGGTGCCGAGGTACAGGAACTCTTCGGACACGCGGACGGTGTCACCGAAGGTGAGCAAGCGGACTTTTTTACTGTTCTCTTTCGTCGCGACCTCCAGCTTCCAGCCGTCCAGTGACGGCAGCGGCAGCGTGACGCCGTCGACCAGGCACGTGCCCACCAGCGCTTCGGCTGCGCGTTCTGCCTGCGCAGCGATCAACGCCCGGAGCCTGAACCACGTGTGCAGGTACAGGGCGCCGAACAGCGCGGTGGTGCAGGCAAGAGCTATTGCAAGGAGGGTCATCGGCCTTCTCCTAAAAGGGCAAATGCCGCGCGAAGAGCCCGCACGGCTTTTCCCTTGGGATGCGGCCACCCACGAATCCAGTGGATGCCCTCCGGGGCTTGGTCTAGATCAATCGAACCGGTAGCACCCTTTTCGTCGAGGTACACAAGCCGCTGCCCCGATGAATTTTCGGCGACGTACGGCACGCACACCATCTGCACAACGGCCCGCACGAGGGCGCCCCGCATCAGTGTGACGCGCATGAAATTAGACCGTCCAATTTTCATTCGTCGTCTCTCCCGTCACCGCTGCGCACTTTCAGCTCACCATTCCTTGACCACAGGATGATGGTGGTGCCGTCGGTGCCTATGGCGCCTTCAGGATAGAACACGCACTCGGAGCACGCAGAGTCAATCACGATGCGCGCCTTCGCGCCGCAGGGCAGGTGCTCCGGATGACCTCTGCGGCCTCTTCCGGCGAGACGCCCAGGCGTGCGTTCATCCGTCCCACCACGCGTTCGAGCGACTCGGCGCGCACACGTGGCACGATGTTGGTAACGATGCGATGGCCCCCAGCGCCGCGCACAAAGACGGCGATGGCGTACTTGCCGTCCACGCGGACCAGGCCGTAGGCTGCGCCAGGCTCGAATCGCGGCTGTTTGCGCCAGGCGGTCATCGTGTCCACCGGTGGGAAGGAACCCAGCGCCCCGGCGACACCTCGACCTGGCAGGACAAAGCGCGCATGCGCGTCCGGACGCCAGTATCTTTCCACGTGTGGCACTCGTAGGTGCCCGCTGCGACGAGGAGCCCCGCAACGACAACTCCAATCGCTGCGATGGTCACGCCGATCTGTACGAGTACCCGAACCACAACAGGCGCCTTGCTGAACATCAGTCGTCCTTCCTTTCGTCTTCGTCTCGTAGCCGCTCCAGCGCCGAATCCAGGCGGTCGCGGGCCTTCTTCGTCGCGCGCACATAGCCGAGCGTCGTCGCCAGTTGGCGGTGCCCCACCCGCTGTTGAATCACCACGGCATCCACGCCGGCCTCTAGCAGATGCGTGATGATGCTGTGCCGAAACACGTGGGGGTGGCGGCGCTCTTCCTCCACGCCTGTCTCGCGCAGCACGATGTCAACGATCGATTCCACCTCGTAGCGGGACACCCCCCAGCGCTTGCCCGTCGTGCCGCAGTGATAGCAGTCGAGCTTCTGTGTTTTCTTCTGCCGGCTGACGGTGACCTTGCCTGTCCCGCGGCACGGGTAGCACACGCCAGGGGATGGGCTCGGAAACAGGAACGGCAGCTGCGCCTTGTCGACGATGTATTCCTGGCGACCCTCCAACCACGGTGGCAGCACCTCGCGGCAGCCCTTGAGCAGCGGATCCCATTCGCGCTCGGCGCCGTGCTTCAGGTGAATCGCGCGGGCGCGGGCCATGCGCAGGTCAACGTCCTTCACGAGCTGCAGGCCGGGCTCGGATGCGCGCGCCCCCCATTCGTAGATCCACGTGAGCAGCGCGTGCTCCAGAGGGCCGCGGACCTTAGCGAACAGGAGCGCCCGAGTCACCTCGGAGACCTCCAGCACAGCCTTTTCGTTGCGCGTGAATGGCATCAGCTACCGTGGGAGGGGTGGTCGGGATCGTCATACCGCCAACCGCATTCGCAGTAGCCGTCGCCGGGCTCGCGCGATGTGACGCCTCGAATGACAGCCAGCCTGGCGCGAATGCGCTGCGCCTCACCCTCGTGCGCTCGCGCGCTCGCCTCCATCTCGTCCGTGTCGTAGGTGAACACGTCGTCCGGGCTCAGCTCGCGCTGCCGCCCATTTTGTACAACATACGGCTTACCGTCGCTGGTGCGGTGTACGGCGTACGAGTCCGTGTAGCCCCGCAGCTTGATGATGTCGTCGCGCTCGGGCATCGGCCGTCCACCGCCAAGCACGTGCACGTACGGCTCCCCGGGGCTGCGCAGCGCTGTGAGAATGCGCTGGTAGGTCACCTCGTCGCGAACGGTGGTCGACGAACCATCGTCGTGCGTCAGTGTGACGGTGCCGTTGCTGTTGATGTCGACGGAGGCCACGGCTACGTTTCGTCCGGCAGCTTGGTGAACAGGAGCAGCACGCGGTACCTGCCGCGGGGCAGGGAGGATTGCAGGTCGGTGGAAGCGAAGGTGGAGCCACCGACATTTATCTGCAGTTGCGGGCTGCGGTGTTCGTGCATGATCTGAAAGTCGATCACGGCGGCCGCTGCCGCCGTATCGAAGGTGGGCACAGGGGATGCGCGGACCTCGGCGACGGCGCGCAGACTTTCGGCAAGGCGCTCCGCGTGGTACGTAAGATCTGCTTTGGCCGATTCAGCTTTCTGCTGCAGGGTCTTCTCGGCGTCGGCTACGGTCATTTTCAGGTCGGGCATTTTGGTTCTCCTCGCTCACGTGAGCGTCTTCATCACTTCCTCGGGGGAGATCACCTGGCTGCAGAAGGTCTTTCAGAAACTGAACGTGCTGCGGCTGTTCGGCTGGACGGATCGACACAAGCGCATCGATGTTGGTTTCAATGGCGTGAGCGAGGCACGTGCGGCATACCGCGACGTCGAACGAAGCGTGGGTCACGGTGTAGACGGAGACAGGCGGAACGTGCGGCCGCCCAGCCAAGCTGCACGGCAGGCACCACACCGAATCACTGTCGATGCGTGCCTTTATCATCACCACTGCCCAGTCCAGGAGAGACCCCTCGCCTACTTGCTTGGCGCTCACCCGCGAAGCCTCGTGCGCCAGTGCATTTGCGAACCGAGCTGCGTCAGCTCGCGACAGCGCGATGATCTCTTTCCCGTCAACCAAGATTGGGATCACCGTCCACTGCGAGAGCGTTCTGCGCATGTCATCGCCAATGCCGATCCGCCCCACCGTGACCATGGGCTTTGCTTTGCGGCTCATCGCATGAGTCCCGTAAGCAAGCGCGATTTTGAAGCGAGGCTAGGCGTACCGGCCACTGCCAGGCGCAACACGCGGATGATGGCTGCCTGGTGGACCACCATCTTTTGCTATAGCGGCGACGACTGCCCCGCGCGGCGTCTGGCCAGGGGCTTCGTATTGGGGTAGCCCGTCCAGGCCCGAGATATCCGCCCAGAAGGGCCGCTCACCGTGCTGGTAGACCTCGATTTGCTTGCAGGGTGACACCGCCCGGTAGTGCCAGCCGAGGTTCTCCCAGACGTGCGCTGTCCAGCGTGGGCCGAGGCGTGCTGCCAGCGTAGCGCCATCACGTTTGGCCTTCTGGTAGTCCTCCCACGTGCAGCCGCTTCCGCAAGCCGGCGCGCAGTAGATGCGGCCGCGACGGCGGGCCTTCCCCAGTCTCGCACAGGTCGCGCTGGTAGCCCCTTCTTGACCCGAGCCCGTTTTGCCTTCACCATGGGGATCACCCTACCGCAAGAGTACAGTCTTGCGCAACCAGAAGTTAGCAATAGCTAACTTGACGCATTGCGGTGTTGACGTCCTGGGAGCGGATCGGGCACTCTTAGATGACCATGGCTCGCCAGGTGCAAAAAGAGATCGCCGCCCTGATCAGAAACAAGTGCGTCGTGATGGTCACCAAGACCAAGCCTCGCGACCAGGGCGGGCGCCAACTCGTCTCCGTCGGGCCGTACCACACGGCGACGGGCGGCACCAGCCGTTCGTACGCGCTGATCACTAAACAAGATCAGCTCGAATACGGGACGTCTATCACGGCCGCGCAGCGCTTCGTGTCGTTCGTCGGTCGCGCACGCGCAGGTGAGGCCGCCGACCGGGCCCACGCGCGTTGCCGGCGATGAACATGGACTCGTGCCTGTCGCTCGTCCCGCTGGGCGTGCCCCGTCGGCCTGGTAATGCCTTGAACATCGAGGTCGGCACGCCCGTTCCGCGCTGCTTGAACAAGCAACCGGCGGAGTGGAGGGGTCGCGGGGCGTCAGCGCTGCGATGGATAGGTTCCGGCGGAAGTGCCTTGGTGTTTGGACCGTGCACACCAAACGCATGCCCGTTCGAAGGTCCAGTGCGGTGACCCTTCCCCACCGACGCGACCACAACACCAAAGGCGCCTCCGTCATCACAGGGTTGCGCCTCGAAGCGCCGTTGGCCGAGCGCCTGGTAGCCTTTGCCCACGAACACTTCACCGATCGCGGCCGCGCCGACGTCGCAGCCGCCGCTTGTCACCTGCTGCGGCTGGCGCTGGGGTGGGCGCCCGACAATGCAGCCACCGCGGAGAACGCCCCAGGCACGCGCGTGGCCAACGTCGTGGCTGGCCTGCGGATCAAAGAAGACTTGGCTGCCGCCGGCCGAGCGGCGCGGCGGAAGACGCGCCTCAACATGGCGGCCACCGTCCGGCACCTGCTGCGGCAACAGTTGGGATGGTCCGCGGCAGAGTCGCTTGAGGTCGAAGCGCGCTTCACGTCCATCGCGGCAGCGAAGCGCGAGATCATGGAAACGCTGTGAGCAAGCGCCGCCGCATCACCCGCGTGACGCCCACAGGGAAATTGGAATGGGGACACCTCATGCGCTCCCCGTCACGCCTGATGTTGTTTTTCCTCCGTCAGGGACGCGGCCAACCGTGGCCATTGAATCGCGAAGACAGGGGGATCACGTGGGTCGGTGGTTGGCACGCACCGTCTTCTGCGTGCGGTGCTGCTCTTCTTGCAGCACACGCGCTGGTGCACACCGCTCCGAGCGCTGGCCTCGACTTCCTCCGAAAGACCTACAACAAATGGCATGTCTCCCAGGCGAATTCCTAACCCACCTTGCCACGTGCTTCTACTGCCACAAGGGCGTCGATTGCATCGCCTGGTACCGGATGCACGCCGTGGCGCCGACGTGGTGCACAATCTGCGGCGTCGATCACTTCACGTCGCGTGACGGGACAATCGCGTATGGGGATCCGGCTACGCGGCTCATCGGCTGGCGCGACCCACACCTGACCGGCGTGGAGGCGGTCAGCGTTACCGTCGGCCCGTGGTGGCCAGCTGGACCAGAAGGCATCGACTGGATCCGCGGGCACCACGCATTCGATTCGACTGAAGTGCAGGCGCTCCTCGCCGTCCGCGCGCTCATCCGCACGGCTTGACCCCCTGCCAGTTAGCTGGCATTCTCCACCGCATGCCAATCACAGTGAAAAAACTGCAGGACACGAAGCACGTCGACCAGGCTGAGCTGCGCATTCCGCTCGACGAGATCGACATGACGATCACCCCCGCACGCTACCAGGAGGCGCTGGCCGTGATCGGCATGGTGCGCAGAAAGGCGCTCGCGCACCTCGAAGTCACCGAAGGTGACGCGGACGTCACGGCCGTCGAGTGCACGTTCGACGGCGCGTGCGCGGTCGTCAACGTTCTGCAGGCGGACCTGTAGGAATGGCGTCGGCGGAGTTGATGAACGGTCAGCCAACGGGCGACCCGTCGATCCTGAACGTGCCGCCTGCGTCCGTGCATGCGTTCGGGAATCCGGCCGCACCAGCACCGGCGAAGCTACCCCCGCCACCGCCGCTCAAACGCGGAGACAGAATCACCGGCGTGATCCAGACAGGGCCACTGAACCCAGTGCGCATAGGCGTCGGTCCTGTCCACACGGTGCTCGACGCGCGCCGGTTTTTCGCGCAGCTGCGCACACAGAAGGGCACCACCCACAACGGTTACTTCGTGCTGCAAGACGAAGGCATCACGTGGGCGCGTGGCGATCTGGAGTCGGCGGCCCGGAGCGCGCTGCTTGCGTCCTCCGCGCTGATGTCGCGGTAGGCTTTTGCTCCAGAACAAAAACAACTGGCAGGGCGCCTTTCTGGTCACGCGTGCGCGCGCTGACGGCACATCAGATAGGCACTGTAGCTGTTGCGCCGCAGACACCCTCGCCGCGCGCGTTCTCCGCTACCATCACGTGTAAGTTTCAAGAATGAAGTCAGCCCTCTTCATCTGTGATCCGTCCTGGTCGACGGGCAACATCGCCAAGTGCCTCAACGCTGTGCTGCCGAACTGGCTCGTTGATCTGCACAACTGGCGCGAACCATTTTCTGATAACGTCTGGTACGACGCCGTCGTGGGCATGTCCATGACAGGGCCTGCACGCAATCCGAGCTGGCGCACGCCGCGGATGGCCTCTGTATTGTGTGGACCGGGCGAGATGCTGCTGCCCGAAGTCGCTGCGCTCGAACTGCCTGCCGGTTGCGTGCTCGCCGGCGTCAGCAGTGAATGTGCAAATCTTCTTCGCACGGCCTACCCCTCGGTCGACTCGGTGCACACGACGCCGGGGTTCCCGCATCCGCGCATCTTCACCTGGCGTGAGCCGACTGTGGGTCCGATTCGCCGCGCCGGGTTCGTCGGGTTCTCCGTAGCGCAAAACATGCAGGTCAGTGGCTTGGCGAAGCGTCCCGAGATGTTCCGTGCGATCTGCGCCCTTGCCAGCGTAGAGGCCGTGTTCAGCGAGCAGCGCTACCGCTACGAAGACATGCAAGAATTCTACGATTCGGTGGACGTCGTCATCAGTACGAGTGCCCATGAGGGCGGCCCCTTCAGCCCGCTGGAGGCTGTCGCCTGTGGCGTGCCTGCGCTATCAACAGACGTCGGGGTGATCCACGACATGGCCCTTCCGGGCATTTTCACAACCATCGAGGAGTGCGCTGCCATGATCCCACAAGCGAAAGCACTGCTAGCTGCTCAGCGAATTGCTGTAGCCGAGCACACACGCAGAGCAATACACGACTGGGAGCGCTTCCTGTCTCGTGCTGCGCAGGTGCGAGCCCTATGAAAGCTTTTCGGCGTATCGCAGACACCGTTCGCACAGGTGCTGCCGTCGGCAAGCTGTGCCTGGTGGTGCTCTTCCTGCTGGTCACCGACGATGAAGCGCTAGAGCCGTCGCAGACCAGCAAAGATCACCGCTGACATCGCAGTAGCAGGTAGTAGAGTGGATTTCGCTGACGGTAGCGCGCGGGATCGGCGGTGAATTCCAACAACGCGTCGAGATCACCCCCAAGGACGCGGGGAGCTATTTCTGCACTACCGGCAGGAAACTCCCCAACAGCACCAACGCGCAGATCGCTGAAAGCGAACGCCTGCGCGTCTGCACCTGATTGAACGCACACGAAGCCGTACGCGTCGTGGGGATTGACCCGGCACAGATCGGACATGCGCTTGATCGGATTCGCCAGATCAGTCAGCAACACCGCAGCGTGCGGGAGCATATCGCGCACGCACTGATACAAGTCGCGCCGCACATCCTCGGCCAGGCACACCACAAGCTTTCGTTCCTGCGTCGGCTGGAACGATGCAAGCGCTTGAATATCGGCCAGCCCTGCGACAGGAACAGCGACCGTGAGCGTCTTCGAGATCGGCGTCGACACCAACGTCGAGAACGGATGCACGTTGTGGCAGCTCCGTGCGGCGAATCGATCCTGCACGGTCCCCCCGTCTGTCCAGGCGATGTTCGTGGGGCCCTCCTGCCCGCCCACCACAGCGGCTTGATAGAACAGGGGCTCACCGTACGCGAATACTTCATGCCGGGAGAACAACCGATTGGACAGGCAATCGCACGGTGCCGCGACAGCGCAGCTCTCGATCATCGCCTGCGCGTACGCCAGACAATGGCGAAACGACAGGAAGAGCACGGCGTGCGCGGTCAGCATGTTGTAGATCCGCTGCAGGTGCGGAAAGTCGATCGAGCGCTCCCGGATGATGTCGTAGCAGTAGTCGTTCACGTCGTTGCGACACGCGCAAGCGGAGATTCCGAGATACACAGCGTCGGCGTAGTCTGGCGCTGTGACGACCACAGGAGTGCAAGCTTCTGGGAGCACCCGCCACGCGATATCGTCTTCGCACAAGACGAACGGTTCAAACGTCTTGCCCATTCGCCGCACAGCGTGCTCTATCACCTTCGCGTGGCCGAGCGGCGCTAGCACGAAGGGACGGTCTTTCCGTGCCCCCAACAGGGGCGACGGCGTACCGTCGATGCGATCGTGGATGAAGCCCCGTAGTTGTTGCTCTACGTGCCGTCGCCGATCCGTTCGCGTCTGCACGTTCAAATAGTAGAACGGCACATCACGGAGGTTGATCTGCACTGCCGGCAGTCTATCCTCGCGCGATGGCGCAATCCAGGCAGCAACTTGTGATCCACGGGGCAGGCGGGCACGGGCGCGTTGTGGCGGATGCGGCCGCAGCAGCTGGCCTGAATGTTTTGGGCTTTCTTGATGACGGTCTTCCTGTAGGCCACTCCGTCCTGGTGTGGCGCGTACTGGGGAATTTTGACTGGCTCAGGGATCTCCGCCTTCGCGACCCGAATACACGCGTAGCAGTTGCTCACGGTGTGGGATCGAACGCCGTGCGAGAGCACGTGACCCAGTTGCTGCGTGCGCGAGACGTCCCGCTGATTACCGTCGTCCACCCGACAGCAGTTGTGTCCGCCTTTGCTGCGATTGGAGCTGGATCAGTCGTCCTGGCCACAGCTGTCGTAAATGCAGGTGCCCAGGTGGGCCGTGGGGCGCTCATCAATACAGGCGCCATTGTCGAACACGACGTCATTGTCGGTGACTTCGCGCACGTAGCGTCAGGCGCTGGACTAGCTGGTGGCGCGCGCATCGAGACGCGCGCAATGCTAGGTAGCGGCGCTGTTGTGCTGCCCCAACGCTGTATCGGAGCGCGTAGCATCGTAGGAGCCGGAGCAGTCGTCACACGAGACATTCCCTCCGATTGCATTGCTGTGGGTGTGCCTGCACGAGTAACGAATCGCGTACAATCATAGGGTGATCAACGAGCTGCCTGACGATCAGACACCGACGGTCAGCGACCCCTGCGACTACTGTGGACGGCGCGTGGTCCGCGTATCGGACAACCCCTACGACGTGCCACCCCCAAAAACGCTGTCCGCTGCAGCCAGAGCAAAGTGGAGCACGTGCGTCGTCTCCCGGCGATCGCGCTGGGCGTACTGCCCGCGGACCATCAAGGGCTACCGCGCCGTGCCGATCGATGACAATGGCACGCTGGCGCGGGTCTCGCTAGAGCGGCGTGTGGCACTCCAATAGACAAGGCCGCGCCGCCCGGGGTACCATCAAGGGATGGCTGAGATCTACACGATCAGCGGTTCGGAGATGGACACCATCGACGGCTTTGGTGACTTCGGTGCGACGGCTGACGCTGAAAAGGCATGCGCCCAACAGGTAAAGGTGCCCTTCTTTGCCGGCACGGCTGCACAGCTCACCGCCGTTCCTGTAGGACTGTTCGGCACCTACAAGATGCTGAAAAAGCAGCCCGCTGCGGGCATCGTGGCCGTGCTCGGCGCTGCGATCCTGTGGTTCGCCGGCAACCGCGTGATGGCCAGCAGCGTGCGCCAGTTCGACGCCTGCCGCAGGGCGGCCTGACGACTTACCTATCTGGGGTTTGGTGGAAACGGATCTCGATGTATGCCTTTGCTGCGGCGAGCGCCTGCAGCGACAGCGTGTGCACCTGGCCACCGCCAACAAGGTCGAAGCCAAACCCGATCGACCCCGGATTCGACAGGGTCGGGCTGATGTATACGGACAAGGACGGATCGCTGACGAGCGCTGTCCATCCGTTGTTCGAGGCAGCCGCCGTTGACTGCAGCTTTGCCTTGAGCGGGCCCCCTACCGCATCCGCTATCATCACAGCCTGCGTGAGGGATGTGTCCGTCTCCGCGCCGGGCGCCAAGTATAAGTATCGCAGCATATTGGGCGACGCCACCGACAGTGATACAGACATACAAAAAGCGTACACCGAGCGCGCGCCCGCGGTCAACTTGACGCGAGGAGACCCCCGCGCGATCCTTTAGGTGTGCCTGCGCAGCCAGCAGTGTTCGTGTTCGCGATGCACGGGTGTGCCGCCTGCGACGAATACATGCCCCGATTCAAGCAGCTCGCCGGAGCCCACCGGTCGCGCATCCCCATCGGCATCTACGACCTGGCCAAGGGTGGCGCCGACGCGGCCTTTGCCAACAAGCTCGGCGTGCAGGCAACGCCCACCACCGTAGTCATGGATACTCGCGGGCGCCTGCACAAGTTCGTCGGCAACGTCGGCAATGCCGTGATTCGACAGCTGCTGCAGCGTGCGACCTAGCGGCCGCAGCCGCCGCACGGCTTCTTCAGCGGGCGCGTGCCGCTGAGACGGCGCCGTTCGCCCCCACCGAGACGCGGTTGGGGCCCCTTACTACGCCCGGACAGTGCCACGGCCGTGGCGGCGCCGACTGCGGCGAGACCTCCGAAGATGGCCGCTGCCAGTCCAACATTCGACGGCTTTTGTCCCTGGTCCATCAACGATGAGTCTATCACGAGATCGAATATAGCTGCTTTTGGCGGCGTTTCCGCGCCTGGGCCTCAGCAATCGACACCGCGGCCGCCTCCGCCTCACCAAGCGCTGCGTCGCGCAGCATGACGCCCGACACGACCTTCCACAGGAGGTACGCACCGATTGCACCGCCGACGGCCACGCCTCCCCAGATCAGCCACTTGGGCGGCGCCCACCCCGTCTCGCTCTTCACGCGATGAATGAGAAAGTCGACGACGTCCGCCATCATCGACTGGTTCAGGTTGTTGGCGGCGCTGGATATCAGCGCCAGGCTCGACGCCGCTTGCGTGACGGCAACCGTGACGTTCTTTCGCAACTGGGGGGAGACTGGCGCGGTGTTGTCGGGGATCCCCGCGTAAATTTTCTCGGCAAATCCGCGGTTGCGGTCGAGCAGCTCGATGGCCTGTTTCTTGGCCACGCCCGTCGCGAACGGAAAGGTTTGGATCACCTGATAGCCGTTCGAGACGTGCTTCGCCACGATCCCCAGCACGTGGCGCGCCTGCGTGTTGGTTTGCATCGCCTGCAGCGCGCGAGCCTGCTCAATTGGGATGGTGGACGCACCGAGCTGGGCACCGCCTCTGATGCCGTTGCGTTCGAGGATGATCCGCCGCGCCTCCGCCACGTCCGCGGCACCGTTCGACTTGGGCGAGCCGTTCAACCGCGCGCTGGCGAGCTTCCAGGCTTCGGGGTCAAGGGGCATTGGACCCTGTCCTGTCATTTGCTACGAGCGCCCATGCTGCCAGCAACGCTTGCCCGACCGTGTCTTGCGCTGTGGTGCGCCCACGCGCCCAACTGACGCCTTCATGCTCAGGCCGCACGGCCGACGTGAGCTGCGCAAGGTCGTCAGGCAGCCATACGAGAGTCGGTATATTGCGGTTCAGTCCTGCAAGACTAACGATCGTGACGCCTTCGTCTTCCGCCAGCACGGGCATCACCTGAAGATCAATCCGAGGATGCCCCCCACAGCCGCGCCGCCGATCGCGCCCAACGCCTGGTGCTTGTCGGCGCTCTTGTACCCGATGGCCGCGCCGGCAAACATCGAGATGGCTGGGATCAGCGCGCGGAGCGCACTCGCCGTGCCTCCCACCGCCTGCAGCGGCCGCACCGTGACCACCTCCCCCGAGGCGCCGCGAAACATGTCCACCGTTGCGCTGGTGGCCGGAACCAGGCGCCCGTCTGGCAGGAACATCATTTTCGTGAGATCGCCCGGCCAGCGTGATCCTGCCTCAGGCTCAGGCACCACGTTGAGCGGCGACCGGTATACGGTGTTCCCCGCATGTGCGTGCACGGTGTTCGACACGCCGCGGTTGTAGACGCCAGACCCCGGGCCCGAGTACCAGTCGGGCGGCGGGGGGACCGGGACCAAGGCGCCACCGGCGCCGCGAAGGGATGAGGCGATCATCGCAAACGCGCTCTGGCTGTGCGCTTGATGACGCGCTTCAGTCCCCACGTCAACGTGCGCCGAGCGCGCCCTTGAGCAAGGCGCCCGCGAGAATCGACAGGGTAGGCGTACGCCGAATCAGGAATGCCCGGTGTGCGATGCGGATAGCGCGACGACGCCTGCTGGCGCTCAGAAGCAGACATGCACCACCAGTTTTTGTACGCAAACCGCCGATCCCCGAGGGACTGCCCCTTGGGGATGATGCAGGCACGAATGTTTTCTGCGTCTCGGCGGCGTGCCATCGTCACACCCCCGCGGCGTTGCGGTCCTCGTCCTTTTGCTCCATCACCAGCAGGTTCACCACCAGCTGCTGCTCGCCGGTCTCCACGCTGCCCTTCAGCCGGATGACCGGCCCGTAGGAAGGATCGGTCAGCGCCGTGGCGTCGAGGCTGCTCTGCAGCGACGCCGAGAGCTGGTGCGGCACGCCCGCGCCAGCCGCGTACGGCATCACGCTCAGCGACCACCCCAGGTTGAGGCGCGGCACGAAGCCGGCATCTCCCACCACCACAGGCAGCCGCAGCGGCCGCGCACGGATCTCGTAATACGAGCCCGTGGCGCCCACCCAGCCTGCCGGGGCGTTTCCTGTCGCGACTGGCGCGGCCTGCGTCCCTGGCAGCTCGACAACGATATCCAGGTCTCCCGGAGTGGCCTCACCTACGGCAGCGGGCATCACGACGTAGTACGTCCGTGCGATCATGCCATCAAGGCTACACCCGCGGGCGCTCGCTACGCAACGGGGCCCTTGGTCAGCGCCGTCACCCTCGCCATGGCGTTCCGCCACGTCACGGCCGCCGCCGGCACCCACGACACCGTCTGCACCGGGTTCTCTCCGCGCCGTAGCGCTGCGTAGATGGTCGCCGGCCCCTTGTAGGCCATGCGCACCAGCAGGTCGAGCGGCGCCGGCGGCGTGCGGCCCCCCAGCGCGGCCAACACCTTGGCGCGAAACTCGGCCAGGTACTTCGTGCCCCACTGGATGTTGGTTTCCGGGTCGGTCATTTGGGATTTCGGTACGCCCGCGGCGGCCAGCTCCTGTGCGTGCGCCACAGTGTTGACCTGCATCAGCCCCACGGAGCGCCCCCCTGCATCGCCGGCCGCCCCGGGGCGGCCGGCCGACTCGACGATGATGGTGGCCAGCACCCATTCGAGCGGCAGATCACGCTTGTTGGACCACTTGGCGGCGCTCTGCACGTATCCCACAGGCCACCCCAGTCCGGCAGCAATGCGCAGCATGTTTGGACTTTTCTTCTTGATCTTCATCGCAGCAGCGATGACACCGGCTGCGCCGACCAGAATGAAGGCAAGCACCTCGTCACCGTACGCACACGTTGCGGACGCGATACCAGCTCTGGTGCGGCCCGTACATGCGATTGAGCCGGCGCTTTAGGCGTTCCGCCGCGCCCCGCGTCTTTCTGCGGGCAACGGCGCGCCAGACAGATGGCATCTCGTCGTGTACTTCCACGGCAAAGCACTTGCCGCCGACAGCCACTGCAGCAGTCTTTCGTCTTTTTGCCATCAGTTACTCCGTCAACACAGCGGAGGTGTCGTCTTGCTTCGTCCAATCACGGCCCGAAATCCCTGCGCACGGGTATCTTTCGCAAACTTGTCTGCTTGGCTCTTCTTGGCAAAGTACAGCGGGAACCCATCGTCGCGCGGGTCGTGCACTGTCCAGCACATCTTTGTCTTTCGTCTTTTTGCCATCAGTACATCCTGCGCTCGCGCTCGGCCATCAGCACGGGCGCCACCTGGATCTGCAGCTGCAGTGTCACAGGCGCGTTGGTAATCGCGTACAGCTCCTGCAAGCCTGGCAGAATCACCTCGTACGTCTGTCCAGGCGGCAGCGCAAACCCGCCGCGCTCGTTGACGCTGGAATCGCCGATGAAGATGGTGAACCCGACCACGGGCGCCAGCAGGATCGCTACGCGGTTCTCTTTGGTTCCGATGACTATTTGTGTGGGCTGGGCGTTGATCGGGCGGCTGAAGAGCTGCGTGCGAATGGGCGCGCCGGTCATCGCCCCCTGAGGCACTGAGTTCGGTGTCGGCTGGAAGTTCGGCGACGCACGCACGCCGGCTACAGGCGGCGCGCCGCCAACACCGTCGCCCATGTTCGCCGCTCCGCGCACGTGTTACCGCGGGATCAGCTGGTAGCCGAGAAACGAGATGTCGACCGTGATCGGATTCACCAGATCCAGGTTGTCGACGCTCACCGACAGGCCGCCGCCCTTCGGGCGCACGATCCACGGGAATTTCCACTCCCACTTGCCTGTGTTGTCATCCACCAGCTGCGCGATCATCGAACCTGTCTGGCTCTTCTGGATCGGCTGGTTGAATGTCTGATCGAGCACCGTGACGCGCCAGTCCCGCGTGGTGTGCGCAGGGTCCTGGCTAAACTTCACCTGATGCACCTCGAAGGGGTACTCGAAGGAATACTGAAAGTCGGTGGGCTGCAGGATCACGTTGCGCGCACCGGCCGGAATGACCTGCGACGCGGCCAACGGCATCGAGTAGGGCATCCGTATCACCGGCTGGTCCAGTAGCGGCTGGAACCCTTTCAAGATGCGATCGACCGCGGGCGCCAATTGCGCGAGCATGCTGGACATACCGGGGGACGACACCATCACTTCGCCTTGGCTCATACATTCAGGATAATGCGAGCGCGCAGCCAATAGCAAGCGGCGGTATACTCGACGGGGTGGACCCTCCCGTGGTGCCCAGCTTTCAATCTTTGGGTCAGTACGGTGTAGCGGGCATCATCGCCGCAGGGCTGCTCACGCTGTTCGTCCTGATCTTCCGCCGGCTCGTCGAAAACATCATCGAGCAGAACAAGCATCTGCAGGAGAAAAACCAGGAATACCAGCAGCAACTGGTAACCGCGCTCCACTCGCTGACCACCACCGTCACGGGGCTCAGCACCAACATGCGCGAGATGTCCCGTGACATGGGGCTGCTGTACAACCGGCGCGAGGACGGCGGCTTCTCTGAATCGACTGGACCTATTCGGCTGGGGGATCCTCGACGGCGGTCAGGGCGGTAATCGCGCTGTGGACCACTTCGTCACCGTCACGCAGGCGCCGCGCAATCCAGCCCTGCACAGCCGCTAAGCGGTTGCCCGCCAGGTGCTCCCACATGAGACAATTGGATAGCCGTGACGCTGCAGCGGCGGCGTTGAATTCAGCCACGTCTCGCGTCGCAGCCTGGATCATCTCTTTGACCGCGCGCAGCTGCTTGGCGTCCACCAGCGTGCCGTACGGGGTCTTGATCGCACGGATGTTGCGCAGCTGCCGCATGTAGTCCGTGGAGATCACATTCGCCGCGCGCCGGTCGGGGGCGACCGTTCGCTTGTGCGTGACGGTGATCTGCTCCGGGGCACCCTGCCGGCGCCGGCGTGCTGCTGCCGCACGCTGGGGGGCAGCTTGGCGCGCCGAGTGCGTCTCACCACCTTCGGCACGGACGCAGCCGGTGATGACGATGAGGGGCTTCAGATTCACCCGCCAAAACTTACATGCTTGTTGGAGAACTGGCAACTGTGCTAGATAACTGGCACACCGGATGGGCGCTCTGCGAATACCGTTCATCGACCTACGGCCGCTTGTCTCTGAGTTGCGCAGCGACGCAGAAGCCGCCTTCAAGAAGGTGCTCGACGATCACGAATTCATCGGCAGCACGTCCGTCGAAAAGCTCGAAACAGAGCTGGCCGCGCACCTCGGCGTCAAGCACGCCGTGGCCGTCAGCTCCTGCACGCTGGCGCTCACGCTCGCGCTGCAGACGTCCAACGTGCGAGGTGGAACCGTCGCGATGCCCAACCTGACATTTTGGGGTACGGCCGAAGCGATTGTGAACGCAGGAGGGACTCCGCTGCTGATCGATAGCGATCCGCGCGACACGCAGATGTCCCTCGACGAATTCACGCGTGCGCATGACCAGTATCGATTCATGGCCGCCGTGCCGGTGCACCTGTTCGGGTGGGCGAGCGAACGGCTGGAAGCGCTACGGGCGTTTTGCCGAGAGCGGGAGATTGCCGTCGTCGACGACGGTGCACAGGCATTTGGTGTGACCGACAGCACCGGCAAGTCTGTCTTCCGCGCGGCGCGCGTCTCGGCAATCAGCTTCCACCCGGCCAAGGTCGTCGGCGGCATAATGGACGGCGGCGCAGTTCTCACCAACGACGAGAACATTGCCGAGCGCGTACGCCGTCTACGCGACCACGGACGCGTCGGCCACTACGACCACATCACGATCGGAACGAATGCGCGCATGAGCGGGATCGGCGCGGCCTACCTGCGTCTCGTCGTTGCGCAAGCGGCGCGCATCATCATCGATCGGCGGCGCCAGCAGCTGCGGTACCACGACCGACTAGATCGCCTCAAGGGGATGCGGTTGCGTACGGGCTCGAACGGCTACCTTGCCGTCGTCACCACGGACAAGCCTAGCGAGATTGTCCGCCAGGAAATGTCCGACCAGGGCATCGACACGGGGCAGGTCTACCCGCACACGATCGTCGACCAGCCAGGCGCCATCGGGTTCCGGCGCTTCGGGGGCCTCAGCGTCAGCAAACACTTTTGCGAACACGTGGTCAACCTGCCGCTCTACTACGGGATGCCCGAGGAATATGTTGCGCGCGTGGTGGCGGCGCTGGAGGCGGCGCTTTGATCGAGCGCAGTATTCTTCACTACGAAGACCTCCGTGTGTTCGAGAAGGCATATCCCGGCGTTGCTGCCGAAGTGCCTGTTGCCGTTGGGCTTCACACCAATATTTGGCCTGGCGCGAGCATCGGCACTGGTGCTGCCATCGGAGATCACTGCACCCTCGGGCGCAACGCGCACATCGGTCCTGGCGTCATCGTCAGCAACGGCTGCAAGATCCAAAACGGAGCGCAGCTCTTCGCGGGCGTCACGCTTGCCGATGGCGTGTTCGTGGGGCCCGGGGCCGTCTTCACGAACGTGCGGCGACCGCGGGCGTTCCAGCGCGGCACCTTCGCGACCATCACTGTTGGCAAAGGCGCGACCATCGGCGCCAACGCAACAATCTGCAGTGGCATTCACATTGGAGAATACGCGATGGTGGGCGCCGGTGCGGTGCTGACCCGCTCGATCGGAGCACATCAGTTGTGGGCCGGAGTACCCGCTGAATACCTGCGCCACGTGTGCGCGTGCGGGGCGCCCTTGGGTTACGACAGGACTCGCGACGACACAGATTTTCAGTGCAACGCGTGCAGCGAGGCCGGCTGATGCCAGTCCGGCCATTCCTCAAATGGGTTGGCTCAAAGCGCCAGCTCGTTCCCGAGCTGCTCAAGCACATCCCAGCAACGTTCGGAACCTACCATGAACCTTTTCTTGGCGGTGGGGCGCTCTTCTTCACATTGCGACCTGTGCGGGCCGTCCTCGGCGATGCCAACCAGCGCCTGATCCGCACGTACTGCGCAGTCCGTGACCATGTCGAAAACGTCATCGGGCAGCTGCGCTATGCCGAGACCGCGCACAACAAGGAATTCTACTACCAGGTACGCGCGCAGGCGGTTGACCACCTTGGCGACGTCGGCGTGGCCGCACAACTGATCTACCTGAACGGAACGTGCTTCAACGGGCTCTATCGCGTGAATCGTGCAGGGAAGTTCAACGTGCCGATGGGTCGATACACCAAGCCGAAGATTTGTGACGCCACGACGTTGCGCATTTGTTCTGAGGCGCTCAAGGGCCACACAATCAACAACGAAGACTTCCGCGCCGCCAATCGCGCCGTTGCCGGGGACGTCGTGTACTTCGATTCACCATATCTGCCGTTGAACGGCACGGCAGACTTCACCGCCTATACCGCCGAGGGGTTCGACAACATCGACCAGGAAACCCTACGCGATCTGGCCGTCGATCTGAAGATGCGGGGGGTGCATGTGGTGCTGTCCAACGCTGCCCATGACGTCATTGCAGATCTCTACGCCAAAGACTTCCAGATCCACGAAGTGGACTGCCGACGGAGCATCAATTCCAAGACCAGTGGACGCGGCCCCGTCAAAGAGTTCATAATCACGTGACCTACATCGTGGCTGCACCGCACACGCCCGTTTTGAGACGAGGGCCCAACGGCTGCAACGTTCTGTGCTCGAAGTGCAAACGGCCGGGCAAGACAATCACGCTCGCACATCCGGCCGGACACCCGATCACGGTGACGTGCTGGTTCGCGGGTACGGGCGGCGGCCCAGGGCCATTCTTCACCACGCTACTTGGTTGCGGTGACATGGATTGGATAGAATCACAGCGTGCTGATCGAGGGATGGACGGTCTACCGGCACCTGGGCGACTTCCCTTTCGCGGTACGTCGGCATTTCGGAACGGGGCCCAACACTGGTGTTCGTCCAAACGGTAACGGCGTTCGTCACCCTAGACCGAGCCCGAGCCGCCCTGCCCAAGGGCCAAAATCTACAGTGTTTCGCGCGCAGCGCGTTCGATGATCCAACTGTGGTGGAGACTTGGCTAACGCCGGTAGCTGTCAGCCTGATCCGACCGCAGCTTTCATCTCCGCCACGTGGCCCGTCATCCGCGTCACGTGGTCTTCCTGTGCCTTGACGATGTCGGCCTTCCACGATATTGGCGGAGATCCTGCCATCTCGCGAAGCGCCTCGTAGAGGCCACGCAGCGTGATGAGATGAGACCGCGCCTCGACAACGAGATTGCCGAGGAATGTCACAAGCTCGCGATTGGCCGGATTCTTGATTCGATCGTCCGCGGTGGGTCCAGGCGTGATGTCGTCGGATCCATTTACGGGCATTGGTGGTGCTCCTTCAGGTGGCGAGTGTTCCGAATGGTGCAGTGATGGTGGCAGTGGCTGCGCCCGAAGCGACGCGTAGCTGAAGACGCACGAACTGGTGTTTCCGTACGAACTGCACGGTCATCTTGCTGGTTCCAGCCGCGAGCAAGGCACCGCCGTTCTCACGGAATGTGCGCACGACCTTGGGCATTCCCACGACGCCGCCGGCAACGTCTTCCTCCGCCGTCTCGCGAAAGCCACACGCGGGGGTGTCGCCGAATTCCATGTACCACTCGACGGCCGTGGTCACTCCGACCGTGACCAGCGAGAAGTCGAGCGATACGCGATCGCCCTGCATCAGCATCGCCGTCGATGGCACAAACGACCCGGTCAACGGGCCCTTGAAAAGGGTGGCGCTCATGCCGCTGCCGCCTTTCGGCGTTGCGCAGCTGCCGCAGCAACCATCAGCAGCAGGAGCACGCCTCCGCCGCCCACGGCGTACCACAGCCACTTGGGCTGCTCGGGTGCCGGTGTCGGATCGAGTGGAATGGGGGAGAAGGAGGCGGCCGAAACGGAGCGACGAGGCGCGGCCTTCTGCACCACCGGCGGGGGCACGCTGCCGCCGCTCTTCGCCACACGTGTTGCCATCAGCGAGGCCAGCGCCCCGGCGTACTGGCGCACCTTGGCCACCGTCATGTCTGCGCGCGGGAATGCTGGCGTCGACCCCACGTAGTTCGACAGCGCGTGGTTGACACCCTTCACGGTGGCGGGGCCCACGATGCCGTCGACCTTGATGGCCATCAGCAGGGGATCACCTGACGTGACGCCCAACGCCTTCAACGCGTTCTGCAGCTGCGCCGCGGGGGAGGCGCCACCGGTGGATGGCTTCGGAGCACCGATCTTGGCTGCTGGTGACGCCGCAGCGGGCAACGCTGTGCGCGCGTCGTAGGGAGAGCCAAAAGAAGCGAACGTGGCCATCGGCTTGCCCGATCAAACGTACACCGGCTTGCCCCGATGGCGCAAGGCGCGGTATCTTTGAGCGGA